CGTGGCGGGGCGGATACGCGCGCTTCAACTCGGGGTCCTTGGGGGGAAATTAGCCTTACTCGCCATCGTTGCCCTTCAGATTGTCCTCCGTCTCATTTGTGCTTGTGGTTTGGGGTGTGTTTGTGGGGTGTTTAGTCGGAATCGGAGTCGATTGCGAAGCGGTTGCGAACCACGCGGGCCACACGGACGGGTGCGGACCGCTGCGTGTTGTGGAGACCCGCGCGGGCAATCTCCTGCCACACGCGCTCCTGCTCGCGCTTGGCCGCAGCATTGGCGTCCCGCATCGCGTTGATGGGGACCCATGCGACCATGAGCGGGCCGACATCGCGCGCGGCGGCAATCTCGGCGCGGCAGTACGCACGCCAGTCCGCGTCGGACATGGCCACGAACCGCATGCGCTCGCGGCGGATGAATTCGCGCTGGCGAATCTCCTCCCGCTCCATCATGAGTCCCCAGTTGGGGGTCATGGCGGCACGCGTCCATGCCGCGCCTGCCTCGCGGATGCGGGCCACGCGGCGCATCTCGCGGCTCTGGGAGACCCAGGTGGCCACGAAGCGGGACAGCGTATTGACCACGCGGTCAACGGCCGCCATGTCCACGGGCGTGGACTTCTTGGGCGCGGGAATCCACTGGGGGATGTTGAGCGACCACCCCGCGGCAGGGTTGCGCACGAACCCCGCGCGACAGCGGCGCACGGAGTGAGGGACGAATGCAAGCATCTTGTAGATGCTGGGTTGAAGGCTTGGATGCGTGTGAAGGCTTGGATGCTTGGATGCGTGTGAAGGCGTGTGTGCTTGAGAGTCAGTGTATGTGCTGGCCCGACTCTGGGTCTATTCTGGACCCACGGAATCCGTTTTTGACGATTCTCGCCCTGTACCCACAATGTAAAATTGTTTTTGTGGTCTGTGACCCTGACCTAGGGGTAGATTCGCCTATCTACTCGGCCGTGGCGGCCGCAACCGCCTTCTTGGCCGCCTTACCCGCGGCAAGGCGTGCCTTGTTGGCGGCCTTCTCCTCCTCAGAGAGGGCGGCATACCGCGCCTTGGCCGCCTCAGAGCGGGCCTTGCTGGCCTCCTCCTTGGACAACTTGGCCTTAGGCTCAGGCTTAGCCTCGCCCTCCGCAGGCTTAGGCTCGTTAGCCTTGGCCTCCATTGTGGCCTTGCGCTTGGCAACCATGGCGGTCTTGGCCTCCTCGGTCATGGGCCCCTTCTTGCGGCCCTTCTTGGACTCGGTAGACTCAGAGTCAGAGTCTGCCTTGGTGTCCGCGGGTGCATCGGCACCCGGGAACAACTCGTGGAACACCGCGGTGATGAACTCGTCTGACTGCTCAGACTGGTCCATGTCCGCGAGAACCTTCTTGATGGCGGTGGAGAGCTGCGACTGGATGATGGAGGTGAAGGAAGAGGTGGAGGAAGGCATCTTGTGTGTGTGGAAGTGTGTGTGCGTGTGGGGGCCCAAGACACAGATAGCCTGGGGTCCCGGTTTCCGTTTTTAGCGATTCTCCACCCCGTGGGACATTGGACTCGGAGAGGAGTTGAAAATGATTGGGACGGTTCTCGGGGTGGTATGTCTACTTTGCGGCCACGGGGGTAGTCTCCTCCTCCTCGTCCTCACCCGCCTCGTGCGCAAGGAGCCCTTGCGCAACCTCTTGCAGTACAGCCACCGCCTCGGGACACTCATGTGCCCCCATCTCGGTCTCTAAGACCATATTGTCGCAGAAGTCACAGACCTCATAGCAGGGTTCAGGCGGGGGCTCGGGTCCGAGTGTCAGGCACACGCGGTTGCCATCGGGTCCGAATCCATTGGGTGCAGGGCAGACGCAGCAGCAGGAAGAGCATTCGCGAGGAGAGGTGATGAGGGTTGCCATTGTATCCGCACTGACTGTGACACCTGTTACAACTGAATCCGTTTTTGGCGGGCATGGAAAATGGATTTGTGTGTAGACCGTGTATCTACTCCGACTCAACGGACGACGTGCGAGGGCGCATGGGAAGCTCGATGACCTCTTCCTCGTCCTCGGGGTTCATCACGGGCTTGCGCTTGAACTCCAAGTAGAGGACAATCTCCGCGTCCTCCTCCTTCGGGTAGACTCGGAAGTTCGGGCGGAGACACTCGTTAAGGGACTGCACAACCTTCCCCCATGGCACCAGAAGGACCGCAAAGGTGAAGGTGTGGTCATGCCCTGCCACCTGGAGAGTGTCTTCCTTTCGCGCGCGGAAGACGGTCGCGCACACGGAGTCCTTGGTCGGGTCGTCCCTGATATTCTCTACCAGGGCATCCGCGAGGTCCTTCTCCTGGACTGCCATGTGGATGTCTTCGAGGAGCGCGTACTCGGTTGCGCGGCGGGCGTGGCCGCGCACGCAGGTTGCGGCGGTCCGGATGATGTAGTCTTGGCGGTTCATGCTGAGCAGGGGCAGGAAGGAGGTGCGCGTTGCGGGGGAGATGGAGTAGGTAGCCATGGTGTTCGGGGACAAGGTACTCCATACTCGGTACCCCACGAATCCGTTTTTGAAAACGGATACCCGCCCCGCCAACGGATAGAATGTCCCCGTCAGACAAAATGCTCTTCTCCGACATTCTCTTCGCACTCCGCAACGCCACCCCGACAGGCCGCCGCTCGCCTATCGTCTTCCGTCACAAGGAGATTGAACTCAGACTCCTTGCAGAGAAGGTCCGAGACAAGCTCATCCCGTGGTCCGACGCATGGAAGGCTCTTGATGAGTCCATGCCATTTGACCTCCCACGCCCAAGGTCCAGTATTGAGTCCATCACTCTGGACAGCTTGTTCAATCTCGTGGAACGCGTGGTCCCTAGGAACGAACGCAACGCGGTTCTCGGACGCCTCTCGGGTAAGCTCTCCTACCTGAACTTGGGACCTTGGGAGGTTCTGGACTTCATTGCAGAGGAGCACTTCGTTGAAAAGGAACGCGACGAGTACGAGTAAGCAGAGACCATGGACCCACCCAAGACACGCCAAGAGAACAAGAAGAACCAGAAGCAGAAGGGTAAGCAAGAACACAGACTCGGAACCTCGAAGCACATTCGCGCAGCCGAGGCACTCAAGGAGCGGAAAGGTCCCGCCAAAAATGGATTTTCAACTGCCACCGAAAAGGGAAGTGGGTGCGACAAACACCACAATCTTCCTCAACAAGACAACAATGGACCCCGTCATCGTCGCACCACCCCGCCGCCGCACCTGCGGCCTCTGCTCCACCCAAGGCCATGACCGCCGCCACTGCCGCGCCGCCGACCTCTACCGCGCCGCGCACCCCGAGGTGACGGATGCGGATTTGGACCGCCACCGCGCGGGCATCCGCGCGCTTGTCGCCGCGGGCCTGCCGCCTATCCCCCCGCCTCTTCCGCAGGTTCGCTGCATCATGAACCGAGACCACGCACACTGGGGCGACCGATTCCAGTGCCGCAACATGTCTACTCCGGGTGGGCAGTACTGCGCGCGCTGCGACGCGGTTCGCCCGCGGCCAGACCTGCCGCCTGAGCAGCGGTGCCGCACGCCCCGATGTGAGTGCATCGTTGCGGACCATGGGTTCTGCAAGCGCCACCTGGCGCAGTTCATTATGCGCCGAAAGGCCGCATACGTCAACACGACGTGGCTCCGAGCCATTGACCGGATGGAGATTGACCCGACACAGTGGCCGCAGATTGTGCAGGAGTGGGCAGACCACCAACCGCCGACCGAGCTCATGGGGCCCGCCATTTGGTGGCGCCACCAGATTCGGGGCCTGCGCATCCGCCTCGCAGGTGAGTACTTCATCCGCGACTTGTGGAACCAAGACCACCCAAACGACCCGATGGATGTGAACGGCATCATCGACTGGCACTTCAACCGCCAGCGTGCGGCGGCCCCGCGCCACCCGCCAGGCAGTCTGGCCGCCTTTGTGGCAGACACGCAGAATGTCCACACGGGCGTGGTGTCTAACCAGACGCACGAGGGCATGAAGAAGCTGCTGGCTATTCCCGTCAAGAGCGGCCAGGTAGGACGGTCCATTACGTTTGCCACCCAGGTGCTAGACCTGTCGGTCCAACTCAAGTGGGTCACGGCGCAGGTGTCTACCCGCATCTTGGCGGACTTCAACCACTGGTACGGCACACGGACCTGCCGCGCAACGGACGACTGGCTCTACAAGCGGATATTTGACGGACTGTACACCACAATCTGCCAGAACCCGAAGAAGGAGGTGCGGCTTGAGTTGTACAAGCGCCTCTTTGAGGAGATGAAGGACTCCCTGGGCATGTGCTGTGACGGCCACATCACGCGGCTAGTCAATGTGCTGGTGGGCTTTGATGACGCCTTTGCGCCAGAACTGACCACAGCAGAGAAGGTGCAGAACCTCTTTGCGGCCTTGTCGGCCAAGGAGTCCAGCCTTCTGGAGAAGGTGGCTGAAGGCGTGCGCGGACTGCGGGCGTTCGGCGTGCCCGAGGACGAGTGGGAGCCGTGGATTGACGCGCTCTGAACGGCGGCAGCGCTGACCCACAAAACAATCCAACCTTTTTACAATGGGCAAGCTTCGGTTCAAGACGCTGCGTCGTTCACGGACCAAGGGCAAGAAGTGGGATGCGGTGTTTGATGTTCAAGGCAAGGAGCGCGTGGTCCCCTTCGGGGCTAGTGGCTACAGCGACTATACGAAGCACAAGGATGTGACTCGTAGGGCGCGGTATATCAAGCGGCATTCTGGGATGGGTGAACATTGGAACAAGCCGGATACACCGGGTGCGTTGTCCAGGTGGATTCTCTGGAATAAGCCCAGTTTGTCCGCCAGTGTCGCGGACTTTAAGAGGAGGTTCCATGTATAGCAAATGAGTTCACCAGATGAACTTGAAGAGCGGAAGGCGTACACGCGCGAGTGGGTTTACATGGTTCTGCACATTGCATTGTGGGTAGTCTTTGTCTGTATGTTCCTTGCCTTCTTCAAGCTGGTCAATGAGCGTTGAAAACGGATTCCAGCGGACCCGAGCAGTTTGTCTCTGTCCCCCCAACAAATGGACACCATGGCTACCCTCCGCTGCATTGACTGCCACAAGCTCTTCAGCCCTTCAACTGCCGACCCGCCCGCCAACCACGACCACCGCTGGTGCTTCGTCCATGCCTTCAAAGCCAACAAGGTTGAGACGGTCACCGACTTCTACGCCCTCTGCCTGACCCACTTCCAAGAGATGCCACCGCAGAAGGTGGCTCGCAAGACAATCGTCGTCAAGGGTCCCGCCGCGACGATGAACATCAATGAGCTCTGGGCGAACCGTGCTGTCGCCAACGCCACCAAGCGCAAGTGAACTTATAATTTTACACTGAATTCCATCGGAGGCACCACGCGCCGGTACAGGTCAACCAACTGCATCTGCCGACCTGAATCAAGGTACAGGGTTGCTATGGCATTGAACAGATGGATGTACGTAATCAGAACCACGCCAGGCACAAAGACCCACCACTCCATTGTCAACCCAGCGTGATATTCTGGGCACGAGGCAAACGACGAGACAGGACCTCGCGCTTGGTCCCGCCCGCAGACATGTCGTCTCCTTCGGGAATTCCCTCAATGGCGCGCAGGGCTTCGGCTACACGCTCTGGCTGGTCAGCAAACTGCAAGAGCAACTGCTGACGGAGAGTAGACCTTTTCAATGCAGGACGGACTGTGCGCTCTGAACGGGCGATGGTCCCACCACCACCTGCTCCGTCCAGAACAAAATTGTCAAGGTTGTTCCCCTTCATGAACTCAAGAACCGCAGCACCATGCTGCGTCTTGCGCTCACGGATTGTCTTGATTTGGGCTTGGAGGGCACGAATCTCATCATCGGCCGTAATCCACGACCTCAGGCTCTCGCGAATCGCAGCAGGGTCTGCGCTCATTTACGACTGCCTGTCTTTTTCTTTGAAAGCCCCTTGCGCCCCTTCTTACCCGACCGCCGACGCTTAGGTGTCTGGTGATGGGTTTTGCGGTAACGACCACCATCGAGCCCATCTGGATTAGTTACTCTTCCCGGCTGAGCCTCTGTGCTACTCAATACTTCTATCAAAGGGCGCGGCGCCGCCTCCGCTTTCTCTAGTTCCACAGGTGTCTGAGTAGTAGCCGCGGTGTCCACAGGTGTCTGAGTGGTAACCACAGGTGTCTGAGTAGTAGCCGCGGTGTCCACAGGTGTCTGAGTGGTAACCACAGGTGTCTGAGTAGTAGCCGCGGTGTCCACAGGTGTCTGAGTAGTAGCCGCGGTGTCCACAGGTGTCTGAGTGGTAACCACAGGTGTCTGAGTGGTAACCACAGGAGGAGCCGCCGCCGCACCCGCAGGAGGAGCCGCCGCCGCACCCGCAGGAGCCGCCGCCACTGCCGCCATTACCGGAGCCGCAACAGGAACATCTGGAACAGCCATCTTTCCCCGAAGTGCAGTGCCCGCCGCTTTCAGACCCGTGATATACCCATTAACGTCAGTAGGTGGGGTGGCGTACTTCAGCTTCGCATCTGCAATCCAAGCCTTGTATCCCTCTTTTCCTGTGTAGGTATCTGGGAGAGCGGTAACTGCCGCCTCTAGTTGTCCGAACACCTGGGGGAGAGCCTCCATTGTTCATTCCATGAGATTAGAACTTCCACTTCTTATCACACTCCAAACAGGTGATGAAGGTCGTCATGGGCTCGTCTGCAGAGCGTGTCTGCATCTGGTAGTAATCGCACTTGGTCTTGCGCTTGCACCGAGAGCAGTAGAGCACAATGGAGGCTGTGACTTCCTTGGAATACAAAGCCTTGTCCTTCTCAACTGACTTCTGAATCAGGTCTGCCCAGCGCGCAGGGTTCTGTTGTACGGGCGACATCTCGGCAAACTCAGCAGGGTCCACGGTCGCCAGCTGTGCACGGAGCGGATACAGCTCCACAGCCCGATTCCGATACAGCCCAAGGAACACGGGATTGTCCCAGTCAATATCAATCAACCACTGCTGGGCTTCACGGACACACCGTTGCAGAAGTGCGGTTTCCACGTCATTGCTGTCAAAGGAGTTGCGGACCAGAGTGCGCAGAGGGTGGTCTACAAAGACGTTGGATGCGTGAATCGTGTGGACAGGTGCAGACTGACGGGCCTCAGCAGCCGTCTCCTCGTCATCGTCCTCCACCGGTCCCGCGCCCTCCTCATCGTCATCCTCCACAACTTCCTCCTCTTCCTCTTCACGGAACGTACACGACTGATAGAAGTCGTCGTACTCTGTGGACTTCAGGTCGTGGTACTGGTTGGCGTGGGAGTCGTAGTCGTCCGTGTTGCTGTTCGCGGACTTCATGACCACCAGTGTTCCCGAGAAGACATCGTCGTTGAAGGGTGGGGGCAGCATGTGCTGGTTCGTAGTTTCGTCGTCAGGGTCATCGGATGGAACACCAAAGACCGCGAAGACCTCCTCTTCGTGTGGAATCTTGCCTTGGAACTGGAGAGCGGGCTGGCGGGTCTTCTTGCGGAGCCACTCAAGCACATCCGCGGTCTTGGGAGGAACGACGAGCTCAGAGAGCGTGCCAGACACACCGATTGCAGTTGCGACAACCATTGGGGTTCTGTTGACTTGGTTGCGTAAACTCCATTTCTAAGAAGGGGGTTTCGGGCGACCTGTAATCAGACGACCGACTATGGAAAAGATGTTGTCGGGGACCTCGTTCACGTAGGTCAGCAACCAAGAGAGGGCCACGAACATGAGAATCAGGATGAACGCAGCAAGCATGTACTGAAACCACTCGGTATTCCACACGTCCAGTAGCTGTTGGTTCTGCATCTTTGCAAAGGTCTGGGCGACCGATGGCTTGGAGACACCGTCCTTCGCACCCTTGGCTCCACAACATGCAGGGTGGTAGAAGACGCGACGGGGGTTTGGCCGAAGCTTTCGGGGCGGCTCACCGGCCTTGGGAGGGGGGTCCGTGATAATCTCTTGGACAATCTCACCGGGTGCGCGGGCCTTGACAGTTCCACGCAAGACTGCAAAGTCAGTCTCCAGCATGAACACGGGTTCTTGAAAGTACACGATGCGGGGGCTGAGCTTGCCCACGGTGGCGTTTGACGCTCCAGTGAGCGAGGTGAATTTCTTGAAATGTGTTTCGTACCTAAATACCCCCTTGTCTTCTGTCTCGGTCGTGTCGTCGTTTCGGCTATAGACACTGGCAATCCATGTGAAGTACGCTTCATTGCCCTCAACGAGAGAACTCAAGGCCCAGTCACTGCCCGTGTCTATGGTTGTATTCTGATAGGGCGGCGGCTGCACGCGAGTAGCCCCAGTGTCATAGTGTCCATCCGATGCGTATTTGATGTAGGCTTTGATTGCGGTACTGTTTGCCACAGCTGTTGCGTCTCCAGCCCCCAGCTTCTTCCAAGCATCCGAAATGTGCGCGTCGTCATTGGGGTCGTACCCACCTGGTGCAGCTGGGGATGCCCCTGCCAGCGCAAGTAGGGGCGGCGTTATCTTGTTGAAGAATGCGGCACCCTTCTTGGTTGCGTCACTCGTTTTTTGAATCGGAATCATCAGGATAAGGTACGACGACGTTGACCTGACGAGCAGACACGCATCGGCCTGAGCGCCTCCACCCGTAGAGTTCTCAACGCGTATCGGAGCCCCCCAAAACAGGTCCATCTCGTCCCATTGAATCTCTCCAACTCCGTACGGCTCAGACTGCGCAGTGTTGAACGAGCCTGTAAAAGGTGCAGACGGCTTGATGGTAATGGAGTTGGAGGGAATGTAAATGTTCGGGTTGACTTTCTTCGCGCCAGTTGTGTCGGTCTGGTCTGGAACGGTGAGGTTTTCTGGGTCGTCTTTATCTGGCGTTGGTTCTGGATTGACGGTTATCTTTGCCGTTGCCGCCGTCACGCCCTTGTCAATCAAGAGCTTGCACTCTCCACATCCCTCGGTGTCGGATACCTTGATTCCCCGGTTGGTGTTGTCCGTAGGTCTCGGTCGTGTGACCGTGCGTTTTATTGTAATTGGTTGCGAACTGCCACCTCCCATTGTAAGGAGCAGAGAAATCAAGTATCCCAAAGTAACAAGATGTCCAGCAACAACCCACTGGCTTTGAAGCCAGGCTACCTGAATTGGTGGCAGTCCCTCCTTCTTGCGTTCGCGTGCACGCTCGCAGGTGTGATTGCCGCGGTAACCGCCACGATGCCGCAGGTTGATGCCAAGGGCGTGGCAGTTGCTTCATGGGTAGGCGACCTTCTCAAACTGGTTCCTCACGCGCTCATGCTCTTTGGTCTGATGGCTGACGCAATTACGTACGACGGAGTCTACTGGACCTCCACCATCGTAGGTCTATCAGCCATACCACTCCACGGACAACTTGAGTACATAGTCAATGGACTCATTGTTCTCTTTGACAAGCTGATGGCGGGACTGACTGCTTCGGCTCCCGCTAAACCTGCTTCTGGCTTTCCGGCAACGCCGAACCCGGGCGGTGGCGGCATGCGTGGTGGAGTTGAGCCTTTTACAGGATGCAACATCACTGGAGGGGATATGGATAAAACCCACAGGACAACGCAATCACTTGTGGTGACTGCGTCTATCATCTCCTACTTCTTCGTGGACTTGTGGCTCAACCGAGGCGTCATTAACGCACTTGGCGTTCTCACACTCGGTATCCTGCTGATGGGCGGGCAAGCCATGGTAATCTCAAAGTGCTTCAAGGACGCCGACGACAAGTCATTAACAGCAGGAATCCTCTACGCAATGGTCTTCGGCCTCATTATTGGTGGGGGGTACTTCTCCTTTTTCCAGTCCTTTTACCCAATGTATCTCCCGAGCACGGTAATCCCCTTATCCAACACAATCTCAGACGCCAGTATCTCGGATACCGGGTTTGTCTACATCCCTGGCATTGGGCTCGTATCGGCGTCGTCTCCCCAGGGCCAGCAGGCAATCGCCAACGGGACAGCGTTGTCCCCCAACGAAATGTCAAATGCCCTCCAACTGACGGGCACGGTGGGCACAGGCGCGAGGGGGTCCGCGGCCACGTGTGGTTAAGCGAGTGCCTTCCGCAAAAGACCAAAATACATAATCACGTTCGTGCCCGAGTGGCGCCCAAACTCCACTCCATCCTTGTAGACAACAACCGTCGGCACCACCTGCACCTTCATCATCCGCGCAACGCCCTTGTCGTCATCGTGGGTATTGACCGTCTCCCAGGTCACGGCAGGAAAGTCCTCCTTCATCTGCTCAATGACGGGCTTGATGTGCTTGCAGGGCCCGCACGTAGGAGACCAGAAATGGAAGGCAGTGACAGTCATTTATCTTTATGGGCACGCAATGTTTAGACGTCTGTCTTCTCAATGGACACGGTTGTTAGCTCCGCCCGCAGCATGGTGGTGCGTTGGGAGACGTTTTTGGTCAGCGTGATGCTTCGTGTCTTACATACTTCCTGAAATGCCTTGTACAGGTGCTTGTCTACCAAGTCCCTGTCGAAGGAGTCCAGATGTTCCCGCATCCAGTGAAGCAGTGTGCCCTGGGCAACGGGAGGGCCCAAGATGGCCAGTGGACACCCAGCCACAATCTCTGCAGTGGGCGGAGGAATCATAATCTCCTTCTTGCCCTCCACTGCCTCACGAGCCATACGGTCTACTCGGTCATTCTGGATGGACAGGTCATCTGAGCCACCTGTATGTGCCCTGACGTGAACGAACCGATGGGATTTGAACTTGGAGATGCGCGTGACAATGTCCTCAATCAGGTCGCGATGAGACACATTCTTGCCATCCGAGGTCTTCCAACCGCGGGATATCCAGCCCGTGACCCACGTACTCACGCACTTGATGGAGTAATCCGAGTCGGAGTACACCACAATGTCTTCATCCAAACAACCGTGTCTCTCCAGAATGTCGACTGCAAGTCGGATGGCTGAGAGTTCCGCGCGGTTATTGGTTTGGTCCTCCGTATCTGGTACTCGTTGTCCTTCGGACCAGTCGGGATGCTCGGGGAACCATGCAGCGAATCCCGCACGTGCACCTTGACGACCGTTACTCGGACATGCTCCATCTGTAAATACGCGCATACTCTTTACTTCCTTGCCCCTTGTAATTCCGTTTCGGCGGCCGCAGGGTCGTCCCAATACGAGGTGTCCAACACTCCCCCCAATGTCGGCACGTGTTCATACCGAGGAAACGTGGTGACGCTGCAGCGACTCACAATGGCCGGCTGCAGCAGGGGCTCCTCCACGTGAAACCAGATTCGGCAGCGGAAGGAGCGCTGTTCCAAGGAGCGACGCAAGGTCTGCTGACATGCTGCACTCAAGAAATGCGCGTGCCATACCAGCAGGATGCGCGCACGGAAATGGGTTTGAGAGGGGACGAAGGACATCCATTGGGTTAACCAGGGGGCAAAGTCGTCGATGGAGTTCATGACGGCTGCGTCCACTTCTTCAAACTCAGCTTCGTGACCGTGTTTTGCCTTGTACTCCGCCCAGTGGTCGGCAGAGAGGCGGTCGTTCATGCACTCGTAGAGGATGCGATGGGGCGGGGGGAAAGAGTTCATTACGCAGTCGCTTCCGTAGTAGACGCAACGATGCGCTTAACTGGGATATCGGCCGACACGACATACAAGCTGTTCTCAGTCAAGACTAAAAAGACCTTCTCCTCCTTCAGGCGCATGATGGAGGCGATAGGGGATGTGTACTCTGTGTCGGACTTGACCAGACACTTCTCGTCTCCACGGACGCCAATGCAGCACGCCTTGGTGATGCTGTCGCCGTAGTAATCAAGGTAAATCGGACGGTCCTGCTCAATGGCAATCTTGGCGGCCGCAGCCATGACTGTCGCGGAGGGGCAGCTCATTTTGTAACACCCCGAGTCTTGGAAGTGTCGCGTTTGAACGCCTGTGGGCTGGCTACTTTGTACAGTCCTCCAACTTGAACCTAGACTTCATGCAGAGACACGGCGTCTCGGCGCGGGGCACGGACAACAATCCGATGGCGAGCTCCTTCACCAGCTTCACCTTGGGTGCGATGGCGGACAAGAAGCGGACCAGGTGGTCCACATGCTCCTCGCCCGGGGGCGTCTTGGGCAGGCGCATGCTCTCTTTAGCATCGTCCACCACCTGGCGCACCATGGTCTCCATGACGCCAGGAGGAAGCAGTCCACGTGTGAACAGCTCAGCCACATAGACGGCGAAACCACGCTTGGTCTCCTTCTGTTTGGTCCACGCAATAATCATGTCATTGAACGTGGGGTCGGTGGACGACGGAACAATGACCACTGCAGTGGTCTCGTACAGCGTGTCAAACATTCCGATTTGAACCGCCAGGTCTTGGCGAGCGTCCTCGTGGGACTTGATGATGTCGTTGTATGCATCGGCTAGCATGGATGCGTAGAAATTCTGCTTGATACCGCGGTCAAACAGCAGGGTGGTGATGCGCAACCTGAACATGGCATCGCGAGCGGCCAACTTGGTCTTGATGGCCGTCAGCAACTTGTCGTATGTCTGCTTAGAGAGCTTGTTGAGGAATGCGTTGATTTCGTCGTAGTCGGGGTCGTCCTTGTCCCTGACCTTCCGCGCCACCTCCACCAGCACATTGGTGCGCCAGTTGTCATTCTGGACAGGAGGTGGGTCGCGACGGATAGGACGACGGAAGGTAGGGCGAAACGAGGTGGCGAGGCGCGCAAGCAGCGTCGCAATCTCGGCTGGAAGGGGGCGAGTGAGGGCAGCACGGTTGCTGTAGATGTTGGTTACAGTATCCATCCCACCCTCAAGTTCCCTTGCTACTGCACAGATTCGTTTTTGGTGGGTGCGACGGAGGGCGGAAAACGGATACCTGCTGTGAAAAGCAAGGACGTACTGCTAGAATGTCGCAACACTGGACCCTCTGGTATCACGACCCCGCGAACAATGACTACTCTCTGCAAAGCTACATCCGCATCTTCCAGGTCAAGGATGTCTCTGACTTCTGGACCATCGTAGACGGCATCCCAAAGGAAATGTGGGAATCGGGCATGTTCTTCTTCATGCGGGGCGACATTCCGCCGCTGTGGGATGCACCCGAGAACGACAAGGGCGGTGCCTGGTCCAAGAAGGTGGATGCCGGCGACACGCACGCCGTCTTCGTGGACTGCATGGTCCACTGCATCGCCGAGTCCTTCCTGAAAGGACAGAACGACACAGTCTCTGGGGTGACGGTCAGCCCCAAGGGACAATTCCATATCGTGAAGATTTGGAACTCAACCACCAAGGTGTCTGACCGCAAGCTGTTCAATCCCACGCTCAAGATGAAGCTGGGTGACGACATTGCTTACAAGGCTCACAATCAACGTCCCAAGTGAGGTCCTCCGAAACGTGCCGAGTAACGGCGAGTGTGCTTCTTGGCTCTCCGAGTTGCGTGCCGCTTCTTAACACGACGGGACTTGCGACGACCGCCCACTATTTGAAGGTTTTTGCCGAGTGCGGCCTCTAGAGTGGCGTCGTCGTATTCGTTGATTACTTCTCCTTTGGTGTTTTTTAGGTGATATTTGTGGGGTGAAATAGCCACGAGGTCATATTTTTCGCGATTGAGTATCGCGGGATACTCGCCATCGACCTTTGCGGTGTAATGCTTCACACTCTCTGGTTTTAACGGGGTGCCGTCCAGTGTACGAACACCGACAGGTTTATCCGCTGTTCTCCCTTGATAATCGCGCTGGTGCGCGAGCTCGCTCTCGACAAGTCTATCCACTGTTCCCCGTTGATAATAGCGCTTGCGGTCGAGCTCGTTGTTAAATGTAGCCATCTCCATACCGTCTGTAATCAAAGCAGAAGATATGGGGTCTTGTTGGCCAGGAGGTATCGCCGGCACGCGCGATAGCTTGATTGCGACACGGACTGCATCAAGGGCTTTGGGCTGGGTTGTCGCAATATACTGTGCGATATCGTTTAGGTCTCTAACTGTAATATCGTCGATGAGCTTGACGTCACCTACATAATACTTACCATTGTCTTTTTTATTTAACACCCCGGTTGTTTCAAGCTCGTTAGCCATCACCTGACCGGGAAGAGTTACAGTTTTCCCCAGAAATTTATCAAGAGCTTCGCTAGAGGCATACAGCATTGTTATACGCACTCGCAATTATTTGATATCCAGTAGAAGGACACGTATATCAACCACGCGTGGAGAACGGTAGTACTGACCACGAGAATGGCTGTACCCGTCTCCGAGTCCATTGCTTTTTCAGTAGGAATAACAATGCCAGTGGCCTATACCATCGGTCGGTTCCAGCCGCCGACCATTGGACACAAGTCGCTCATAGAACGAGTAAAGTCTGAGGCAGGACCAGATGGAAAGGCATATGTCTTTGTGTCGTCGACCACCACTCCGAAAGACAAGAACCCACTGGAATCCACAGACAAGATGCCGATTCTGCGGCACTTGGTGGAGGATGGTGTGGAGTTCGTGGACACTGCCGTATGCAAGGCGGAGGGTACTCCGTGTGGCGGCGCAATTGCGGCATTCTACTACTTGCTGGACCATGAGAAGCACAAAGCAGAGGACATCATCTTGGTCGTAGGCGATGACCATCGCGATGACTTCGGTCCAACTGCACCGATATGGAACATCAAGGAGAAGAAGAATGACGACGGTACGACAACATCTGCTCACCGATTTGGACCGGGTGGAGAGGTTGCTGCAGGACAATCACTACCCGTCAGTAACTTTGTACTCGTAGCGAGTGCAGACCGTGACAAAGACCTAGAGAAAAAGGACGATGCCAACATGTCGGGAACCAAAGCCCGCCAGTATGTGAAGCTCGGGCGCAAGGACGACTTCTACCTCGCGGTGGGTGCAAATGACCCCGCTAGCAAGGCTGCGGCAAACACCGTCTACGCAAAGATAGCGGGCAGCTTCAAGAAGAAGGGTGGTCACGGAGTCGCAATCGCAACCTCGGACGACACTACAGACACCCTTCTGGAAAAAGGTAACGGCCCCGACGCAGAGTTTACGTACGGCGGTGGTCGTCGTCGCACCTACCGCCGTTGCCGCAAGTGTGGTTTACCCAAGAAGCCCGAAACCCACTAATGATACCAGAGCTTCGCGTGTGCATTGCCCAGGCTGTGTGGACCGTTACAAGCGACCTGCACTTTCGCATTGACCGAGTGCGGTTCATTCAGCTGCTGCTGAACGAGCTCTTCTGAAAATGGATTCTTTGGGGCCAAGGCGACATGGAGTCGCCGCCTGCCAAAATGACCTTCACTCTCCACGACATCCACACCAACGCCCCCTCCGCTCTACTCTACATCTCCGCACTTCACCCGTTCCTGCCCTGCACCCTATCAACTCTCCACCAGCACGCCCGCATCCTGTGTCCCGAGCTCGCAGCCTTCTGCGATGCCAACCGCCAGTCGTTGGTGGGCAGCGACAAAGGTTCAGCGGGCAAGCTGGTTGAATTCTTCATCTTTGGCAAGAAGCCCAACTCTGACGCAACCCCTGACCTTCAGCTGGCCGATGTGAAGGCCACACACGTGAAAAAGATTGGCGATGGATACAACGCCAAGGAGCGCCTGACCCTGACCAATGTGGGCTCAACGGACAAGTACGAGACTTTGCAGCACATTGTGGATGCCCCCACGTTGCAGGACTGCAAGGCCTACGCCAAGGTCCAGAAGGGCGTGATGGCGGTTCTCGTACGTGACAAGTCACGTCCTTCGATGGAGGACATTCTGAACGAGGAGGTGGTTGCGCTATTCTTCTACGACCTGGCCGCCCTGCCTGCCGATATCCAGGAGAGCATCGCGGCTGACTATGCGAGCATTCGGGAGTGCGTGGCCGCCGAGGCCGTCTCGCAGAAGGGACAAAAATTTCTCCACATCCACCCTCACGGCTCCAAGGGTAGCAAGACACGGGCGTTCGGGTTCACGAACAGGTTTGTAACTTGGCTCATCTGCCACGGCACGGGCCGCGCTCTTGTCAAGCAGAATCGCTCGTGGGTGTTTCGTATTTAGCCAGGATAGTCTTTGCAAGCGTACAATATTCCTCACTCACATCAATCCCGATGTAGTGACGTCCATTTTTCTTTGCCATCTTGCATGTGGTTCCTGACCCGCAGAACGGGTCAAGCACGACATCGCCTGGGTCAGACCACGACTTGATATGGTCCTCCGCCAGCTTCTCGGGAAAGATAGCGGGATGGGAGTGGCTTTCCTTATCCGACGAGTTGAACCCCTTGCCAACGACGTAGTGCCAGATGTTGTTCCGAGGAGACGTCTCGGGAACTGGCTTGATGTCTGCAGTCTGTACCAGCTCCCCATTGGGTCCGCGCTGTGTATTCTTGCCCCAATTCGTGTGCCCCGCCCACTTGTTCTGCTTGTCGCAGATGAGGTGGCCCGTCTTGGGGGCGCCCTTGGACAGCACGAACATGTACTCGAAGATTTGCGTGTACCGTTTTCCGTCACGACGCGCAGGGAAGGACGACGTGTTCTTCTCGTAAATCATGGTGTCGTGGAGCTTGAACCCCGCGTCCATGAATCCAAGTGCCTGACGGAACGAGGTTCCCGATTCACTGCCATTCACTGTTCCATCGCCAACCACCCACACCACGATACCTCCAGGCTTGGTCACGCGGTACAGCTCGCCGGCAATGACCCGAAAGTCGTCCATCGTGAAGGAGAACCCCTTGTAGTCGCGAATGCCATCGTACGGAGGGCTGGTGACTGTGAGGTCGACCGAGTTGGCTGCAAGTCCGTGTAAGACCTCCTTGCAGTCACCTTGAAGGATGGTGTCCATTGTGTAGAGTCCACAGAGTAGGGTGGGACATTCCCTTTTCTACGAGCTACAAGGCATCAGGCACAGCTTGATATCGCCCAGATTCGCAATGACGTAGCGAATCATCAGGAACCAATCATTTTTCATGTGGACCTCCAGGTTGTTGGACAAGTTGGAGCACTTGGTGAACAGGACGAGGTGCGGCAGGGAGAACGTACCGGACACAATCTCGTCGGGCTTCTGCTTGTCAATGGCAATGTCGGACGTGGAATCTCCCATGGTGACGGTTTGGGACGCGAACGGACCCTTGCACGTGAAGGTCAGCGTGGACCCGACGTTCTTGATATCCACGGTTTTAGCCGACAGCAGCGTCATGTCCCGGCATATCTTCTGGAAGTCCATGGAGGGCATCGTGATGCGCGTGGCGAACTCTGTCTCCGGCATGTTGATATCCGACTCGTCGCGGTCCAGCAGGTTGAGCTTGTTGCGGATACGGCGCTTCTTCTCGCCATTCTCCAGCGTGATGCACAGGTGGTTGGACTCTGACCGAGAGACTGAAAAGGTAATGGTATCATCGTTCGTTACAGTCTTGACTATGCGGTAGAAGTGGTCCGTGTTCAGACCCACGTCCAGCTTGGGGGCAGAGTGGTTGTACTCGTAGTGCTCAAACTTGGACGCATGCAGGCGCATGTGTGTCAAGACTGTGCGTGTATTGTCCATGGCAATCATGCGGATTCCGTCCTTATCAAACACCAGGCTCATCTCCACCAGCATGGACTTCAGGCCCTCGGCAAGGATGCGAATCGGAGCGGTCTGGACAGTCTTGGCGACGACTAGGTCTTCGGAACTCATTTGTTAATGCTTGCGACGTCTTCTGAAAGTAGATTTCCGCGCCCGGCGACCTTGGCGTCTTTTGGGCCGCCTGGGCGTCTTGTGCTTGCGACGACGACGCTTGCCGCCTTTCGGCGGCAAGGCATCTAGTTCGGCTTGCGCTTTACGCTCCGCCCTCAGCTCTTCAAGCTGGGCCGTGACCGCCGCTTGGCGCGCCGCCGACTCTTGGAGTTGTTTTCTCGCTCCTTCGGCTATCGCAGCAGTTCGTTCAAGTATGTCTGGCTGTGGCGCCCCCGCGGCATTACCCTCGCTCCCTAAATCAAGCCCAGTGGCGCCCTCAAGCTGGGCCGTTTGAGCTGCTGCCCTCGCTGCCGCCTTCGCTTCGGCCTCGGCCTGGGCCACGCGTAGAGAATCTGGAGAGGGTGCGGGCGCAGGTCCGTTACCTTGGGGGTTAGAGAAGGCAAAGAGGTTCAGCCTTTCGAACTCCGCCGCCTCCTCGGGGCTGAGCGCACGCCTCGCTATGGCATCGGCTTCGGCATCGGCTTCGGCACGAATCTCTTCCTCGGTTTTCTCTCGCTCGGGTACAGGAGCCGGGGGCGCGGGGGGCAGTATAGGAGGAAGGGGCAGGAGATAAGGAGCCGGCGGCGGTGGAGGCGGAGGAGGAGGAGGTAGCGGGAGCGCAGGAGGCGGAGGAGGTAGCGGGAGCGCAGGAGGCGGCAACGAGGGTAATGGGAGCAGTGGCGGGGGATACTGCGGCGGGGGCAGGGCTGGAGAGAAGAGGTTTCTAATGATAGTAGCATTCCGCTTGCCGTTGTCGTCGAGCCGGCTCGCCGCCTCGAGCCTGGCCGCCCTGGCCGCCCTTTCCGCCGCCGCCTCCGCCGCCGCCGCCGCAGCCGCGCCGAACGCCCTCGCCTCCGCCGCCGACGACCACGCACTCCGCGTGGCCAACGGAACATCGTCGGCGGCAGTACGGAGCAGCACAGGTACACTGGTGCTTCGCTTCGTAAGTGTATATGCAGATGATTGGAATGGCTGAGTCGCGTAGTAGTACGCAGTGCGACCAGCCGCGTCACGTAGTCCAAGGATGGCGTGTGTAGTAAGTCGAGTAGCAACTAACTCCTTTGCTATGTATTCGCGTTCTGTGTCTCCGCCGCCGCGTTTGCGGTACGTGAAACGCCGCCCCGCCTGCGCGCGCCGCCCACGCCGCGTTCCGCCTCGGAGCGCATCTCTCGCTGCATTTTCTTTCACGGCCCTGGCGGTTTGTCCCTCTAAACTCAGTTCTTTCTTCCTCCTAGCTAGTTTCGCATCTGCATCCGCTCGCATGCGCGCCTGCCTCTCGGCCTTCGCCGCCTCCGCCGCCGCCGCCTCTTCCTTCGCCCTTGCCCTCGCCTGCTGCTCCCGCCAGGACGGTGTGTCTTGCACAGCCGCCTTCCTCTCCGCGCTTGCTAGCACGGCTGCCTGCGCCGACACCGCCTGCGCCGACACCGCCTCCGCCGCCGCCTTCTCCGCCGCCGCCTTCTCCGCCGTCGACGCCTCTACCGCTCTCTGCTCGGGCGTCTTCGCCGCCCGCACCCTTTTCCTAGCTTCTTTCAATGCCAATGCACTTCGAGCTTTTTCTGCTTCTGCTTCTGCCCTCGCCGTCTCCGCCGCCTTCACTTGTACAGCTTGTAAATCGCTCAGCGCGGCTGCGTTTCCTGAGATTTGAGAGTCCATGTACGTTTTGTGTCTGAAGTCGGCCCTGGTCTCGGGTGCAGCCCCGATGTAGTGAAACACAGTCTTCTTCGTATTGTCTACGATATCCAATGATGCGTTCTTTTTGAGCAGGGCATCTACAGCTTTCTTCATCACGCCCTCAGCTGCAAACATTATCAATGTCTTTCCCGTTTCAGCATCTTGGCGGTTTACATACTTATCAAAGCTTTTGCGTTTGATAGTATCAAGTACCTTCTTTTCCTGACCGTCCGGAGCGTTTTCCTCAGTGACAGGTGACTTGAGTACAGCAAAGAGTTCGTCAATCGACTTCATGGCTTCCCTTTCATACGGGTCTGTCGGCGTGTCCCACTTCACGTTTGGAGCCAACCGAACAAGTTCGTCTTCTAATACGCTCTGGATTTTGGCCCGCGCCGCCTGAGCCGCCGCCGCCTTAGCCTCCGCCTCCGCAGCCGCAGCCGCAGCCGCAGCCGCAGCCGCATCCGCATCCGCAGCCGCATCCGAAGCCGCAGCCCCAGGAGCCGGAGCCGCATCCGCCGCATCCGCCTGAGCCGGAGCCTGAGCCGCAACCGGAGCCTGAGCCGCAACCGGAGCCTGAGCCGTCGCCGCCGCAACCCGAGCCACCACCACAGGAGCCGTCTGCTCATTGATGGCTTTCAATTCAGATTCAAGAGCAGCCACAATGGTTTTTTGGGCAATGTCATCACTCACTTTCTTCAGCTCCGCGTTCTTCAGCTCCACTCCCCTCGATATACTTTGAGCATCACTAGGGTTTCTCTTTCTATAGTTAGCGTCGGCCACCGTATCGACGTGTGCAGAGCGGTTCTCTGCAACCGCCTTGCCCCAGGTATTGGAAAGCCCAGTGCGCTTCGTCAAGAAGAGCGGGTTGACATCTTTACCCGCCCGATACTCGGCAATCGCCCTGAGAAACATGGCGTCTGCAATCAGCTGGTTCTGGTCATTCCGTCCTATCCATCGGTCGGCACTGTCCTTGACGTTGATGAACTCGTTAAAGACACCAATCAAGTTGTCGTAGACTTTACGGTCCCCCGGGTCCTCGCGGTGTTGTACAAGCTCCCAGAATGCCGCCGGGACTTCCTTGGCGCCCCTTTTCTCCTTGGCAAGCTGTGCAAGCGTCAAATTCGCCAAGCGAGAAATCTCGGAGGCACGGGCTCCGCCTTGGGCATTGTACTGGTCTTGTGCAGCATCTTGTGCCGCTTGACGTGTGTCTAGTTTTTGTTGTCTTCCTACAGTTCCAAACACATACCTCCCAGTGGCTTCGGCGCCTCGGCTAATCTGGTCTATCATTGCTTGGGTGACTGCTACCTTGATGAAGTACTCCAAGAATGATAGCTGCTGGATACGTATCGTCAAGAGTCTCGGGTCATTCCGTATCATGTCGAAGACACCCTCATACTCCAACGAATAGTTCTTACCCGCCACCGGCCGCGCCACCCCCAGGTTGCCGCTGATGTCGTACACCCCCTCTGACGCACCCAGTCCCTTGTCCACGGCAGCTATGAATGCATCCGTGGCTGTTTGGTCCAGAGGACCCAGCGCTGCCGGTCCAGGCGTCAAGCGCTTCAGTTGGTCCAGTTCTTCTTGAAGAGCGCGAACAATTTTTGCCTTTGACGTGCTCTCGCCGAACGAGGCTAAGGCTGATTGCATAGCTGCAGCAGGTGTTGTCGCAGTGGACCCCGTCGCAGTGGACTGTTTTCCACTCAGTGCATAGAGCGCAACTGCGTCTCCAAGCACAAAGGCTGTGAGCAATATCGTGCCCAGTGAAGGCCCCGACGCAAGGAGCGCTGCCATTACTCTTGCGTATCAAAAAAGTCTACTTGTGACGACGAGTGAAGGCGCGACCCGAACGTGCACGAGCAGCACGCTTACGGGACACGATACGCCCGTACTTGTTCTGAGTCAGGTCCTTCCTAGTCAGACCGCCCGGGGTCTTCTGTGCCGTTCCATTCCATACCTTGCGACGGGACCCGGTTGCCTTGATGTGCATTGTTCAAGGCTACGACAATTTTACGAACACGGGTGGGCGGCGTGGGTCTGGACTGTCAACAAACGGAGGCGTCTCGCGTCTACCGCAGTACACGTCATTCGTCCAGGCAAATGGAAACTCGGCTCCATTCTCCCATGTGTGCCGTTGTCCATTGCTGAATGTAACGAACACAGTAGATTGGATGCGAGGGTACACGACCTTCACCAAGAAGTTCTGGTCAATGCCGAACCCTTCGGCAGACTCGGGGTCCCCATTTCCAGCGTGCACAGGTGTCCACGAATCAAACAGTGTCCGAATAGACTCTTTCAGCGCACCTCGCCGAAGCCCCCACATTCCAGCCGCAATCATAGCAGTGTGTTCTACATGGTCGCGAATGATGTGGCACCCGCTGGACATGTTCATGAACCCATTAATAGCCCAGCGGTCCTTCCAATGAATCCTGCTGTCGGCATCACGGAAGAAACAGATATCGACGTCGGGCTCGTCGATGGCAAAGAAGCGGTGCACAGTGTTCTTGAATCCCGTACTTCCAGTGTCTCGGACCCGAACTACGGGGTTGCGGAGCAGGTAGTTCCTGAATCCAGGTTCCGTATCTGGGCCCAAGTATGCATAGACCACCCAGCCTGGGTAGTGCTTCTTAATCAAGTCAAGGTTCTCAAGGAACCCTCGGTGGTAGAGATTGGTTGTCGCGCCAAATAGGCAGAACGAAAAGGCATTCACCATCTTCTTTCCTCTAGGCAAGAAACGATAAAGTCATTTATGTCCTTGTGCTCTGAATACGGGCGCAGACAGTGGTAGTCGCAGATGAACCCTGCGAGAATGGTGTTGCGCAGCTGGACCCGATTCGTGAAGTTCCACGGGTGAATCCGGTCAAGACGCGTGAACTGGGTGACTCCATCGTTCAACACAACCTTGGGGCCAGTCCATGCATCCCAAATCTGTTTGAACTTGACCTGGTCCGTACCCCATCCAACGCCGCCGTGGGCACCGTCATAGTCAGCAGGATACCAACTCTGCAGCACCGCCTCTGTTGGTTCGGACCCAAACAAGGACGTCCACACTGATGGATGGGCTGCATTGTAGCACATGGCAATCTCGCCGGGAAAGCACACGTCGCGGTAGACTACAAAGGCATCGGGCGCTACATTTGCAACCGAGTCCACGTAGTACCTGCGGTTTCCGGGAAGCATGTCCATGTCTGTAATCAGCACACCTTCGTCGCGCTTCACTTCACGAGGGTACAGGAGGCGAATGCATTGCGCCTGAAACGCCGTCAGCATTCCAGGAATCGGCTTGGACAGCACCAGGTACATACTCCAAGCCGCCAGGGAGTCGGGGATACTGTCAGCAACCAGCACGATGCGCACATCGGCCTCTGGAAGCACTGCCTTCCATGCCTTGACAAAGTTGGGGATAAAGTCGCAGTACAGTGGGTTCAGGTCCGTGGCAGTCACAATGGTCCCAATCTTCATTGCCTTAGACCCTGGATGTGATTTGCTACAAAACTCCGCGAGAGCCGGATATTGTCGTAATCAACATTCGCCTTCTGCAGGTCAGAGTACGACGGTATCTGCGTGGCCAGGTATGGATAGGTGTACACCATGTTCCACTGGCTTTGGACAGCGTCAATCAGAATGCCAGGGTCGACAGCCAAGACCTTGTCGTAGACACGGGCGCCATACAGAATGCAGTGGGCAGTGTACACGTTGGGGGACTGCAGAAAGTACATCTGCCTGAACTTTTCACACATCGTGATGGTGAATCCATCGAGGTTCCCACAGCCATTGACAATCTCCACCTCTGGGTGACACGTGTAGTAGTCGACCATTGTCTCAAAAGCTTGGCGCAGGTGCTTGTCTACCAGCCAAAAGTCGCAGTCGTCCTCCAACACGATGATGTACGGCCATCCCGCGTCCTTGGCCATCTGCACACACTTCTTGTGGGATAATTGACATCCAAGGTTTGAATTCTCGTTCTTGATTCCTTCGACCAGGTGAATCTTGATAGATGGATACTTTGCTTGCATAGCGTCAAGGTGAGCGCGGCGGTCCTTGCGGTGTGGCATGTGGATACAATAGAGGTCCATTGTGCTATACGTCTACTCAACTTCACATAGCTGAACGCCTGGGAAGTAAATGCCTTCGTACTTGTGCTTGGCCGACGCATTCACCCAGCGGCTTGGAAACACAATGGTGCGGTTGCGGTTCAACCAAGCACCCCACCACGAGAAGGTTGAATTTGCACAGATGGCACCCGCGCATTTGCTCATGAGCGTCAGAGTGTCCAACTCATTCTCACGAACAATCTGGTAGTCCAGCCCTGCCAGCCACGGCCGCGTCAAGAGGAACGGCTCGTCATTGGTAAAGATGACGAAGGAGGCCCCGGGAAACTTGGCAATGGCGCGACCGTAGTACTTGTCGAGGTTCACATCTAAATCCGCATTCCCATGGTAGTCGCCTCCGCGCACATGAATGAAGACCTTGGAACCAATGTCGGGGTACTTTGTCAACACTTCAGTCGGAAGCACCAATGTGTCCCCGAAGTCATCTGCAACATATTGATGGTCTTGGAAGTATCCGCTTAGGATGGCGGACGGGTAACTGGAGAGACCTGGAGCCCAGTCAAAGTACGTCATGCTGTTTTTCATTTCATCAATCACGACGTCAAATCGTCCGAGCCCGATGCGGTCCCACTTGCTCAGAATTGTACTCCAATACGGCGTGGTTGCATGGGGTGACATATGCAACTTGTCCTGATGACGAACAACGCGGCCCGTTCGTTGGCCGATATGCTGCAGCGCCGCAAGCTGGAACAACATGTTGCCAAGACCGCCCATGAAATTCACACCAATCATGTGTTTGTAGTCATCGTACCAGACCTTGTTCAGTGTCCGTTTCATCCAGAAATTCCCACATTCCTTAAGGTGGCATCGAGTCGCAAAGTCGTAGAACCCAATGTGCAGGCGGGAGAAGTCGTACACCTTGTCCAGCATCTCTGGATACACCTGCTCAAGGTACTCGGGTGTGATTTCGGAGTAGTCATCGGTCCACAGCACAGGGCAGCCCGCATATTTGGCCTCGACCAAGGGATTGCGCTCGATAATCGGGATACATCCTGCCATCAATGCCTCGTAGTGACGATGGCAGTCGATTCCGTTACCTTCGGGCGACACGACGAACTTGTAGGACGGGAGTTCCTGGAAGTACATGGACGTGTATCCATTCTGGATTCCGTTCATAGCAAGAGTTGCAAGGATGGACGCGCGGTTCTTTCCAGACGGGCGGCGACGCTGGTCCGTCTCGGCTCCAATTGCGCACAATACCAACTTGTCATGTGGGCCCATCTGTAGCCGACGAGTCATATCCATCTTCCCGTACGTGAACTGCATTCCAATGGGGAAGGGCATCCATGCATCGTCGACGTTCATGGACGACGCCTGCACGATACATGTGGATTCGTCCTTATACGTTGCCTGCCACTCACCCAGGTTCATCTGCTTGACAATCGCTGTAGTGGGTTTAGGGAAGAAGCGATCCATCAGACGGTCGTAGACTCCGCGGCTCCGTTCAACGGACTCCATGTACCAAGACCCGCCATGGACACGGTGCTCGTAGACCATACCAGGCACAACCACAAAGGTCGCATTCTTCGCAAATATCGAAAAGAGCGAAAAGTAGAGGGCATCGTGTGCCCCATCCGCATCTACACACCATGGCGCGTCCTCCATGAGTTTGTACGTCGCAAGGAATGTCCTCGGAACAATCATGTTCATCGTGTTCAAGCATGAATTGATGTCTGGGTAGTACATGTGAAGTGTGCGGCGGTCGAGCTGCTTTCCAATGAACCGCTCGTAGTTGAAGTTGGGCATGGCAAAGCAGGGGGCGAACACCGTAGCGTCGGAGCACACGTTCGAGCTCACGTATACCTTGAACGCCTCGAAGTACGGAATGTCGGCAAAATTGTCGCTGTCCAGGATGGCCACGTAGTCGCATGTCGCATACGACGCTGCACGCTGCTTGTTTGCAATGGCTCCGAGACGACGCTCGTTCTGGTAGACCCGCAGCTTGGGGTGCGCGAATGCACACGTGATAGCTGCGTAGTCGTCGCCTGTCTCGTCTGTGATAATGAGCTCGGTGATATGAGGATTCTCCAAGTACTTGGGGATTGACTCGCGAAGGAAGTCAAACCTCCGCATCGTAGGGATACAGACGCTAATACTCATTTGTAGACTTCGTGCGCGTGGTTCTAAGTGGTTTACAACGAAGTCGGCTTCAAGCACAAATGCTGATTCCCCTCCGCGACCTTGTCCAGAAGTACAATCTGAAGATATCGGGTGTCCTCCACGTGGGTGCACATGCGGGTGAGGAGAACGATGCATATCTCGCCGAGGGGGTCCCACAACAGGCAATCCACTGGGTGGAGGCAATTCCCGAGCTTTGCATGGAGCTATCCAAGCGGCTCCCGAACGTGATTCAGGGCGTCGTCTCTGACAAGGTGGAGATGGTTGAGTTCAAGATTACGAACAACTTCCAGTCGAGCTCGATTCTTGAACTGAAGACTCATCTGGAGGCGCACCCGAGCATCAACGTAGTCAAGCGCGTATGGACGAACACCACGACGCTGGACACCATCGTCAAGGAGCGAAGCATCGAAGCCAATTTCCTGAACATGGACATTCAGGGAGCTGAGCTCAAGTGTCTGCAGGGGTTTGAGGGCGGGCTCAAGATGATCGACTACATCTACGCAGAGGTCAATACCAAGGAGCTATATGCTGGATGCGCACAGCTCCCCGAGATGGATGCGTGGTTGAGCGCCCGAGGGTTCAAGCGCGTAGAAATCTCCATGACTGGATGGGGATGGGGCGATGCACTGTACGTTCGTAACTAAATGCCCGCGTGATACGGCATGAAGCCCCTTTTCGATGTATCGATTCCCCATCGTGCAAAGAATGTGGCAAAGAAGTTGACGTACGACTGTTGGCCTCTGGGACAAATCCATTCTCCGCGGACCAGCAGGTGGCAGAACGCGAATCGGGATGAGAACGGTCGACCTATGATATATAACAAGTCACTGCCCGTTTCGCAAATACCGACGAACGAATACGATAGACATGTGGTCTGAATGGCAGACTGTTCGATGCTCCGATATGTTTCCGACGAATGCTTCGTCATGATGTCAATGAGGTCATCGCGTTTCCATATGCTCGGACCCACGTCATAGGGCGTCATGAACCGCGCCGAACACCCTGGGATTGGCCTGCTGATACATAGCGGCCCAACCGTGTCACCGCATGACGTCTCGGGGGGAAACACTTCCAAACTGAATCGAGTGATGTTCTTACGTTCCATATAGTCAATGAGCTGCGGGTAGAGCGTCGTATCGAAGCTCATGATAAGGTCAACATCGTGTACGAGAAGCACATACTTGCTTGTCGTTTGCGACAGTACCTCCAGGAGTCTCACGGGGTACGTACTGTCGGGATTGTAACGGTAAGCGGGACACCCATGTACGTCTATATCCGCAGCGAACCGAATAGGCACGATGTCCTTGACATATGCCTGCGTGTGAGCTAACGCGGGTGGCCAGATATCAGAATAGCTGGAGTGTGTGAAAACGATCAACTCACTTGTCATTTGGTTTACATACCCATGTCGGTTTAAGTCAAATGGGTGACGCCAGGCCTTTAACCGTCTATAAACTGGACGACCGAGGACAGGAAATCATCATGCACTGGTTTCATTATGTAGTTGCAGGTCTCTACGAGCTCTCTCATCTGCCCAAACCAGTCTACTTTCACGTTCGTCTCACAGACGACTTCCAGCGCGAGACAATTGAGCTCATGAAGCCTGATTATATCTACGTTGATGACACTACGGGTCATACAGTGATACCCCATGCGGGTGCCCCGATTCATGGCGAATATGCAATCCCATCTCCGTACTATGGGTTCGTTCGCAACCTCATCCTCACGCGGAATAACCTAGAAAGCCCAGTCGAGCCATTTCGGCGAATCTACGTTTCGCGGTCGCGAAGTCACGAGTTGAACTGGTGTAAGGGACTGAAACGTCGGCAGTTGGCAAACGAGCGTGACATTCTTGGGCTACTGCAGCCGATTGGGTTCGAAGTCATCTTCCTAGAGGACTATCCGCTCATTGAAAAGATACGAATCTTCCAAGAGGCGAAGGTACTGATCACACCCAGCGGTGGCGCACTCACCATGTGTTTCTTTGCAAACCGAAAGTCCACGATTGTCGAGATTTGCGCACAGACGGGAGAGGACATGTACGACCACGTGTGCAAGGAATTGGCAATACCGACTGCGAGGTACACAAACGTTCGTGCGATTGATGGGAATGGAAATCCCATGACTGCGACGTACCTTGGGAAATACAACCTCGTCATCCACGACATACCCCACTTCATGCAGTTTGTTCACTCGTTGATTACCTAGTTTTCCTTTAGCCACATCTTCTAATGACCCGAACACTGTTCTTGGTCTCTGGTTCGCTGAGAACTTTTCAACAGAATCTCCATCTCTATCCATCTGATTGCGATATCGCGGTTTCAGCTTCGTATCGCGAGCAGGACACGTACTTTAACCTGATGGATGTGCAGTTCCTCTTCCAGGACCCACGTATCAAAACGGTTCTCTTTGAATCGGAGGTCGATGTTCCAGCCGTGTTCAAGACGGAGCGTCAGCGGAACATGTACAAGCAGTGGTTCAAACTACATCGGTTGTTCAACGTAGTTCCGAGCACGTACGATGTATACGTGCGTATTCGTCCCGACGTGTGCCTAACGGTACCTGGGCAGTTGGAGGCCTTGCTCAAGACAACGACGCATGTGCTTCGTATTCCAAAGCACAATGACCGATCGGATGTATACGGGATAAACGACCAAGTCTGCATTGCATCGTACGCAGGGATGAAGCACTACTGTGACGTGATACATCATCTTACACCTGCCGATGGATCACCTGCCGACAAACTGTCCGAGTTCTTGTCCGAACAGGTGCTGGCCGCTCATCTGACCATGCCCGTTGAACGGGTTGTATTGGACTATAAACTGGTCTTGTCGTCTGCAAAGGTGGTCGCCATAACGGGAGACTCGGGTTCGGGAAAGTCAACGCTATTGTCATTGATTCGCCCACTGTTCCTTTTTGACAAGGTACTTGAGTTCGAGACCGACCGCTATCATCGTTGGGAACGCGGTGACTCCCATTGGAATACGTCCAGCCATCTCAATCCCGACTCGAACCACCTGGAAAAGCTCGAGGAGGATACCTTCAATCTCAGACTTGGCAACTCTATCATTGCAGTCGACTACGACCACTCCACGGGCACGTTCACTTCACCGCATAGAATTGAACCGAGAGACAATGTGATCCTCTGCGGCCTGCACACCCTCTACACCGAAAACATCCGAGGACTGTCCGATATCAAGATTTACATGGATACGGACCCAGACCTCACGACAGAATGGAAACTTCGCAGAGACGTCGGTGAGCGGGGGCACACGCGCGACTCTGTGTTGCAAAGGATACGCGAACGCGCGGATGACTTCGCACGGTACATCCGTCCGCAGCGAGAGTTTGCCGATATGATTATCCGATACCACGCGGAAGGGCTCGAGCTGTCCGTCCGCAAGACCTTCTCGGTTCCCCATATTGAAGGGTGCACCCTAACACACACCGACACGTTCTACAAGGTAAGCTGCACGAACCCAGATATCTCCGTCGAGTCTGAGGTTGCCATGTTCCTACGAGAGCGCCGTCTTCCGCATATCCCACCACAACCTGGGTACTCTGGCGTCATTCAGTTACTCATTCTAGCCATGCTCTATAAGTAATGGACGACCTGGTAGCACTCTGTAGGGCATGTAGCCTCGAAGAGCTCGCACAAGCGGGCGGCGGGAACATCTCAGTTAAGCAAGGCGATATCATGTACATCAAGGCGTCGGGTGTAGCACTGTGCGACGTCCGACCTGGCTACGGGATTGCGCGTGTGCACACGTCGCGCGTCGTGAATAGCCTAACGGAGTTGGAGCCAGACATCATGACTCTTGCGATTGGACCAGACCGCCCGTCTCTTGAGACCTATTTTCACGCATTCCTTCGGACATACGTCGTCCATCTCCACCCAACTCACTTGAATAAGTACCTCTGTTCAGACGAGCCTGGGATGGTCGAGTACTGCAAGCCTGGGTTTGAACTCAGCAAGCGGGTGTTGGCGTCGTACATGGGCCAATCCGTCATTTACCTGCGAAACCACGGGGTCATTTACCACACAGATACACTGGATGAAGTCCTCGCGCTCTTTGCGACGCCCGAGTTGAAGGAGTTCTGGAATGTGCAGTCAGACTATCCTACTGAATTCATCTACCGTGTTCCCAGAGTGGCGTTACCCATTGTCCCCCTGACTCCAGACATTGTGCTGTTCCTTCATGGCTCGATTGTTACAACCGAGACATCAAGTTACATACGAGGGCCGACGCGCGCCAAGTGTCTTGCCTCTGCAGAGGTGTTGCGGTGTTACGTACAAAGTCTCCCCCACGCAAAACGATGGCTATCCGAAGCAGACGTGATGTCGATACTGAACTGGGATGCTGAAGCCTACCGCAAGAGTTTAGTACATACGGCGTCGACGTGAGGGCGTAGGTACATTGCATCTTCGGTACGCCCCTGAAGTTCGGGAGACACTAAGCAAACTTTGAATCCTTCAGCTCGCAAATCATTGCACATCTGGGCTGTTGGAAGACACGCAAAGCTATCAAGCCATATCCAGTCCACCCGTCCAGCGAGGGCAATCACTGTGTCGACGCATTCATATTCAGATACTCGGACCGCGATGCGCCGTTCGCCCATTCGGCTCAATTTCACAATCATCGGGAACGAGCAGTCAAGAAGGAAGAACGATTCAACCCCCGCATCTTTGAGCAACCGAAGCGCTTCATACTCAATCCCCTCGCATTTGACGTTCACAATGCAAAGCGCATGTCGTATACGACCAACAAACGCATCGAACGGCACGCCAGGTGTCCAAGGGTCATGAGTAACCACAATGCCGCTGGGTCCCTCTCGAATATCGAATTCTATGCCCTGGTGACTTGGAACCTGTTCCAACTGCTCGATTGTGTTAATACGATGACGAATGATAATCGTCCCAGTAGAGGAAGGTTCGGTAGTCATTTGGTGTTCCCCAGCAAAGATAGTAGTCGACTGGAAACGCCTTGACCACATATCCCCGATCAATCAATGGCTGCAGAAGATTGTCCACATAGAACTCGCCGTTGGTACGAATGTCGTGGTCAACGATGTGTTTGTAAGCAGTCTTGAACATGCCCGTCGTGCGGAAGAACATTGTGCCGATGATGGCGTGAGTGTTGGGCTTGTCTGCAAAGGGCTTCTTGATTGAGACATTGCGAATAGACCCAGTGTCGTCCACGTCAAGCCACGCATACATGTGAGGGTACAACTTGCCCGTCGGATTGTTAGTAAAACACCATACGATAACGTCAATCGACGGGTCCTTGAGCATGGCCTCGAGTCGGTCGGGATTGTACATTGCGCCGTTATCGCAGGCCGTGACGGTGAGGGGAGTGTCGTCGGGTACATCCCCAAGAGCGGCCATACATGTAGTTGCTTGTCCATTCGTCGTCTCGTCCAATTCGACAATACGGCATCCTGGAAAGTACTGGCCAACTGCGTGACTCCGTAAACTGATAATCGTCGTCGAGTCCGTCTCGGGGAGGTCCTTGAGAGCGGCAACTGCCATCGGTTGGCCGCGAATCGGCAGAAATGGCTTCGGTGTGTCGTATCCCTGCATGCGGAACCGACTCCCCTGTCCAGCCATTGGAAGAAGAGTCAATCCTGGCGTCTTGATGCGCCTCCGCGGCCCCTCGTGGAAGTAGGACGACCACATTGCGTAGACTTCAAGGTCGTAGGGTGTACCCCATTGGAGCATCTTCTCGATTTCAACTACGCGAACGTGCAGTCCACTCGCAATCATGTGGTTATAGGCCATACTCACGTAGTACTCCCCCTTGAGCGTCTGACCACTTGCCATCAAACTCCTGAAACAGTCCTTCATGATACGCCCAGTGCGGAAGTAGTACGTTCCATTCGACGCATACTCGTTCATCTTGTTGTCGGTGAAGGGTGTCTTCTCACGCACCTTGGTTGCCCATCGGTCGGATTCGCGGACATACGCATAGCAGTCGGGGCCGAGATGGTGTGGATGGAACCCCCTGTAACATGCAATTGCCCCATCCGCATGGAGTTCGCGCACCTCCGTTAGGAATGCGTTGTAATCCCACTGGGTCCCGTAGTCGCAGTAGGAGACAATGACCTCCTCATCGTCGTTAATCGCAGGCTCTGCACACATAACAGCGTCCACTGGGCCCAGCCCCCGATGCGGTGCATGGAACACGTTAATCGTGGGGCAAATAGATTTCAGCTTGTCTGTATGGACTCGATCACAGATGGCCAGCACATTGGTCTCACCTGGAAAGAGTTCGATGACGTGCTGTACCATCGGCTTTCCGTCAACGGGAATGAAAGGCTTGAGGTCGGCGTACCCAGCCTGTACGAAGCGAGTTCCTAGCCCCGACATTGGAATGACAATCTTCATAGTGCTTACATAGGTCTGTGTATGATATGAAAATGAAAGTTGTCCATCTCGCGGGCGAACCCAATCGACGCCTGGGGCTGTGGAGTCTGGAGAACGCAGTCTTGCACGGAAAGCAGTATCCGTCTATCTGCATTCAGTCTGGAGACGAGCTCTTTGCCCCGTACAACGAACGGACAATGTCCCTTGGCAAGGATACGTTCGTTCTTCCAGAGATTGAGCACCATGAGACCACGGCGGTTGCGGAGCCTGTCTTCTTTTTCGTCTACAACACCGACAATTACTTCCACTATCTCTACGACACCATCCCCATTCTATACCAGTTCTTTCAGCTTCGGGAGCGGTATCCGACGATGCGGCTGTTGATGAAGCCTGCTCGCATGTATCCCTACATCATGGACTGTCTACGTGCTGCTGGGCTTACGGATGCAGACGTGTTGATTGCATATCCGTCGCACAGGTACGCATCGCTCTGGGTGTCGTCGTCACTCACGCACGATGGTCAATCCAACGAACCGCCGCATCCAGGCGTATGGGATGTCTACGCACGGATGAAAGGGTCTACACAGTCCACGCCGCGCAAGTTCTACGTGTCGCGCAGAAGTTGGAAGCATGGAGACACGACGAACATGGGAACAAACTACACGACTCGACGCAAGATGATGGTGGAGGACCAGCTCGTTGCCGAACTCGAGAAGGATGGCTACGTAGAGGTATTTTGCGAACTCCTGTCTATGGCCGAGAAGATTGCCTACTTTGCGAATGCTACCCATGTAGTTGGGGCAATCGGAGGTGGAATGTGCAATCTGGTGTTTGCGAAGCCTTCGTGCGTGACGACTAGCATCAATAGCCCAGAGTTCGCTGACATTAACAAGCGCTTCCTATTCACAATGCACCACACGCAGTTAACGCAGTACACCAAGACATGGGTCACCTCGCCACTCTACAAGCGGGCACGGGCAATGGGAAAGACGGGTGAGGTCACTGCCGTCAATGGCGACGAGTTGACACTCGCAGTCAGCGACGGGGTTGGATGGACGCTCGGCGATTCCTACGAGACGCTCGTAGTGAAGGAGGCGGACGTCGAATTCCTCGACAATGGGCTCAATTCACCGTGGACGTTTGACGTGAATAACTTCATTAATCAGCTATAAGTATGTACTGTTTCATAGGTAACTCGCATATTGACCAGTTCAACATACCCACATATTCATCACGGACAGGTCAATCAATCGACCGCATGGACTGCACGGGTGCGTCTATCAAGGGACTTATGAACCCAAACTCAGTCTCAGGTCTCAGGTCTATGATTTTAGACTATCAGTCCAAGAACCCATCTTCGAAGCTCGTGTTTTTTCTCGGCCAGGTTGACCTCGACTTTGGATACTACTATAAGTGCGTCAAGGATGCTGTAAAGTACGACATGCGCGAATACATTGACACTCTCGTTAGCCTATACGAGACGTTCTTGTCAACGGACATCACGAATGCGTTCGCTGTATTAGGTATAAACCCATCCGTAATACGAGACACTCGGCACAATTACAATGTAAGCTTTCAGTGTCCCAACGGAGCAAGTGGTTTCTATTCAGAAGTAAACCAAGATTTGCGGTTTGAGGACGTTAGCCACATATACTCTGACTCACTGGAAACGCGATGCATGCATGCCAAGATGTTCAATCAAGCACTCTCCAGCATGTGCAAGCGGAGACATTTCAACTTTATAGACATTTCACCCGTGCTGTTTGACGATAACAGTGTACTCAAGTCAAAATATGTTCCAGACGGAAAGATGGATCACCATCTCAAGCCAACCGCAGATACCGATATGCTTGAGTTTATCATGCCGCTATTGTCGTGAATCCACAAATGCCCGTAGGTTTCTACGAACATTTGTGGTTTTGTGTTGGAGTTGCTGTATCTGGGTCTCTAGTTGGAGTAGGCCAGGCCACCCATGCCGCTCATCACGCGCAGCACGTTGTAGTTGACGGCGTAGACGCGCACCTGCGCCGTGCGGCCACCGCGGACCGTGTTGACGGACACTGTGAGCTGCAGCGTGGCCTTGTCGATACGCGAGAAGTTGCAGCTGCCGCTGGGCTGGTGCTCCTCCGGCTTGAGCGCGAAGGAGTACACGTTGATGCCCACCGTCGGGGTGCGGGTGTGGTGCTGGTACGGCTGCACGAAGTTGAAGTAGCGACCCTCGCGCTCCGTGAAGCGGTCCTGGCCGTTGAGCTGCAGCTTGGCGACCTCAATCGGGTTCTTGCCCGAGCACTTGATGCCCGAGTCCAGGAGCACCTTGGCGAGCAGGTAGTTCGTCGTGTCCTCAAACAGCGCCGACTGGTTGCTAACGTCGCCGCCCGTGTCCAGCCAGCTGGAGCCACCCAGCGACGGGCCCTGCGTGATACCCAGACCCGGGAGGTAGGGGCCCGAGGGACCATCGGACGTCGTCGGGACGACGAGGCCCGTGCCGCCGCCACCCAGCTGGCCGCGGGCGAGCACGTCCATGATGACACCCTCTGTGGTGAAGTCGTCGGAGAAGTTGAAGGGCTGCATGCCGTTGACCTCGGCGATGAAGGTCGACGCGGGCTGGCTGCAGTCAACGAACGAGTCGCGCTGGCACACCCAGATGAGCTCCTTCACCGGGTGGTTAAAGTTGAGCTGAATCTTGTTGGACGAGCTCGTGATGGACTCGGCACCCGTGAACTGCAGCTGCTCAATCAGGTACTCGTGCGTCTGCTGGGCGAAGCGGCGACGCTCCTCCGTGTCCAGGTAGACGTAGTCGATGTACAGCGACGCGGCCGTCAGCGACTGGATGCTCGTCGGCGCCGAGCCCGTCTTCAGCTCCGTGTACGAGCAGTTAATCCACTGCTCGAACTCCACGTTGATGCGCACCTCGTGGTACTGGAGGGCAATCAGCGGGATGGCCAGGCCGGGGTTGCGGCAGAACCAGAACTGGAGCGGGATGTACAGCGTGCGAGCCGGGGTGCCCGCGCGCGGGGCGCACGAGTTCGTCAGCTCAGCACCCGAGCAGGACTGGTCCAGCGCATAGCCGTTGCCGTCCTTCATCAGCACGAGGTCGTGGCTGTTGCCCACCATCTCGTCGAGCGCGCGCACCGTGCCCGCATCCTGCGTGAGCTGCGTCCAAATCTGCATCCAGTCGCCGTACTGGCGGTCAATGCGCTGGCCGCCAATCTCGAGCTCAACCGTCTTGATGAGACGGTGGCCCACGTAGTTGAGCCAGCGGAAGCGCTTGACGTAGGTCGAGACTGCCGTGTTCGCGGCGCTCAGGTCCACCGCCGGGAGAACCACCTGCACGTACGTGCGGTACATCAGGTCCGCGTTACGGTTGATGATGGCCGTCACGCGCTTGTTGAAGTCCGCCTGTCCGTTGAAGGTGACCTCAATGGACTCCATGGCGAAGTTCGTGTGGCGCTTGAACAGCACCTTCCAGAACGTAATCTGGGGGTTGCCGCTGATGTAGATGTCCTGCGCGCCGTACGAGACAAGCTGTAAGAGACCACCACCCATATTGCTGTTATGTTCACTGGCAAGAAAAAATAGTGGGCGCGACGACTACCCCACAAAACACGCACGACACACTGCCTCGTACGATTCTGCGCCCCCAATGATTACCTGACCTGCGTTGGGGTTCAATCGGCGAGTGAAGTGTGCTTCACCTCCACATGCACAAATTGCCGACAACTTTGTCACCTTGTCGGCATACGGAATAACTGCAAGCACCTCTCCGAACGCCCTGCGCTGGTAATCACCCGACAAGCCAATGACGTACACAGACTTGTGCTTCTGCTCGGTCGCAGCTACCACAAAGTAGAGCAGTCCTGTAAAGAACTGGGCCTCGTCAATCACAATCACGTCGCAGCTCGCAAAGACGTCGTCCGTCACAGAGTTCAGTGTGTTGGTCGTCATACAAGGAAGCGAATCTCCATCGTGAGTCGTGATTTCCGAAGTCACTCCAAAGCGTGTATCACAAGTCGGTTTAATCACCAGCACTCGCTGTCCTAACGCAGTGTGCTTGCGAATTGCGCTCAGGGCATAGGACGTCTTTCCCGCAAACATCGGGCCGAGTACGACTTCGAGCGACATTTGGTATTCAACGGCGCCGGCGTGTATGCGACTTTTCACGCATCTCCTGCTTCGCCCACTTCTTGAATGACGGGTTTCCAGGGTGCGACTTCTCCTTCAGTTCGTTAGCCGCCCACTTGCGGAACGTCATGCGCTTGCCCTTGTGAGACATCTCGCGTGCCTCCTGGGCAGCCCACTTCTTGAAGAGCATGCGGTGAGTCCGCTTTGTCGGCATTTATACGCACCCATTAAAAAAAGTAGCAATGGAGGTGGATGGTATCATTGCCCTTGTGGCCATCAGCGCAGTGGTAGCGGTTGCTCTGAGCTGTGCATGTTGTTCATATTTTGAGAGACGGGTTGCGGTTGAGGATGAAGACGAATATGAAATTACTGCATGACCATGTGAGGCACGATATGCATGGCCTCCAGCTCCTGCATCCAGAGCTTCATGGCGTAGGGAATGGTCTTTTGCACAAAGTCCGTCTTGTTGCCACACGAGCCACACGAGTAGATGCCCTCTGCAGGATTGACCACCGCCAAAGTTCCGCATGTCTTGCAGATACCCGTCAGGAACGGGTCGGACACATCCATCAGACGCTCCTTGGTAAACACCGAGGCACCGTGTGAAATCATGCAGTCGCGCTCCATCTCTCCCACGCGCAACCCGCCATCCCGTGCCCTGCCCTCGCACGGCTGCCGTGTCAGCGACACGATGGGACCGCGAGCCCGAGAGTGCTGCTTGTCAATCACCATGTGCTTCAGGCGCTGGTAGAAGGTGGGACCCATGAAGATTTCCGCCTGCATCATCTCGCCTGTCTGGCCATTGTACAGAATCTCATTTCCATACGGATGCATGCCCATCTCCACCATATGCGCCCGCAGGTCGTCCACTTTCATGTGGTCGTAGGGCGTGCCGTCCGCCAGCGTTCCCTTGCGCACACAAATCTTGCCGAAGATGTTCTCCATCAACTGCGCAATGGTCATGCGAGACGGAACTGCGTGGGGGTTCATAATCAAGTCGGGCCGCAACCCAGACCCCGTGAAGGGCATGTCCTCCTCGTTCAGCAGCATGCCCACGGTTCCCTTCTGTCCGTGGCGCGAGGAGAACTTGTCGCCAATCTGCGGCACACGCTCCGACACCACGCGCACCTTCACAAAGGGATACCCATCCGAGTTCTTGTCCTGCCACACGCCGTCCACGCGGCAATCCTCTCCATTCTTGTGAGTGGTGGACGCGTCACGGAACGCATACCCAGCCGTGTCGTGGCGCAGATTCACGACCTTGCCAATGACCACGTCATTCTCCTTCAGCACCGAGTTCAGGATAGGAATGCCCGACTCGTGGATGGCTGCGTAGCTGGTGGTCTTGAACTTGCGCGTCGCGTGCTTCTGGGGACGCATGAACTTCTCTTCCCTTCCACTTGTGACGTTGCGGTGCTCCTCGTCCTTGTACAGCGTGTAGTACAGACCACGGAACAAGCCGCGGTTCACAGCTGTGCGGTTCATGATGATGGAATCCTCCTGATTGTAGCCGCCGTAGCAGGCAATGGCCACCACCGCATTCATACCGAAGGGCATCTCGTGCATCTTCAGAATGTTCATGGACCGCGTCTCCACCAGTGGACGGCTGATGGAGCACAGCACATAGGCGTTCTTGTCCAGCCGCTTAGCAAAGTTGGTCGCGTACACACACATGGACTGCTTACCCATGGCGGACTGATAGGTGTTTCGGGGCGACTGGTTGTGGTCCGACAAGGGAATCGTCCCCGCCATGTGACCCACCAGCATGGAGGGGTGAATCTCGTGGTGAGAATGCGTCGTGACTTCTCGGCGCGTCAACGCAATCCGCAGCGTCTCGGTCTCGGACGCATCAATGTACTCCATACACGCCTTGACCCAGTTGTTCCAATCACCACGGTCAGCGACCGGAGGCAGTTCCGCTCCCACCCGGAACACGGGCCGCACCACGCGACCACCGTCCGTCTCAATGATGATGGTGTTCAGCAGGGTGTACCACGCAATGGACGTATGGGGGTGGAGGCGGAAGGACTGCTTGGCCGTGCGCAGGGCCTTGACCACATCGTGCGGGCTCTCCGTGTACGCCGTCAGGACACCATTCACTGTGATGGAGGTGCCTGGGTAGACAACCGCCTGCTTAATCCATGTAATCTTGGGCGTCTCCTGGAGGAAGTGGAGCACCGTGTGACTGGGCACGTGCTGCGTGACCGACGTCAGCAGGGACATGGTCTTCACGATACCCACCGAATGACCCTCGGGAGTCTCCACCGGGCACATGAATCCCCAGCTAGTGCCGTGGAGCTTGCGAGGCGCCAGCAGCTTACCCGACTTTTCCACAGGCGTCTGAATGCGGCGGAGATGGGACAGTGTGGCGGCGTACGACATGCGAGCCAGCACCTGCGAGACACCCACCTTGGTGGCATTGGACAGGGAAGTGGAGCTGGAGGTGCCCAGACCCTGAACCGTGAAGTTGCCTGTAGCCAGTGCCTGCTTCAACTTGCCCTCAATCGTGGACAGCTTCAGAATCTTGTACAGGTTGTTGATGTTCAGAATCTCAAGCGGTGCAGGCTTGCCATCCGCTGCCTTTTTCCACGAGTCATTGTTCACCTCCTGCACGAACTCGTTGCGAGTGTCGTTGCAGACCTTCTGAAACAGCTGGCGGAACAGGTGCGTCAGCAGAGCTCCTGTGGTCACCACGCGCTTATTCGGATAGGCATCGCGGTCATCCAGCGGAATGTGTCCACCGTACGTCAACAGGAGGCGACGAATCATGGAGGCCGTCAGCAGGGCGCGGCGGGCATTCAGGACTTCAGGCGTGCTCACTTCCCCGGCGAAGCGCACGTGGGGCAGGTACTCGGTGGTGAGCAGCTGCCGAACATATGCACACTTGTCCTCTTGGTTGGTCCCGTACTGCAGGTGGCCCGTCAGGTATTGGACCGCCTCCTGCTGCGTGAAGATACCCAACTCCGCCACATCACGGAAGGACGCACCCAGCATCTCCACGTGGGAATCTGATTCATCGCCCCAAATCAGTCGGGCCACGTCGCGGTCGCGGGTCACTCCGATGGCACGGAAGTACACCATGATGGGAATGTCCTCACGGAAGCGGGGCACGCAGGCAACCATCGGATATCCAAACCCGTTGAACTTGGAGCTCAACCGAATCTCCAGCTTCTTGGGCGGCGTGGTGAACGACTCATGCAGGGACTTCATCTCCACAGAGTAGAAGTACTTGGACGCCGTCTTCTTGTTCTGGAATATCATGATGCGGTTGTCGGCCACCTTCTCTTGGCAGAGGATGGTCCGCTCCGAGCCGTGAACCACGAAATACCCAAGCGGGTCGTGAGAACACTCGCCCAAATCCGTCAGTGTTGCAGGGTAATCCTTGAGCAGGCACAGCGACGACCCGAGCATAACGGGGAGCTTGCCAAGACTGATACCCTCAAACACGCGGAACTCCTCATCGTACGTGTCCAGCAACGGTCCCTTGTAGGTGCGGGCCACAAAGCGCACGTCGGCGTGCATCTGTGCAGCATAGGTGAAGTTGCGGACCCGGGCTTCAGACGGAAGCATTGGCTTCACGCGCCCAGTGGCCTCTTGGAGGCGGGGTTTCAGGTAGGTGACGTTCTCGAAGGATAACCTGAGTTCATACTTGTACTTCTTCAACTTCTCGTCTTGCTCATGCCAGACGGTGATGGGAGGGGTTGACTGAACAATCAGTGGAAGCTTGTTGCGAACGAAATCCTCGAAGGAGTCAATCTGATGGTCGACGAGACGGCGCACACCCTTCTCAAAATAGGCATTGACGGCTTCCCACTCCATACTGTGTGCATTTCATTCGCTGTAAACGAAATCATCCGTTTTTAAGTAAAGGCGTCATGGATGTCGTCGACCAGGTCAAGCAGGTCTTTGTGAAGTCCTCCAAACCCCAACCCACACCCGATATCAAGAAGAGCCGACGTGTGTTGCCCAAATCCAAACCCGCTGTCCGCAGAGCCACTGCACACAAGACATACCCGATGGGCGCACTCAAGGGAACGCGACAGACTCGCCGAGCCAAGCTTGAACCCACGAACAACCCCAGCAAGAGCCCGCCGATGAAGGATGTCCGCAAAACAATCCGTGTCCTGACCCCTATCGGGCAGCAGAAGAAGGAGCAGAAGGTAGAGGAAGAAGGCGGTACAATGCCCGTCGCCAGGATGCGCGCCGAGCTCGGGAAGTCTGGGCACGGGGTGAGCAGGAAGGCCCCAGACGACCTTGTCCGTCAGATTTGGAAGGCAGCGAATCTTGGTGGTTTTTTGAAGTAACTGATTTCCTTGGAAAGAGTAATGACGTCCATTTGGGGTCCGTTAGGGTGGATGACACTCCACTCAATGGCATCCCTGTACCCAGATGAACCAACTGCGGCAGAAAAGGCGCTTATGGACACGTGGCTAGACCTGTTCGCAGGCACTATTACGTGCCCCTCCTGCAAAGAGCACTTCCAAGAACAACTCCAAGCGTACAAGGCTCGCTTTCCCCAGCTCCTTGAGTCACGGGCCTCTTTCCTGTTGTTTTCCTTTCGCGTTCACAACTCGGTAAACCGACGGTTGAACAAGCCAATTCAATCAACTGTAGCCGAGTGTTTTGAGGTGTTGCAGAACAACGTCAAGACACGGACTGCAACCCAGTACCGCCAAGCATACTACGCACACATTACACGTCATTGGAGGATGATGCAGGATGCGTCGGGCATTGCTGGCCTTCGCAAGATTGCGGAATTGAACAAGATTGAGGCCATGTACGCCGCGGCCCGGTCCGACGACTTTAGCGAACTCGTCCCCGAAGGGCTGACTTTCTTGGGGTTGATACAGCTGCCGCCCGAGGGTATCCAACCGAAGTCAATGATGCCGCATGCCCCGTCTCCGAACCAGAAGCTGGGAATCGCGGGAGGACGATTTCGGTTACGGAGGTAAGTGGATGTACAGGATGCCACGGGACTGAAATATACGGGTCTGTCTCCCACGCAAACCGCTTCATCCACGAATACCGAGTGTCCTTGGATTCGTCGTACATCTCGTCGGGGTACTTGACGCGACGCTTGGCTGTCTTCAGTGACGCCTGCGGCAGAATACACTGCAGTTGGTTGGTCACATGGAATGGAGGCGTCGGATGCTCCCACTTGATTTCGTATGGCTTTGGGGAAAAGTCAAGCAGTGTCTGAATCAGGGGCGCGTCTCCATAGGGATACACCCAGCACCAGTCGGGAACGCGAGAGGTGGTGAAGTACTCGTGTGTCCACATGAACGACTTCCAGAACGACTCGCACACGGGTTCCCAATTCACAACACCGTCCATGAGCTGGGCGCCCACCTGGGCTTCAAGCATATGTCCGTCAACTGACCCCATGCCCGGCTTGCGGCGCTCGGACAAGACCTTGGACTCAATAGGTCCAGCCTGCTCCAGCGTATGTTTCAGCGCACGGGAGTGGCCGTCTTCCCGGAGAGAGTAGAAAGCCAACGTAGGCATGAAGTCATTGCCGAAACAGAGGATGGCCGTTTGAACGTAGGCATCCACGTCCATTGGAAGAGCTCCAGCAAGTACTCGGATGGAGAAGGCACTATCATCTCGCAGTAGGTAGATATCGCCCAGCGCGCGTTGCGCAAGCGCGATGAGCACCAAGTCGGCATCCAACCCGTAGATGGCGATACGCTTGCGACAATCGGGTTCAAGACCTCGTAGCCATGAAAAAACCTTATGTTCCCCCTCGCCGGGCTCATCTGTTCCTGAGAACGTCACCAACGGGAAAGCCAGTCGCAGCTCCCGAAGCAACTCAATCATGTACGGAGTCTCGGGAGAGATTTGGTGACGGTCAAACACACCTGCGTGGTCCGCCATCTTGAACCTGCGATACCGCTGCTGGACAATCTTTGCATACGGAACCAGTCCGTCAAAGGCCACGAATATCCTAGGACATGTGATGCGTGCCAAGTACTCTCGGAGTCCTCGTATAATACTTTCCACAGGGTCCGTGTCATCAAGGACTGCGTGGATGAAGCAGTTAAAGTCAATGCCGAACGCATCGGACTCAAACGTAGTGTAGTGCTGTTGAATGGACTTGTTCTTGCGTAACAGACTGGCTACGTAGTACGGAATACCCATGGTTTACTTGCAGCACCAGCGTGAAACCTTCTTGACCTCGGCGAGCACAACCGGTGCAACAGCCTTCATCTCCTTCTGGGCAAAGTCTGCCACCGCCTCCACTGCAGGTGCCTTGCCCGACGCGACCACCTCCACCGCGTGGACAATGTGGGGGAGGACCTGAGTCGCAAAGAATGTCGCAGCGCTCTCGTCCTCAGACGTACCCGCGCGCTTGGCGATGATAACAATCACCTGCTGGACAGCCTTCAGGCGCTGGTCGCCCGTCAGCGCCGTCATGGTGGACACATGGGCGTAGATAGCCAGGGCCGTCGGCACGGGCTTCTTCCAATCCACTACATTGTACATGCCCGCAATCTCCTCTGCGGTCTTTGTCGCCGTGTCCACCGGGGCCACCGGGACCGCTACGCTCACTGGCTCTGGAACGGCTGCCGTGTCCGTGCTCATTTTGTTTCCTCTCCAGATTTCATCTGTAAGCCTTTCCGCGGGACCAATGTGGGTGGTTGGATACGCACGGGTTCAATCATGCCCACAGACGACGACAGGCGGGCAAGGGCAACGCGGGGGCGACGGCGTGTCTGTTTCTTGTTCCGTCTGGACCGTGTCTTGTGTCCCTTGGGTGCCATTGCTCTAAAAACGGATTTTAACGTGGCGATAGGTAAATATCAGTGCCTGCCAAAATGTCCTGCCCTGACTGCTCTACCACCCTCATCATCCACCTCAAGCCCAACTGCAGTGCCTGTGAGAAGTATGTCTGTCCCAAGTGTCACTGGGGGACTCGCTACTTCTGCCCCCTTCGCGCTGAACCCGAGACGCCGTGCGACCGCTACTGTACGCACGTGACCCGGGTTGGCGATTCTATTGTTTGCCGCAAGCACGGTCGCCGTCGCGACGAGCTCATCTGTGGACGTCACTGTGGGTGCGCTCGGAAGAACACCACCACCGAGTTCTACCCCGCACCGAAGGAGGACGAGCCCGAGGACCGTGTGGGATGCAAGACGTGCGGCGCCTACGACATGCCACTCAAGGAGAATATGGAGCTCTACAAGACGTGGGGGTTTGTGTGTTCCGATTGCGCAGATGGGATTCTCGCTCGTAAGTAAATGTGGGAACTCATTCTCCTTCTCCTTGTCTTGCTGGCCATCGCCGCCATGGCATTCCTTCCGAACATCGGTGCCCTCACGGGTGGCAAGGTGTTTGACAATGCACCCGCCAAGTGTGCATCCTGTCCCAAGCAGGCTGCACGCGATGCCCAATGATTTTCAATTAGATTCATAAATGAAGCGCCAGTACTTGCTTTACGCTGCCGTGGCATTGGTGGTCTTGGCTGCCTACTTCTCCCGTGAAGGGTTTGGTCCGTCAACTGACATCAATATGGGGCTGAACCCAGCGCCGTATGGAGTCATGGAAGAGACGGTTACATGTGGAGACAAGACTCGGGCGAAGAAAGACCAGTGCTCACTGGACTCCCAGAACGGCGGCGCCCATCTTATGCCGTATTAAACCAGACGGTTGTGCTGCCGAAGCGCCACGTCAATCTCAGTGGGGGCCTGTCGCGACACGACCTTGGTCCTGAACGTCTGGGCATCAAAGAATTCCTGAACCGCCTCCCTGACAATGTCAGGTTCAAAGTCCTTGCAGGAGAACACGTCCAGATACATGGAGTTGTTCTCTTCCACAAAGTGCGCGCAGATGTTTGAGGTCTCAATGAGCTGCACAAGCGTGTAGCCCTTCTTGCTGCCCGACCCGAACATGACAACCTGCGGCTTACCGTACGGCACCATGTCTATGCGCTTCACCAGCGTGCGTGCAAAGCTGGCAATGACCTTCGAAGAACCAATCATCTTTGGAGAACAACCCGCTGCGTCAAGAATCAGGTGCTTGCCCCAGGTGCGAAGTGGCTGCATGAGTATACTCTTTGTCTCGTGTTTAAATAATGAAGAACGCAGGCGTAAACTCCCTACCAAAGGTTGAAGGGCATATTGTTGCTCTGACCGTCAACCTGGCTGTACTGGGGTTGTTCAATGCGGCTCTGGGATTCTTTGTGTCCTACGGTATCGGTCTTCTCTTTCCCGACTTCACGGACGAATGGAAGAAGGAGCCTGCGTGGATTCAGTGGTCGGATGTGATTGCAGAGATTTCTCTCTTGGTAATCGCAGCCTTCTGGGTAACGTACTTGGCTCGCTACGTGATTCCAATTGTGCCGCTCAAGCCTGCGCTGGAGCACTACATTGAGCAGTATGGTAGCAACTTCATGTTCCTCTATGCAATCTTCATCTTCTTTGACGACTTGGCGGACAAGATGCTGTTCTTATTCAGGGGTGAACCTAAGCCTTCGGCTTGAAGGTCTTGTAGACATCCTTGGCTGCCTTGTACAGTCCAATGATAGGGTCGCCGCGACCACCACCTAACATGCCGACTGGAGCGGGAGCGGGCTTGGATACAAAGAACGCGTAGTACGGGTAGTAGAACGGCGCGAACAGGAACGCAAGGAATGCCCACACCGCCGAGCCAGACGTGTCATACGAGAGCTTTGCCGCGCCAACCCAGTAGAGCACCACCCACACGAGGACAAGCACCAACACAATAATCGCATACGCGCCTGCCATCCAAGACGGAAGCAAGGACGATGCACCCAGTGTCCCGAGAGGAGTATCCACCGTCGTGGTCGTCGCGACCTTGTTAGCAGGAGGAGGAGCTGCGGCAGGTGTGCTGCTCATTTATATTGGGTCGCGTGAAAATTGTCGCAGCTAGGAGTAAATGAACTTTGGAAAGCTTCTGTTTCACGCGGTTCTGTTCTATGCGTTCATCCCGGGTGTCCTCGTCCGCCTGCCGCCGGGTGGCTCTACCCTGACGGTGAACCTGACCCACGCCTTGCTGTTCGCCGTTGTCTGCAGCCTCGTGTGGAAGCTGGTGTTCAAGACCAAGTAAACACTCCATATATCCACATAGCATCCCAACCGCAGCCACAAGGCTGTTCTAACGGACCGCTAAAAACGGAAACGAGCGGCGGAGGGAGAAGAAACATACCCCCGCACACACAAGCAAAGATGTCTTCCACCAACAACTTCTCTTCCCTCGCCGCTGCTCGCTACCCGCTCCCGTCCCAGATGCAGCTGCGCGAGGACTACATCTTCCGTCTCCAGCAGTGCCGCACCACACCTGCGTACCAGGTGATTCTCCCGACGGGAGACCACTATCCCGTCACCTCCTATCCGCTCATGGAGGACGACACCAAGGGATGGACAACCATCAAGCGCAAGATTCATGTCAAGAAGGTCAAGTCAGATGAGCAGCTTGACTACGAGGCCACTCAGATGCATGACTACTGGGAGGCCGAGAGCGCAGATAGCTGGACAATGGCTCTCCCAGTGACGGCTGCGACGGGGGAGCACAACGGGGCGCTCTTCGACATTGGCTCTCGGTTCTGAGGGCGTCCTGCGTAGCCATCGCTAAAAACGGATTCGTGTGGTCATATCTTATTTTATATTGGGCCCCGACAAACAAGCAACCATGTCTTCCACCACCAACACCATGCCTTCCCACCTCTACTCCTGCCACCAGACCGACTGCTCCAACATGACAACCGACCTCGGTTCTACCTGCGATGCCTGCCGCGCGGACTGGCGCCGCTGCCCTGGCTGCGGGGACGTGGGCGCCACCGTTCTCGGGTCCAATTATTGCCACGAGTGCATGTCGGTGCGTGACCACCCATGCAACAAGGCCTTCATCGAGTACCCGCACGAGCACACGGGCCGCTGCGGTTGGTCCGACGATGGCACTCGCATCTGCGACGACGAGGCCGAGTACGACATCTGGTGCGGCGTGCCTGAGCCGCGATGCACCTGCGACGGCTCGGGTCGCATGTGCGACCACTGTGCGGAGGAGTACGCGGAGCCATGCCGCGGATGTGGCGTGCCGTCCCAGCTGTGGACGGACAATACGTACTGCCGCGCGTGCTTCGTGGCGCGTCACGGAGACGAGTTTCCGAAGACGGTGCGAGTTTCAGAGGAACTCAAGGCAGGGCTTCTCGCCAACCTACCGGACAAGTGGAGTTTCACGCCCGCACACCCGCCACTCCCTCCGTCGCCCGAGCCGCGTCACATGTCTCTTGAGTCCATGCGTGCCGAGATTGCCGAGATTGAGGTGCGCCTTCGTGGCGGCCTGACGAAGGGCCAGCGTGACGACTGGGTCTGGCTTCTCCAGAACCGCCGCGCAGACCTTGCGGAGGCGGAGAAGGAGATGTGGGAGGGATACGACCAGGACGACCTGCGCAAGCTGGACCGCATGAGCCGCTACTGAAAACGGATTCCCTCACACAAAACACTTTTTACATTGCCCCACATACATCATGGAGTCCTTCTTCCTCACACTCGGATTCACTCCGAACGAATCTGCAGACTACGCTGACGCTATCCAAGCCACACAACGCGCAGACGCCGTTGCGTGGATTCGTACAACCACCGACATCCACGAACCTCCTCTTCATGCCATCCTCGCCAAGATGGCAAAGCAAGGACATAGCGGCGGCAGCCTTGTCTCCTCTCTCCGTATCGTCCAGTACGTATTCAAGCACGGATACGAGGCATTGGCAGCAGATGCCATTCACTGGAACAATCTGGATGTCTACCAGATTGAGACGGCTCGGTACGCGGTGTTCGAACTGGCCCGCAAGCGAGAGACGTCCGACATTCCGCAGGTGGTCATCTACGACCGCTGCATTCGGGCGTCACTGGGCGAGGACTGGCGAACCTCGACAACGCTGGCCGAACTGGCTATCCGCAACGCAGCCGCTCGTGCCCTTGACATGGTGCGATTCTTCAACACCAGCCGCTAAAAACGAATCCGCGCGCATCCATCTATTTATTTTTCAATGCCTTTCGACTACAAGCTCCTCGGATACGATGACAACTTCAACCACATGCTCCAGTCTGCGGAGACGGCCATTGACAAGCTCAATGCATGGTACTGGGTTCGCGACTTTCACGACCCAGAGGGGTTTGGTGGGACAATGGACCCCATGATGTCTGCGACGGGTGCTGCGATGGACTACAAGGGACACTCGGTTTCTTCCATGGGAAGGACGATGCGGTCCATGCAAACCATCGCCAAGCACGGAATGTGTGTCTTCATTGAGAATGTGCCTCACTTCGCCAGCTATGAGGGCTTTCTACGCAACCTCTTTGGCGAGGAGGGACACGAGCTGGAGCCCAAGGTCCCAGAGTTCGAGGTTGACAATGCGTGGTGGGTTGCCGACGAGAAGCGATTCCGCACACTTGAGGAGCACATTGCCTACGTATCGGCCCGCTGAAAAACGGAATCCGCAGCACAGAACAAGGATACTTTTAACATGGAGTGCATCAACTGCCCTCAGTGTTACGCCTACGCCTACGACACCTTGGTCCGCCCTGCTTCCCGCGCTCGGGTTGATATGTTCGAGCACACCGTCAGCATGCCCCGCATCACCAAGGCAGCCCACACCTTAACCCCCGAGTTCATCCGAGCAAGTGTACTCCGTGGCGACCTGTCATACATTGTAATCCTCTGCGTAGAAGCCGGCGGAATCGTCCGCCCAACGAACAGGGCGCGAAACGCCTTTGCCATCATGTGGTTGTGGATGCAGGGGCGAATCAAGGACCTTGGGAACATGGCTGAGATTCACTTTGAGCACTCGGGTGGATTCGCTCCTGAACCGCCGCCCGCGCCGTCTGGGTTGCCCCTCCGTATCCGCATTCCCCGATGCCCAGACGGGCTATATGACTGAAAAACGGAATCGCATATCTTGCAGAGTATCAAGCATGGACGACTGCGCCGTTTGTTATGAAAAGGTATCCGAGTCTACAGGCCACTGCACGCTGTCGTGTAAGCACTCTTTCCACATTGCCTGTCTGACTCGTTGGTCAGCTGAGAATCCCAGCTGTCCCATGTGCCGCCACCCGCTTGGTGTGACCGAAGCGCCCGCCAAACAGCTGCCGTTGTTCATGGGGGATATGTCGAGATGGAGGATACATGTCGGGCAAGGGCAGGGACAGGGTGCTCTATTTAACCTTATTCAGGAGGCGTTGGGTCCTGAGCCACCCCAGCCTCCTCCGCCTCCACGACCGCCACAGGATATCATCAACATCGGAGACGGTGTGCAGGTGTCGGACGCAGACGTGGCACTCGTCATGCTGCACGCAGAAGTCACGCGTGGACAGGCGGTCCGTGCCCTGCGTCGCTACGAAGGCGACATTGTGAACTCGATTCTCATGCTGACGAGCCCCGACGAGGTGACACCGCGGCCGCCGCCGGCGCATCGTGACCCGATGCAGAGAGAATCAGACGACCAAGCCACGGCGTGGTTTCTTCAGCAAATGTTCGGGGATGGCGGAGGCTACCACTGGAACAGTTACTCGGATATGAAGTTCCGCATGCGAAACGGAATGCGAGGACAGGATTACTGGACCCACTTGGACTTCAACGGAATCACGAGAGAGAGGGACGGATACAACTCTGCGTAGAGAGCAATGGACCCCATGGATGAAGCCACAGAGCGCCAGCAAATCAAGTTCGCAGTCCAAACAGTTTCCTTCGCAATTGAGGACGCGCTCAAGGCCGGCAAGACCCATCTTTTCTATTCCGAGATTGTGGACGGCGACTATCAGCCCAGGCCGTGTGTCCTTAAGAAGCACGTACTTAACGTCGTGATATCCCTCCAACGGAAGTACAGGGGGGTGGCTGTTGTCAGCCGCACCCCCGGAGGAATTGTCTGGGATAAGATATAAAATGGACCTCAACGTGATTATCCCGATGATTCTTTTCGTGGTGCTGACCCCGGGTGTGCTGCTGGCCCTGCCGCCGGGGTCGTCCCTGCAGGTGCAGGCTGTGACCCACGCGCTGGTGTTCGGCCTGGTGTACTATGGTCTGCGCAAGACCTTCCCGCAGTACTACTGAGACAGAATATGCCGCACCGTCGGATGGTGTTGAACCTTCGCAATCTCCTCCCACGCAATGTACTCCTGAAACACCCGCTCGTTAGACGATAACGGAAACGCTGGATAACAACACCTCAACGCCTGAAATGCATCCGCCTCTGCGTGTGCATTTTGCTGGCGTAAGAACGTCGTAATCTGGTCAAGCTTGGTCTTGCGGTCCGCGATGGACAATGTCTTGAAGTTGGCACCAAACTGCTCCATAGTGACTACGCCTTCCCACCTTTAAAATCCGTTTATGTAAAACACCTTCCGAAACTTCCACGCCTCGGGCAGTCCACACAAACGGTTGAGATGGTACCTATTGCCTCGTTGCATATGACCCGACAAGACAGCCCGAAGAAGTGGGACCCGACGAACAGCCGTGCGACACAAGTATGCGCGCGTCTTGGTGGATGCCCGTTGGGCGGCGACTCGCGCCTCCTTGAGTCCGAACCAGTTTCTGGATGCGAGGAAGGTGTTCATCTCTTTCTTGGCGGCTTTCTTGGCTGTCGTATATGCCTTGAATTTCGCCAGTGCATCCCTTTTCAGTTCACGGTATGCCGGGTCCCGCTTGGCGAGAGCAAAGGTATTCAGTGCGAGCTCCTCCTCCTCTAGTCGTTCCAGTGGCTCCTTGTGCCGATTGCACATGATGCAGTCAAAGTTTGTTCGCTTCAGGTAGGTAATCGCGCACCTGGTGTGGTACGCGTGATGACATTCAAGCTTCACGCAAGTCGGTGTCGACTCGCGTGGGTCTTGGAATTCCTCCATGTCCATCTCCTGCATACACACGGAGCAGTCGGGCATTTAGATGATACTATTGGATTGGTGTAAGCCGCTATGCCGTCCGCCGAGGAGTTGCAGGCTATTTCCGGAAACTACGATGCGACCGAAGATTTTATCAACACCGCCACCCGAGCCATTGAGTTGTCGGCCCGCGCAGGACTGACGAGCGAGTACATTGATGTCCCCGACAACCTTACGCGAGACCAAGCAAAGGCGGCTCTTGTTGGCAACTTTCCCAACTGCAGGATTACGTCGGGGTGGTTTACAAGGTGCTTTAAAGTTAGCTGGGCAAAGTGACAATGGGCAACTGCTTCGGATTTGAAGATAAGCCGATGGTGACGATAGGAACAAAGACTGTGCGGAAAAGCCAGATGAAGGGCATCAAGACGTATCAGGACGCCCTGCGGTTTATAGGGCGCGAATGCCCGGATACAGCTGTCATTACAACGATTCATAACCACGAGGTTGCCTTTGTACCCGTTACGGCGACGTTTCAGATTGTGGACGAAATCGTCTTCAAGCAATCACACATTCCTATACGCCGATTGTATGGACGGCGGTCGTAGCCGTCTCGTCGCGCAGATTGTATAACGCAATCAATGGACCGAACTTGATTTCCGTCAGAATCAGAAAGCCACCGACCGAGATGATGATACCATCCTCCCAGTTGATGCCCTTCGGACGGAAGAGCCAGAAGTAGATGCCGAGGAACAGACCCAGCGACGTCTTGAACACTGTGTCCACAATGGCAAACATCGGACTTTCTGCCACCTTGTACCCGAGAGACAGGAGCACGACCTGTGCCAACACGACTATCTTCAGGACGAAAAAGTACACTTGGTACAGCTGCATTGTGTTAACCGCAGAAAACGGATTTCGCTCGGGAAGGGCAAACAGTCTCGGTCACCATGGAGCACCTCTACATTCTCGAACTCACCTGCGGGAAGTACTTTGTCGGCAAGTCTCGCGATGTCGAGCACACCTACGCCTACTACGCCTGCGGATTCGGTCCGCCCTGGATTCGCGTCTACAACCCCGTCCGCATCATTGAAACTCGCCCCGTTACGTCGGCTAACGACGTGCGGGCAGCGACCATGGCGCTCATGAAGAAGCACGGGATTGACGCCGTGCGCCCCTACGATTGCGGAGAGATGCGGCTAAGCGACGAGGTTGAGCAGTCCCTCCGCTTTGAGATGCACGCACCTGCCGATGCCTGCACAAAGTGCCACGCGACTGGGCACGGACACAATGACTGCACGCAGGAACAGAACACCAGCTGGTCCTGCCAATGGTGCGTGTCCGACTACCCCAACCGGTACGCGTGCGAGCAGCATGAGAAGGGGTGCCGTCCTCCGAGCGTAGAGTGCAGTCCACCCAAGGACTGGTGCACACGCTGTGGGCGCACAGAGCACACCGCCAGCAGGTGCTACGAGGTCAAGCACACCGAGGGCTGGTGGATTCGGTGAAAAACGAATTCCCGCCCACTTACTTACTTCTTTTCCATTACCATGGAGTCCATCACTCGCAAGCAACTTCAGAATGCCCGCGCCGCCGCAGTCGCCGAGAAGGACCGCATTGCCCACCGAGAGCAGGAAATCAAGGGACAGCTGGCGGCCGAGGAGTTCTACAAGGAGATTCGGCGAATTGCAGAGGTGGGCGAGTCAACGGGGGCATCCTCCAAGTCCGTGGAGCTTGGTCCTGCCTTTGACACCTTGCTCTTCTGGACCAATGAGCATTTCCCTGACTGCAACGTGTCTACGGAGATTCGACACATTGGACACAGCCCTACGTATGCTGTTCGCGTGGACTGGAGCGAGCCGAGTCCGTATCCCTCGGATTTGGAGACTCGGCGGCTGGAGAAGGAGACAAGTTGGTAACCGTGCGGTGGGCCTTCTTGCACAGCAGCCAAAACCAGTAGGCGTTCAGTGCCATATACCCGACATTGACTACTATGGAGGCTGTGGACCCTAGCGCATTGTTGTAGGCCCAATACGGATAGTACACCATGCGCATCAGGGTCCAGATTCCAAACGTGAAGGCAAGAATGCCCATGTGCATATCGTCATACGGATACTTCAGGGCTTCCATCAGCCAACTCAGGCTGAAGGAGGGGTTCGTGGATTCCAGAATGCACATGGCCTCAAAGACTAATTTTACATGTGCATCTGAGTGGTCTCCAAAGATGTAGCCAAGCCAGATGATGGCGTGGTGAATGAAAAAGTCCGGCGACTTTGCGTAGAGAGTTAGGTGCCCTGCATCGTAGACCATGTACGCCAATGACTGTTCAATCATAGACAAGTATCCATCGGGTGTTCCCACAAAGAACCACATAATCATCATGTATCCTGAAAACAGGACTCCATTGATACGGGCAATGAATTCGTGCTTCTTGTGTTCCGCCATGGCGATGTAGTCGGGGTTCTCCTTGAACAGCAAGTACATCAACAGGGCATTGAGGGTCAAGAGGACGGGGATGATAAACACCCGATAGTCCATTGCGCTTAGAGAAGAGATTCGCGAGATGACGTAAACGAAGCGATGGACCCGTTTGACTCCGCATGTGAAAAGGCAAAGACGTTGGCATCCAAACTGTCGGATGCCGACAAGCTCACACTGTACAGCCTGTTCAAGCAGGCCACGGTCGGCGACTGCACCACTCCTGAACCTGGGTTTCTGGACCCAGTGGGAAAAGCAAAATGGAGTGCGTGGAAGGAGCGGAAGGGACTGCCCCAGGGTGTGGCTAAGAAGGTCTATGCGGACGTTGTCAATCAGATTCTCGCCAAGTAAACAATGGACTCTGATACAAGTGGAGCCCTAGGTATCATCGCGTTCTTGGTGTCTATAGCAGGAGTCATCTACGCCGCCGTCAATCACAAGCGAGTCCGTTGCAAGTGCTGTGGGAAGGACATTGACATGTCGGTGGACGTGGATTCAACTGCGAAGGTCAGTCCCGCCCTCCCCAAGATACGGGTTCCGCCCCCGCCTCCAGGGGAATCGGTATAGTCTCAGTGTAGCGCTCGCCATCCGCCGTCTGTCCCCAGTGCTGCATCTCGGGATACTTGAAGCGCATGCGGCCAAGCCAAGCCCGCAGTGTCTGCTCATTCAGGATGTACTCGCCATTGCCCTTTGTTCCGTCAGAGTCAATCCAGAAGATTGCGTACATTTTGGTGGTTATACAACCCAGCATGTAAGCAGTCCATTTTCACCGTCCAAAAACGGATTCCTTCACCCCAGACCAAACAACCTTTACGCTCAAGATGGACACCTACGAAATCGCTATCTTCGAATACTCCGAGCTCTACGACGGCGACAGGGATGTGTCTCCAGACAAGGTCATCTGCGAGTTCATTGAGTACTACACGCGCTACTTCAACCCACACTATTACGAGGAAGAGAACGTGCGGTTCCAGCGCGGGAGGACGTGGCTCTCCTATGCAGACAATTCAGGTGGCGACAAGCCCATGACGATCATGCTCATGGGGTCCATTACAGAAGAGCTTGTCGCGAATCTCAATGAGGCTGTGGCGAAGGTGCACGTGAAGACATGCGAGGACTGCGGGAAGGAAATCAAGGACAAGAAGTGGGCTGTCTGCGAGGTGTGCAGGGACAAGTAGAAAACGGATTCCTTCACCCCACCCCAAACTCCCATTGCAGTCACCATGGCATCCATCTTCATTGTCCTCGAAGCGACCAGCGAGTGCAGCCGAACCATCTTCCCTACAACCTACAAGACCCTCAAGGACGCAACAGACGCAATCAAGGCGAGATGGATGCCGTTTCTAGAAGAGTTCGTGAAATACGACGGGGGCTGCGCGGATACACTCTGGGTGGAGTGCCTTGCCGAGGCCACGATGGAGAAGAATGTGGTCTCAATGTACCTCGAGAAGGAGAACTTCTTCGAGATTCACGAACTGCCGCTCCAGTAAAAACGGATTCCTTCACCCCAACCCAAACCAATTTTCCATTCAAGATGGAGCAACTCTACGTCCTTCAGCTTGAGAGCGGCAAGTACTACGTCGGCAAGACAGCATCTCCTTCAGACAGATACAAGCAGCACCTCGCAGGCACGGGGGCTGCTTGGACCAAGAAGTTCAAGCCGACCAAGATGATTGAGATACGCGCTCTGAAGAGTGAGCACGACGAGACAAACACGACAAAGGACTTGATGAAGAAGTACGGGGTGGACAATGTGCGCGGCGGGGCGTATACCACCATCTCTCTGGATGACGCAACCAAGGCATTGCTGGAGCGAGAGTTTCGCAGCGGCAACGACAAGTGTTTCAAGTGCGGGCTGGGAGGACACTTTGCGAATCGGTGTCCGATTACAGTCCGAGAGGAGCCCGAACCTGAAGAGGAGGTGTGGGGCTGTGAATATTGTGACAAGGAGTTCAAGCGCATGACACTTGCCATTCAGCACGAACGGCGTTGCACATCTAAGCCCCAGCCGCGAGCCGCCAAGAAGACGGGTGCATGCTACCGATGTGGACGTGCTAGCCACTACTCACCCGATTGCTACGCGAAGACGGATACCGACGGGAACGACCTGGACGACTGAAAACGAATACAAGGACAACACACAAACCATCTTTTCAATGCCGTGCCCTCATTGTCGCTCTACGACTCATCACTGCGCAGCCTGTCCAGCTCGCCGGCCTCCTCCTCCCAAGGTTGTGTACGTCCCCGCCAACGGATACAAGCAAGCGGTCGTTGGCGGGGTTGTGGGTGGTGTCGTACAAAGTGTGTGTGTTGTTGTGTGATTACTTCGCGTGTGAAGAGACTAACATAGTCTACATTATATACTAAATGAGTGTAGACCACATTTTCATCGTACACTACACACCCCTTACCGACCGTAAGGCATACCTAACCAAGCGTTTCAAGGAACTCGGTATCACGAACTATACGTTCTTTGAAGAGTACAATCGCAACACGACGTCGAAGGAAACGATGGACAAATACTTCAAGCTCGACAACCTCGCACCTGCTCAGATATGTATTACAATTGCACACATTGAGATATATCGCAAGATAGTCGAGGCTGGGTATACACGATGTCTCATCATGGAGGACGACGCTATCATCTGCAATGGATTCACCGAGAAGTTTGCATCGTATATGAAGACTTTTCCTGTGGACTGCGACTTGGCGTTCATCGGAGGTGGGTGTCAGATGCACGCAAAGAACATAACGCCCGAACAAACGTGGTACAGGGTAATTTGGTCTCGGACGTGTTCTGGGTACATTATCAACCGCGAGACATGTGAACGGATGCTTGAGACGGCCATACCCTTTACGAAGGCAATTGACCACGAACTGAACACTCAGATTGAAAAGAACAACTTTATCACCTATTGGTGCGAACCCGTGCTCATTGACCACGGAAGCGAAGATAAAGCATATTCGGAGTCATATGGACGGTTTTGACTTACCGAGCTCCGAAGAACTTGAAGAACGGCTTATCGGCAACCCGGGATAGATCCTCTGCGTAATTCGTATATCTGTATCCCCATATCATGTTGCGTATATCCCCTTCAAACGATGGGTCAGTACGCATGTCTGGAAATGCGTGATAACAGAGGACTGCAAGTGTGCGCTCAAACGCAATTGCATCCTCCTTATTATCCACAATCTTCACGAGACGAGAGAGACCGTATGCGCGTTCCAGCGTCTGAATGGCGTCCTTCGTGATGACTGTCATGCACCCCATACAACCGTGCCATGCAGAAGATTCATACAAGCGAATCAGGTCATTGCTACTGTCAAGTGTCTTTAACTGTCGTAGAATACGGGGGGTTTCATCGTATGCATGGGTTTCAAAGTGCCACATGAACTTTACGTTGCGAACAGAATCAACGTCAATCGGACGGTTAAAGATGAACCCGTCGTGGATAATCACTGCATGCGAGTAGCCGTCCATCTTTAGAAACTCATGGTAAGGGCGAAATAACCTAGAATTTGAATACTCTGTTTCAACAATCTCGCAGTTTTCCAGCGGTATCGTTGAAGCATGTGTTGACTTATTATCTAATATCTTGATGTGGACCTCAGGATAGACCCTTCGTATCGACTTGTACGACTCTATCCACAGTATATCAAACTCGGGCGAGGTTACTTTGCGTAGCATCAGAATACAGAACATTTACTTCCACGTGCGATTACTTCAGCGCGCGTGCGGACAGGATGTACAGGAACGCGGCGTTCGCGAGGGTCAGGAACAGCGTAGGCGCCGACGCCAAGAAGACTGCAAAGCCACGCTTCGGGGCAATGGACATGCCGTATATCTCCAGCAGCAGGACAAGCGCTGTCGTCACTCCCACGATCCAGAACATGATGTAAAAGTAGTCCACGACGACCTCGTTCGAGATTCCCTTGGTGACTTCAGTTTCGCCGGGCATTTATATACTCCCAAGAAGAACAATGGGCTTCTCCGTCGTTCCTGTCGCATTTGGAGTGGTGATGGCGGTGCTGGACTTGGTGATGATGTCCACTGTGAAGCAAGTAGGCGCGGGCACGTGGCCTGTCCGCACGGGCTTGCCGTTTGCCACCTTGGTGTACGCACTGGAGCCATTCCTTTTCCTTCAAGCCATGAAGTACACAGGTGAAGGCTTATCGGTGGTCAATTTGGTCTGGAACCTGTCTAGCGACGTCCTGGTGACGCTGATGGGAGTCTTCTGGTTCGGCGAGAAGCTTCATGGAACCCGTTGGATTGCAGTGGGTATGAGTTTGGTTGCCCTGACATTATTCGCGTATACCGAGAAAGAATGAGGACAGCAGTGATTCTTACAGGACAGGAACGGTCACTCCATAAGGTATACAAGCATACTCGCAAGAACCTGATTGAGCCCAACAACTCGACCCTCTTTCTGGCATGCGAAGTCGACAATCCCGACCGAATGAGGGGCTACTTTGATGGAATCGAGATTGGCGGCGACGACATTCGCAGCACTTCATTTCGCACCCCAGACTTCGAAGCATTTACCCTCATGCTCCACTCGGGTGGGCGCCCCGCGTTGCTGGAAAGCGTGTTTGAACGTACTCGCCCGGAGACGTACCAAGTTGGGTACGTGCTTCAGGGTGCAAGCGTTCTTCAGTACTATCAGGTTCTGAAGGCGTGGCTCATGGTTCTCGAGTACGAACGCAAGCACAAGATGCGGTTTGACGTGGTTGTCCGTTGGCGCACGGATGCACTGGTTACCGAGAAACTGGACCTGTCCGCCCTGTTTTCGCAGGATGAGTTGACGGTGCGGAGTCTGGGCTGTCCTCGGATTCGTGAGAAGTTGACGCCCATTGGGGGGTCCATGGACAGAGTGGTCATCACTCTAGGCATGGAACAGACGTGGTTTGCAAAGCGCGATGTGTTTGCGTTGCTGGGCCCGATGATGTACATGTACGGGTGCTGGGACAATGGGTCAAAGTACGCCTTCAATTCCGAGACCTTCTTCCAGGCGTTCTGCGATATGAACCACATCACACACTGGGGGTTCTGGGAGGACCCGTTGTTCAATGAGTCGCATCGCACTGCGGATGTCGTGGTCTCAGACCCTCTTGTGTTTTCGCTTGTGCGTTAGACGACGACGGGTCTTGCGTCGACGGGTACGGCGACCACCCTTCCGAAAGCCCGGTGGTACTCCTGGTGGCATAGGAGCTTTCTCGGGGACCACGTCGACTATCTCCCTTATCGAGTCCAGTTTCTCGGCGTCGGTCAGTGGCGTTCCAGACTCTTCGAACAATCCGATGTTGTCGTTTGCGTTGCGGAGTTCCTCGACGAGAGTCTTGTCTGCCTGGAGATTCAGATGGACCTTTTTTAGTTGCGTCAGTAGAGCAGCGGCAGGGGCGCCCTTCATCGCCGACAATGTTCTCTCTGCTTCAGCGACTACCTTACCAGGACCCTCGGGTTTCAAGAGAATTAGCATCATATCTGGTATTTTAGTGCCCTTGATGAACAGAAACATGTGGCGAACATCTGTGTACCGATTGTCGAGTGGGACCAGCTTGTCCTCTTTGAGATACCCGCGTTTCTCATAGACGGGCACAAGGTCTTCGCGCAACGGATACAGGTAAATGAAATCGACCTGTTCAGCCTCAGCGTCCTTTCGCAGTTGTCCCAACAATGCATCTGCAACACCTTTATACTCGTCTTTGCGCACGCGAATCGTGCTAATCTCGGAGAGGTAGATGTAGGTGACCCCAAATCGTGTCTTCTTCTCTGCTGACATCCATCCACATATCGTACCATTGGACATCTGGGCAACGTAATGCCGAATCGCAACCTTCTTCGTATGAAGAGTGCATTCATATGTCCATGGCACCACCCGGGAGTCGAATGGCTGAATGAACTTTCTCCGCTGGAACCGAGTCAGATAGACAACATTGTCGGGGTTGGGAGGTTGTAGTACCTCCTGTTGTGCCTTGGCTAGTGCCGACAATCCTGCTACACTTGCCTTGTCATCTGGTTTACCGCAATCGTAGCGGGTCACCGTGTATGCGAACGCGCCGCCCTCCATTACTTATGACGGCGACGAGTTTTGCGTGTACGACGCTTGGACGACTTCTTGGTCTTGCGACGACGGCGACCCCCGAGTTTTGCCGCAGCCGCCGCGCCCCCCGCCGCCGCCGCCGCCGCCTCGGCCGGAGCCGCTAATTCGAACGTATATTTGTCATTATACACTCGGCCGTCGTGATTAGCATTCGCGATCCGAGCGGCAAGTACGCTATACACGCGCGTCGACCTCGGCCAGTCGCTGACGCGCAGCCAGCGCGTCCCTTTGAATATTCCAGTCATTGTCGGTTTCGTGGCTCCAACCCTCGTGACGACGTACTTACTACCCTTAATCAACTGACCAATCGGAATTGGCATTTATCTAAACACTGCGAATGAATTCCCAGTGCAGGTAGTCGCATATCTTCTGCCAGATGTGGTCGTGTGCAATCAGGCGGTCCCGCGACTTCAACAACGGAAAGTAAACCTTGTACTCGTCCAGGTCTAGCAGCTCGAAGAACTTGTAGAGGATGTACGAGTACGACAAAAAGTTCGTCCGGTCATTGGGGCAGTAGAGCAGGAACGGCGCCTGAATCTCTTGGAACATGGCGCGTATCTTCTCCTCAATCTCGGGCGTGATGGTGGGCGGTGGATTGCCGTTCAAGCGCGACAGAATGTGGGCCGCGTGCTCGTAGTACTTTGACCGCCCCAGCTTCTTCAGAATCTCGCGAATCTCCTTCTCCGTCAGGTCGGCAATATTGTCGATGCGACGCTTACGGATTTCCAACACCACCTCGTTCATCACCTCCTCAGGAATCATGGTGGACTCCTTGGCTTGAAACTGGTTGAGGATTTCGTTCAGGTGGTTAATCTTCTTGTACGCGTAATTGTTCCGCTCCTTGGGCGGGTCGCGGAACGACTGGAAATCCGACACTACCAAGGAGTACTCCTCAGACCCGCACTTCGGGCACACCAGAATTCCCTCAGAACTGATTTCCTCACGAGCCACATTGCACTGGGCACAATGTTCTGTCTGCAACTGCGTCATTTCGGGGACAGCGCCCAACTTCATGCGGGCTGCATATTCGTCAAACATCTGCTTCCGCGTGGACCCCGTATCCGTGGATGCTGCCGTCGCAAAGTACTTGAGGAACGTATGGGCATCCTTGGGCGCAACGGTTGTCGCTGACGTGCCCCCGGACTCACGATTGTAATAGCCCATCAGAATGTCCATGTTCTTCAGATAGTACTCTTGGACGGGGTCAGCTTGCACAGCCTCCGCGTCCAACTCCTTGACGCGGGCTTCCCACTGCGAACACTGGATGACATCTCCAATCTCGTTGGACCCGTGGACAGCCGCAATTTTCTCCCGTAACCCAGCCAACTCCGCATCCGCATCTGCCTTGGACTGGGTTTCCCGCAGTCCTTGCACAATATCTTGGTGAACCGAATCGAGCGTCCCGATGGACGCCGATCCCGTTTCCCGTGTCCGTCTCACCTTGAATACATCCATGGTGTCTATTGTGGCTGTTTATGTAGATGCCTTCGGGGCCTTCGGGGCCTTCAAGGCCTCCGTCACTTCCTGCATGAAGGCAAGGTTCTGGCAAATCTGAGGCCTCTGCTTGCGAACCGCGGCTAGCAAGGTCGGGAAGTCCAACCCGAAGTTTTTGCACATGAAGTACAGCAACAAGAAGGCCGACCGGTTGATACCTGCTTGGCAGTGGACAAAGACGACGGCATTTGGGGCTCGCAGGAAAGTGCGCATTGCAGTTTCAAATGCAGGATACCAGTCCAGAATCTTGACACGCACGTCGTCGTGAGCATCCAGCTGGGCGTAGCGACTTGGGTGTGTCTGCTGAAACCACGCAGGTGAATTCTCTCTGTATGCGCAGTTGATGACGTGGGTCACGCGGTTGGTGGCAACAAAGAACGGAGTTAAGGATGCGCCCGCTCCCAAGCAGATGTTGGGATAGACCCATGCAGGAGTGCTCATTGCTTATTCACCCCCAAGCCTCTTAAATCCCCACGCTACCGAGGAACACGGACAACAGATGGGCAATCACCACCGCGGCGGCGCCCAGAACGCCCGCTCCCTGCCACGAGACCACGCCGCCACTGGTGTACATGGACGGCAGGTACTGAAGGAGCATGTTGCGGGGCGTGGAGAGGGAAATGATAGCCGCAGCCACAAAGAAGCAGAAATACAACTTCAGGTTGCGAAACATGAATCCCATCTGGGGCAAGGTCGGCTTGAAGGACGGAATCATTGAGCCCTGTGTCGTCTGCTCAGTTGACGGCATGGGAATCAGTGGCGGTGCAGACTGATTGCCTTGCGGCGAGGGAAGCAAAGCATCCAAAGAGGTTGAGTCACTGTCCATTGTTTATACTGAAGGCATCTTTTCACAGACCGCATCTTCCACGCGATAGCGATAGCACTTGCCGTCCACCCGATTCGTCTTGGTGCGCACGTCGTCCAGGGGCAGCGCCAGAGTGTAGTGGGTCACAAAGTCCCGATGGAACAGCAGTGCCGCCAAACCCAGGCCGACAATAAAGGAAAAGAACGGCCTGGCCCGTTCAATTGCATGGGTGATGTTCAGCATTCCCTTACTTCTTAAGCGAGGCAAGTAAGTTGAAGGAGTCCGTCTCGGACGTGCAAGGAACCTCCATGGCTTCCACGTGGACGCATCCCGTGTCCGTGTGGTACACAATCTTCCCATCTGATGGGTCGGGGACCTTGGAGACCGTACGACGAGGGGGGATAACGACAGACGACAGCAGCAATCCAAATGTAACGCCCGCCGCGAACCAGATACCGTCAATTGGGAGTGCCATTATCTACTGCAGCGGTTTGTAAATCTGGCTGTCCACAAAGAACCACAGCGCGAACTGGATACAGAAGGACCACACGGGGGCCAAGGCGGCAATGAAGGCCATTACGTACTTTGTAAGCCCAATTTGAGCAAATATGGCTGCGAACAATGCAAACCACTGTCCGTACTCTCCAAAGTTCGCCTTGGTCGCGGTACTCCACCTGAGGTTGTTCGTACCCATATGGTCCCACAGCTTGTACGCCCACACAATCATCAGCACCCAAAACACCGCCACCGCAAACCAGAACTGAATCTTCCCAGCCGCCAATCCGGCCTTCATGCTCAACTCACCTGGCTTCTTGAGAAACAGACCCCACGCAGTCAGTTTCCCCATGATGATAATGTCTTCCATTGCGAACTCCTTGGAGTGATACCCTTCGGGGTCAATGTACTTGATGAAGAGTTTAGGTGGGTGGAGGTTGAGTGCATCTGCATTGTCAACGTCTGTAATCGCGTTTGCATCCTTCAGGTCGGCGAGCAGGGATTTCATAGGATACTCAACATACCCGTAGGAAATGTGGGGTTTAATGTACTTGATACAGTCCACGCTCTGTTCTCCATAGACGAAGTTTGCAGCTACGATTCGCAGGTCTCGAGTCTCCGGGCTAGGAAATGAGTACGAGGGTGGCTGCGGGATTGTCGACAGTGGCACGCTGACTATCCCAGTGTTGGCGATGTTCTCGTCCACGTCTCGCCTTGTTGGCCTAGGGCTTACCTTCACGGGAGGAGGGTTGCTCATATTGTTAAGAAGCAAACACAAGATTAGCCAACCCGCTCACGACACGCAGGTAGTTGTACGACTCTACATATGCGTTCACGGTGTACGTGTACGCAAACACCACTGTCGCATTGTTCGAGTTTTGAACGATGGTCAAGACCTGGTCAGGCGTGTACAGCGAAATCTGTCCCGGTGGAATGATGACTGGATTCGTGTTCAGTGCCGTTGACTTCAGTACGCACACGGTTGTGGTGGTGGCTGCAGGAAGTGTCGCAATAATCACAGTTCCCGGAGGCACAGTCTGCGAGGGCGTAACCGTGTAGGTGGACCCGTTGACCGCGGTGATGGTGGTTCCTGGAGTCACGCCTGTTCCAGATAGAATAGCGCCAACCACGAACGGACCCCCCGACGTCAGCGTGAGCGTAGTTCCCGAGATACCGCCCACACCTGCGAATTGGAAAATCTGGTTCGTAGCGGGCAGGGGCTGCTGCAGAGTTAACCGCAGTACGGGCTTGTTGATTTTGCTTCCGTTTGCGGCTCCCGACGGTTGGTACTGGTCGTTGTTCAGTGCAAAGGAGTACATGTAGACACCCGGCAGCTGAGTGGGTGTTGTGCCACTCGCAAAGCGGTAGGTCTCCAGTAGCGAGTAGTACTCTGACGGCTTGACCTGAAGGCGCTCGTTGCCGTCGAACAGTATAGTACCGTCAATCACAATGTCCCTGGGAAACACGGATGTCACCTGCTGCTGTCCCGATGCATACAGGCTGGTCGCCACATCGGACGTATTCGCACTCCATGGCGCTCGCTTGGGGTCTGGCCAATTCGTGTAGTTGTCCCACGCATTGGTCGCAGTGCTATCGGACCGCCGAGCGACCCATGTAACGCGCGTCGCCAAGTTCCGCATGGGAAGAAGCAGGTCTGTGTTTGGACCGTATTGTCCCTCCGACCCCACGAAACTGATTTCCTTCATCAAGTAGCTCTGGTCAGCCACGGCCAGCTGTTCCATTTCCTGTTCGGTCAGGTAGAAGAAGTTGCATTCCAGATATGGGTCGGGGTTGAAGTTCGCAACGCCTGCATTCGTAGGGGACCCGTTCGGCAGGGTCGGCGTCAGGAACAGGTTCAATGGATACGACCCCGTTGGACGAATGCGCTGTCCGTAGGTCGGGGATGTGGGGACAACATCAACCACCGTGTACAGATAATTCAGGGGGCGGAGCACGACATTGATGTAGACCTCCGTGTTCTGAAGCGACACCAGCGGCAGTGCAGAGCCCACAGATTCGCAGAACCAGAAATGCAGCGGCACCACCAGCTGACGAGAGCGAATGGACGGCTCGGGAATGGTCGCGCCTGGGAAAACTAAGACTCCATTTGCGTCGCGCGCGGGGGTGGCGTACGAGACTGCGTGGGGATACTGTCCCTGTCGGTCAAATGCGTTGGCAGGGTCGTAGAGCTCAGGCACGTTGCCCACCATCTGATTGACGGTTGACAGCTTAGTCCCATTGAACGTCAGGTGGGAGTACAGCTTCAGCCACTCACCGGGAATTGTCTGAATAACCTGCCCATTCATCGTCAGCTCAATGTGGTCAATCAGGTTGTAGCCAATGTTTGAAATCCACTGGAACTCGTAGCCAACGGCTGTGCACCGAGCATCGTAGCCCACAGGAGGTGCCACCGTCAGCGGAACCAGAGGAGACCAGATGTCGGGCAGCGTCAAGACTACGTAGCAATCGTTCAGCAACTGAGCGTAACGGTCAATGCGCGCAGACAGCTTGCGTGTCTGGGCCACGTCAAAGTTGAGGTTGGAACTTGAAAAGTCCACACGAATATGCTCCATGGCAAAGTTCGTGTGGCGCTTGTAGGTGCTGCGAAAGTGGGTCATGGACGGGTTGCCGTTAATCAACTCGTTCTGAGCCCCCACGCCCACCAACTGGAGAAGCGCACCAGGCATTTGTAGTTAAGGAACATCATTGTTTAATAGAGAACCGCGCCACTCGACACACAGCACAACGAAGTAAAGGTCCTGCCCATGGAAGCCGTGTTACATGTCTGATTTCCACGACACGCACCTCCGACGAACTTATTGTACTGGGTTGCGCGGTTGGCTACGAAGATTGTGTAATTGTAGCTAGACTTGTTCTTGGCTTTTGCGGGCGGGTCAGCGATGTAGCTATTGCCAATCACCTGGCGCTTGTACTGGGTGAGGTAATCTTGGGCAGAGTTGACCTGCATTCTATTTATACAGAGCGGAGAGAATTGATACAATGCGATTTGTATTGGTTAGCACACACGTAGACCAGACCACTGGGTACGCCAAGGTAGCCTACAACCTCCTCCGTCAGGTGTCGTCGGTGTCTCCGAAAGTCAAGACGTTTCACTTTGGATTTCAGCGCCACCCCGACCGCAAGAATGTTCGCAAGCTCCCCGATGGAATCGTGGGGTATGACGCCGCGTCCAATGAGGACCCAAAGGAGGAGGGCTTCGGGTTCAACAAGATTGCCGAGTATGTGGAGATGGTGCGCCCCGACGTGGTGATGATTTACAATGACCCGCTCATCATCTGCAAGTTTATCGAGGCAATGAAGTACGACAAGACCACCTCGTCCTTCAAGCTGTGGCTCTATGTGGACCAGGTGTACCAAGGCATTGCCCAGCCGCTAGTGGACACCATGAACAAGCAGGCGGACCGTATCTATTGTTTCACACAGTCGTGGGCGGACACGTATGCTGCATATTCCCCTGACTCCAAGATGCCGAGTGTCATTGAGCACGGGATTGACGCTGCCGAGTTTACGTGCATGTCGCGCGACCAGCGCCTGGCTCTTCGTCGCAACCTGAAGATTCCTGCCGATGCAGTCGTGTTTCTCAATGCAAATCGCAACAGCCAGCGCAAGCGCCTGGACACGATGATTATGGGGTTCGTGAAGCTGCTGTCCACGACAAAGAAGCCCGTATACCTGATGGTTGCCACGGCTATGAATCCCCAGCACGGTGCGTTTTACGATATCCAGCGCATCTACGTGACCGAGCTGAAGCGGGCAGGTCTCTCTCCCGAGGCCTTCGCCAGCCGACTCATGATTGTGGATACGGCGCCTCCGAACACCCTGTTGGACACACAGATGAACGAAATCTACAATCTGACGGACATTGGTGTGAATACGTCAGATGGCGAGGGATTCGGTCTCTGTCAGCTGGAGCATCTGTACACGGGCGCACCACAGCTGGTGACGGACGTGGGCAGCTACCGGTCGTTTCTGAACGATGATGTGGCCGTGTTTGTTCCGCCGTCTGGCCTGCAGTACTTTGCCGGCTCTATGCCCCTCGGGTTCTCGGCGCCTGTCTTTGACCCCGACGTCATTGCCGCCAAGATGGACGAGATGGTTGAGACACTGGATGCCCGGAAGGTGGCTATTCGGTCCTTTCCCTTCAAGAGCTGGACGAAGATTTGCGACGGGTGGCTGGAGGACCTTCACACGGCGGTGCCTTCAGCGTAAGTCGGCCTGCCCTCCAGAACCCAACGAATCTGTGTATCTGATATCTTGCGCCCCACGGGAATGAGACGGTGATTGTCGTCAAACGCAATCCCGTCAAACACGTCTGCGGTCAGTGGGTCAATCAGAAACAGAATGCCCTTGATGACAACGCGCTGTAACCTCCGCGACTTGCGCTCCATGTTTCGCAAGTACGTGGCGTCAAGGTCTTCGGACTTCACCGACGGCTTGAAGGCCAAATCTTCACCCGTGATGGTGCTATCAAAGCGCATGCACGAAATCACTGGCTTCTCCTTGGCGTGGAGCTTGCGGTGAATCTCGCAGTCCACCGCAGCTTGCTTCAGCAGGGTTCCAATCTTCTGGTTCACCTGGTTCTTCTCAAACGAAATCTCGTAGAGATACTCGTCAGCCGACATGAAGGTCTCCACAGGTCCACCACCCTCGTAGCGCTTCATGGCTGTGTCGGCACGACGAATCGGCGTGATGTTCGGAAACTCGTTAGACTTGGCCTGCTTGTCCGTAAAGACCGCCACGTAAAAGCTAATACGCACTGTCCTCTCCTCTACAGGGAGCGTTGCGTGCGAGCAGATGCGAATAGCACGACCAATGACCTGGTCGTGGCGCGCAGGAGTCCAATGCGGCTCCAGAATGTGGACGTGGCGCACATTGGCAAGTGTGATACCCTCTGCACCCGAGGACGACGCCATCAGTAGACACAAGAGCTTCTTCTCTCGGGCTTGCACACTCGTCTTCAGGGACGCAGGAAAAGACGATTCGTACTTGCCGTTGAATATCTGGCGCGTCAGCTCGCGTTCCTCCGCTGACTCTTGCCCCGTGTAGAAGGTGTACGCAGGCTTGGCGGGGTCCATCTCACCCTCCACCCACTGACCGTTCGTCTTGACTATCTTGTACACTTGCCATCCATTTGCTTCCAGAACAGCCGAGAAGACGCCCAATCCCTCCAGTTCGCGGTACTGGGAGTAGACGAACTGATTGCGATTGTCGGCCCCGATGGATTCTTGGATGTTCTTCAAGACCTTCAAGAACTTCGGGCTCAGGGTCGCCAGCGCCTTTTCCGACAAGTACTTCTCTGGGTTCTCCTTCAGCTTGGCCAAGATTTCAGGCTTGTCGGCCACCTTGTCTTCCGACAGCTCTTCTCCAGTCGTCACACGCAAGTCCCCCGGGACAGCATAGTTACAGGCCAATCGCGAGAGCACACGGTAACTGCCGAGGTTCTCGTCCATGGATTTCTTGCCTTTTTGCGAATCCATCTTCAGCTCCACCCAGCGCTGCTGCAGGTAATGCGTGAACTGCTCCTCTGACATTGGGACCTTCTCCAGCATCTTCTCATCGTCAATGCGTCGGGGCAGCATGCGCTCGTCTGCGCCCTTGAAGTACGACACCAACCCTTGAATGCGCCGCTGAAACAGCAGGGGATTCTTGATGGACAGCCCGTCCAGAAACATGGAGGCGAATTCGCCGTACGGAGACGGCAGGCACTCAAACTCCTCCGTCGTTACGCGCTCCACGGCAATCTCGGCACCGCCCAGCTCTGTTTCCACCTTGACCTTCCAGCCGTTAATCCAGTCCGCGGGGACGGCAACCCACTTCATATCCGCCTTGTACTGCACTGCAATGCGGTCGCCCTTTTCATTGTACACGGAGCGGAACTGCGGGGGATTGCGAGTAATCATCACCACTTTCTTGGCGGCATTGAACTCCACCACGTCCACTTCGGGCTGCTGACGGAACGTAGCGGCTAGTTTCTCTTCGTCCCAGCCCTCAATGCGCTTGAACGGAATCGTGATGCGCTCAATGGGTCCACGCAACAGATTCATTAAGTACGCAATCTCGTTGGGGCGGTTGATGACGGGCGTGCCCGACAGCGCCACAATCTTGCATCGCTTGGCGTGGTACAGCGCCTGGTACACGGGTCCAACCACACCCTCCTTGTCGGCGATACGGGAGATGAAGTTATGGACCTCGTCCACAATCACCACCCTGTCCTCAAACGGATTCGGACCGTCGTCGGGCACGAGCTCCTTCACCGCCGAGCGCGTGAGTCCGTTGTAGTTGATGAACGTGTACCGCTGCGTCAAGATATCCTCAATCTGTGCGCGGATAACATCCTGCTCTGTCTTGGGCAGGTCGGCAAAGTTCGGGTTCTCATTGGGCACCGTGGAGAAGAAGCGGTTGGTGCGGTCCAAGAATCCATCGGAAATCCCCATGGTCTTGGCTGTCTTGCGTGTCTCTTCACTCAGCTGCTGCTGGCGCCAGTGGTTCTCGTAGGCATACACGGGGTCGCCGCACTTCCGCAACTCGCCGATATAGTTGGCACGCAGAGACGCGGGCGTCATCACAATGACCTTCATGGTCGTCAACAACGACTCGGCCACGGCAATGGACGAACACGTCTTGCCTGAACCGAGTCCGTGATACAACAGAACGCCGCGGTACGGTGTCTCAATGAGCAGGTAATCCCGAATGAGCTTCTGGTAGTGGAGCAGTTCCCGAGCATTGGACTGGCTCTTGCACAAATCCTCCTCCTTGTCGTCCGCATCCTGCGGCTCACGGGGTGACTTGCGGTATTTCAGGAAGGTGCGGGTAATAAAGTCCGCAAACGCCTTTCGGTTGGGGAGGACGTAGCTCGCCGACGCCATTGTTCTATGGTAGCGCGGAAAGTTTCGTAGGTAGTTAACAAGATGTCGGCATACCCTATTGGTGTTGAGGAGTTTTCCGGGGAATACAAACACTCGCCTGGAACGACGAAGGCGGCGACGGCTTCGGCAAATGCGGCCAGAAAAGCCGCCGCCGCTGCCGCAGCCGCTGCCGCCGCCGCGCCCAATGATAAAGACGCCCAAGCCAAACTTGCCGCTGCCAATGCCAAACTTGCCGCTGCCAATGCCAACCTTGAGGCTGCTGCAGCTGCAGATGAAGCCGCTGCCAATGCCGCCAAGCCAAACAGCGGTGGTCGTGGTCGCACCCGTCGCACCCGTCGCACGCGTCGCAAGTCACGTGCTCGCAAATCTCGTCGTTCCCGTAAGTAATGGAGGGTATCACACGGAAAAACCATCGCATCTGGATGGTGTCCATCTTCCTCTTCCTCATGGCGGGGTTCCTGTACCTCAAGCCCCAGGTTGCCTTTGGGCGTGAAGGACGGATTCGGCCGTTCGGGACGGGTGACCGTGAGTCCACCGTCTTTCCTGTATGGTGGTGGGTCTTTGTGATGAGCGTGGTTGCGTATTGCTTGACTGTGTACCTCGCAAAGTTTCGCGTGTGAGCACAATGGGTACGTGTCCATATGCAAACATCTTTGGCGCACCAGGTACAGGTCCACATGCCTACCGCTTCATGGGCTTTGCTGTCGTAGACACTGCGTTGACCGTGCTCGCAGCATGGTTGGCGTACAAATGGGTCGGCGTCCTCTCCTTTGTCGCGTGGTTATTTGCGTTCCTCTTGCTGGCTGAAGTGAGCCACTATGCATTCGGAACACAGACCGCGGGGTTGACGGCTCTGGGTATTGACGTTCAGTGCGATTCGTAGGTCCGCACAATCTCCGTCAGCTGGTCCAGCATCTTGGCTCGCTCCACGTGGTGGGGACGCACGTATCCGTGGCACTCAGCCATTGTCTTCCAGCCAATCCCCGAAATCTCCCGCTTCTGCATGTAGGTCATCTTCTGTCCTAGATTCACGAGCTCGGGTTTGGACAACAGCGCCACAAAGTACACATGGCGATATTGCACGCCGTTCAGGCCTGTGAAGGTCTCCTCCAGCAGGATATTGTTCAGGACCACATACGCCTCGCGGGGCACATTCGTCTCCTCTCCAAATTCGCGAACGGCACATTCCAAGTCCGTCTCTGTGCGCACACGACGTCCCTTTGGGAACCCCCACTCGGGCTCGGAATAGACGGAGGCAAAGTCCGACACCAGCTTGGCCGTGTCCAGCGCAGTGAACTTCTCCTTGGATACCAAGTACTCGTTGGACGAGTGGTCATCGCCCCACAGCTGCCGCCACAGCTCGTCAAAGGGCTTGTGGGCAATGTCATACTGTTCAATCGTCGTCATGTTTGCCAACAGACGTCCCACATACTCGCTGTTTGCGGGGTCGTATTTCCCCCGCATGAACTCCGCGAAACTCATGCTGTCCTTCCGCCGAATCATCAAGACTCGCACGGTCCCAACAGGCGCGGGAATTGTGGGCGTCTCGAGCACCACCAAGCCACACGACAAGACCGGGTCCTTGCACCCTCTGAACACGTGTCCTTTCTCTCCGCAGTTATTGCAGTACATTACAACTGTGTTTCGTTGTGGAGGTAGACTCCGTTTTTCCATTAATCAAATAAAGAAGTTCCCTTGTAAAGCACAAATGGGTGCGACTGCAAGTGTACCCCAGATTCCAGCGGGGTACTTTCCCCAAGGACCCGCCGCATATGTTCCCGCAGTGCCCGTCGCAGTCTCCACCATGTCCACGACGTCCTCTATCATACTTGGTATCTTCGTTGGGCTCCTTGTCATTGTTGTGGTTGTGGCTGCCATGCGCGCAACGACCGCGACAACAACTGTAGACCAGGCACCTGTCCCGATTTCAGGCAAGACGGGTGGCACCATTCCCGCTACAGGCATTCCATTGAATCCGGGGTCCGATTACGCTCTACAATTCTGGATGTTTGTGCAGGACTGGGACTACAAGTTCGGTACAGAAAAGGAGGTTCTGATGCGAACAGCAACAGCCGACCCGACCATCGTGAGTCCCCGTATCACTCTACATCCAACAGACAATACGCTTAACGTCTACCTGACGACGTACGCATCAAATTCAGGCGGCGCGGCTCAAGCGGGTGCGGCCAATGGGTCTTCTTCCAACGGAACCATATTCGTGACTGCGGTTGAGAACATTCCCTTGCAAACGTGGTTCTCGGTATCCGTTACAGTGTTTCAGCGGAACATGGATGTGTTCATCAATGGCAACCTAGTCAAGTCCGCGGTCATTCCCGCCGTGCCGCGGTCGGCGACGGGTAACTTGTTGGTGGGTGCCAATGGCGGCTTCTCTGGCTACGTGTGCAACGTCCATGGTCAGGGCAGCCAACTCGTGCCTGCCGATGCCCGGTCCTTCTACGCTGCGGGCACGAGCTGCTCAACTCTCGTCAATTCGGGAGGCGCGGCAGGTCCCACAGGCACCGCATACAATCTTTTCGGGTACACGATTATCATTGAGGACTCAAGTGGTAAGCAGGTCAGCGCGTCCTCTATTCTCAGTCCTGGGTCCAACGGTCTCACATGGAATCCCCTTGCACACGAGATATCCAACGCTCCGATTATTGCCCAATGTCCATCCAACAAATGGAGCACAACGGGTAGTGATACCGATGGACAGGGTGCGGGATGCACCACATGTCCTGCGGGCTCAACCGCTCCGCTGGGCTCAACATACTGCAGGTGCCCGACAGGTACGAACTTTTTGCGAGAAAAGAATCAGTGCGTCACGTAAGCCAATTACAAACAAACCATCAACTAAAGGAATGCGTATCCTCCTGAAGTTTCCGACGCGGTCAAGGCCTCAGCAGGCAATGCGGGTTCTTCAGCACTACTCCAACATGGCAACGAACCCGAAGTTCATCGGGGTCGCCATGTCGTGTGATTCCGACGATGACAGCATGACGCGCACGCTCGTCAAGGATGAGTTTGACCGCATTCTCGGGGAGTTTGAGTGGCATCAGATTTATTACGGGGACAGCAAGACCAAGATTGAAGCGTGCAATGCCGATATGGAGAAAATTGAGTACCTTTGGGACATTGTCGTGTTGGTGTCGGACGACATGGTTCCTCTACTCAAGGGATACGACGACGTGATTCGCTCGTACATGATGGCGTCGTTCCCCGACACGGATGGAATTCTGTGGTTCAACGACGGGCATCAAGAGGACAAGTTGAACACATTGTCTGTGATGGGACGAGCCATGTACCAGTCGTTCGGATACATCTACCATCCATCGTACAAGAGCTTCTACTGCGACACGGAGTTCACGGACCTGTGTCGTGGACGCCTGAAGAGCAAGTGCGTCTACGTTCCCACCTGTATTGTTCGCCACGAGCACCCAGGTCACGGCTACGGAGGGTTTGACTCGCTGTATCAGAAGAACCAGTTTGCCTGGACACATGACATGGACAATTACATCAATCGCAAGCAGTATCCTGTTGATTGGACGATTATGATTCCGACCATCCCTGGACGTGAACGCAGCCTTCAAAGCTTGATTCGGTCTATCCACGAGTTGCACCAGCGCGTATGCCCAGCACTTCGGGTTGCAATCGCCGTCGGCTTTGATAACCGCGAGGCATCCATTGGAACTAAGCGCCAGGCTATGCTTCAAGCCGCAGAGGGTAAGTATACGTCCTTCATCGACGATGACGACAAGGTGACTGCTCACTACTTTGAGGATGCCGCAGCGTGCATCGCGGGGAACTTTGACTGCATGCGCCTGCGCGGTCAGATTTCTCGGTGGACCTTCACGCACAGCATCGGGAACAAACTGACCGACCCCATGGCCAATGAAACCACCTTTCTGCGCCCGCCCAACCACCTTAATGTTATGAAGGCAGACATTGCCAAGACCGTCAAGTTCCGAGACGCAAGCTCTGGTGAAGACTTGGATTGGACAATCAAGCTTGCACGCACGGGGTTTCTGCGCACTGAATATCAGTCGGATGAGAATCGTATTCACTATTTGTACGACCTAGGCGACAGGCAGATAGAAGAGTCCACATTGGTATACCAACGAATCGTGACCTACGAGCATCAGCTTAAGAGCGTTCTCGTCACCCCGAACACTGAACAGCCAGCCCCCCGTCCCGCAACCACACAGTTCCGTCTTGGACCTAGGGGATTCACGCGAACATAGTTTGTAGCATAGAAGCAATGCAGGTGTGGCTTATTGTCGCAGCGGGGGTCCTTGTTGTCGGCGTGTTGGTTTTCTTCTTCTTGGTGCCTGGAAAGTCGGATACGACAATGGAGCAGATTATCCCGAACTCACAGTCGGGCAAGTCGGAGACCACTCCGGTAGCGCATATCTTCCGTTCTTTCAATCAGCCAGATGGCGCGGTTTTTACCTACACGTTCTGGATGTCGGTGAGCGACTTTACCTTCAATTATGGTCAGCAGCGAGTCGTCTTTAGCAAGGGAGACTGTCCGGGTGTGTACTTGGACTCCACATCCAACTCTCTGCTCGTGAAGGTGAATACCTACGGCGGTGGACAGGAGAGCATTCTGATTCCCAACATTCCCGCACAGAAGTGGGTTCACGTAGTGGTCGAGGTGAACCAATACAGTTTAAGCGTGTTCATCAATGGAATCCTCCGCCAGACACACACGCTGAACCAGCTGCCCTTGCAAAACACGGAATCGTTGGTGGCGGGGTCCAACAACCATGGCTGGGACGGCACCATCTCAGGACTGACCTACTACTCTCGGACTCTGAAGCCCGAGGAGATTGAGAAACTCGCGACGCAGCAGCCCTCGGCGTCAGGATTGATGCCGGTCATGCCCCCGTATTCAGACCTTGGGTGGTACATTGGTCCCTTTAAATCTTCCTAATGACTAAATGAGCTCAGGAGGCCGTCGTGGTGTTGACGTTTCGGGGGTCGGCAATCTTGGACAGGGCATGCGGATTCAGAATGCATCCGATGTGACATACCAAACCAAGGTCCAGCTGGTGTACACCACAAATAATGCGATTTCAAACTCGGGCATTGCCGCGTGGGGTGGACGCAATGCCTACCAGAACCACACGCCCAACGGAAACGACTTTGTTCGGCAGTTCCTCAATGGATGGCGTGAGTGCGACTGCTCGGGTGGTATTCCTCGCATGACCACGGGCAACATCACTGCTTTTTCCTAGTCAGACCCTTGAGTTGCTTGCGCAATGTTGTTTTCTTCTCCTTGTCTGTTCCGGGCGCATACGAGAAGAAGTTGGTTAAAAACTCAGTGCTGTTGCGGTTCTTGGAAAGCTCCGAGTACAGCTTGGTCTTTTCCCGGAGCATCCCGTGCAGGTCCTCCTGTTTCCCCAAACAGTCAGTTGGCGTCAAGAGCTTGAACCGCCGCTTCTGCGCATGGTGGGCCAACTCCATAACCCGCTGAGCCACACACAAGATATGCTGGACCGTATCCTCGTCGACTCCCGAGTACATGTACGCAAAATAGAATTGCAAGACCGTCGGAATGCTCGCAACCTTGATACCGTCCGCGGTCTCATGGTAGCTATGGCACGCACGAGTCTCGTAGAAGCGGTACACGGTTCCATCCGACTCCTTGACCTCCGTACACTCGGGCATGATGGCATCCGCAGCCGTAACATAGGTCTTCTGTCCATGAGTCAATTTCTCAATCGTCTCGCGCTCAGCCAAGAAGGTTACAGGTGTTGTCCAGCGTGTCTTGCCCGAGTGACGTGCCACTGCATTGAACCCGAGCAGAACAATCTCCTCGGACTTCAGTATCTTAATGACTCCCTTCTTGCGTTCGGCCGTCAGTGCCTCCTCTACGGGTTCGTCTTCCTTAATGCACTTCAAGGGATACTTGTCGTTCAGGAGCATCATGCGCTTGTACACCTTGTTCCAGCGAGACACATCGCCTTCTGGGCGAGACAGTTCCAGGTAGGTGGACATGCGCAGAAAGTTGGGCGTCACATAGTGAATGCCCTCTTCCTCATATCCCTCGTCCCACAGACGGTCAAATAACTGAGGGCTCATCTCCGATACGTCGGCTACGCCCGTGTAGTCGGCAAAGACCTTGAAGGTGCCAAGGTGCACACCCGGCTTCACCTGAATGTCTGGGATTCCTGCTGCATGGAGCTTGTCGGCAATCTCCATGGCATGAACCTGGGGAGTCTTGCTGTAGAAGTCGTAGTCCGGCGTCTCGCGTGTAAAGTCGTAGAAGCGGTCCTTTTCATCCAACAAGTTGTTGATAGCCGTACCACCGTAACACAAGACGGGGTGTGACTTCAGAAAGGCCTCAACAATCACGATGGACTTCTTGATGTTCGGGTCCTCGGCAGCCTTTTCCTCCAGTTTCTCCAGCTGCTCCTCCGCGATTCTGTTAATCGTCGCGGTGTCGTCTCCCATTGTTAGTAGTCCGACAAAAATGGATTGCCTTTTCTTTTTTCCTTGTGAGGCAGCAAGATGCCTGGTCGTTACAATCTTCGTAAGCGTGGTGCGCAGTCTACAACATGGGTAAAGGACGAGACCCTCAAGCAGCCCGACTCCGAGTCTGAGGACGAGGAGTACGTCCCTCCGTCCGATTCTGAAGAGGAGGAGACGGCTGAGACCGAAGACGAGGAGGAGGAGGAGTCCGAAGAGGAAGAGATGGACTCTAGTTCTCTTCGTATCCCCAAGGGCGCCAAGGTGTCCGTCAAGCTACACATCCACACGATTGCGGGAGGGAAGGGCGGGCGCATTGACGTGGAGGAAGAGTCGGAGGAGGAGTCGGACGAGGAGTCCGAGGAGGAGGATTTCATCGGACACCTGATGAACAAGTATGTGCACCCCGAGCGGTGCAGCCGACTCAAGCCGGCCTCGCGGAAGCGCAAGGAGCGGGAGGAGGAGGCTCCTGCGATGGAGCTCAATGAGGACGAGGAGGAGTACTACGAGGACCTGTCCAAGTCCAAGCGCCGTCATCTCAACGAGAAGATGAAGAAGCTTTCCACCCTCGTCGTGGACGGTGATGTGCCCTTCAAGTTCCGTGTCTTGGACATGGACGTCTCCGACAACATCAAGGCTTCGGTCATCAAGAAGATTGACAATTTGTTTGAGATGTCCATGGAGGGCGAGGGGTACAAGCTTCGCGCGTGGGTGGAGTCCTTCCTCCGTATCCCCTTCGGCAAGTGCGTGCCTCTGCCCGTGACCATTGCAGACGGGCCCGAGAAGTGCTCGGCGTTCTTGGAGGAGTCTACCAAGACACTGGATACAGCCGTCTACGGCATGGTGTCGGCCAAGACGCAGATTATGCAGATTCTGGCCCAGTGGATGTCCAACCCTTCGTCTGTCGGCAATGTCATTGCGCTGAAGGGTCCGATGGGAGTGGGCAAGACGTCCTTTGCTCGCAACGGCGTGGCCAAGGTTCTCCAGCGCCCGTTTGAGTTCTTCTCGCTGGGCGGCGCATCCGACGCCTCCAACTTTGTGGGCCACTCGTACACCTACGAAGGCTCCACATGGGGGCGTATTGCCGACGCTGTCATGTCGGCTCGGTGCATGAACCCGGTGCTGTACTTTGACGAGGTGGACAAGATTTCCACCACGGCCCATGGCGATGAGATTGCCAGCATGCTCATCCACTTGACAGACCGTTCCCAGAACAGCCAGTTCCACGACCGCTACTTTGCAGGGGTGGACTTTGACCTGTCCCAGTGCTTGTTCGTCTTCTCCTTCAATGACGAGTCCAAGATTCACCCTGTTCTGAAGGACCGCATGCAGGTCATCACGTGCTCGGGGTACAGCTGGGAGGAGAAGGCATCCATTGTGCGCCAGTACATCTGGCCCCAGATTCTTGACCGTATCCAGCTGAAGGACCAGTTGACAATCTCGGAGGAGGCCATCAAGTACCTGATTTCCGAGTTCTCCAAAGAGGAGGAGGGTGTGCGCAACCTCATTCGCATCGTGGAGACGCTGGTGACCCGTGTGAACCTCCTGCGCATCGCAGGCGAGACGACGGCCAAGAAGTATGTCTTCTATACACCCATCAAACTGCCTCTGCTCATCACACCCGACCTGTGCCGCCGCATCCTCGAGGACACCCTGCGGTCAGGAAACGAATCCTTCAGGCACATGTATACATAATGAAGGTCTTCTCCTTCTGCCTCTACGGCACCGAACCCAACTACTACACAGGGCTGCTTGAGAACATTGAGTTAATCAAGCAGTACTATCCTGATTTTGATATTGTGGTCTACAAGGGCGAGTGTGACCCCAGCTGGGTGTTGCCCGAGGGAGTGACGATTGATGTCACAAATCGCGCAGGTCCCATCAATGCCCTGCTCCGTTACATCCCTCTGAACTATGCAGAGGTCGGGTTTGTGCGGGATGCGGACTCCCGTGTTGATGCACGAGACCGTTGGTGCATTGACCAGTTTTTGGCTTCAGACAAGTCGTATCACACCATTCGCGACCACTATTGGCACGCATCCAAGTTGATGGCGGGGACCTTTGGTTGGAAACGCCCAATGACCGTGATGCTGCCCACGCATGAGGTCGGGTATGGATTTGACGAGCAGTTTCTGGCGCATGCCGTGTATGAATCCGTCAAGTCGGATATGCTGGTTCACACATCCTACCGCGCATTCCAGGGCGAGCACGCGGTCTGGATTGAGCGCCCTTTTGAGTCGCCCACCGATTTCGTTGGCAATGTCATTTGGGACGGGAAGCCAAAGTTCGGGTACATGAAGGACGTTCCTGCGATTGTATCCGAACTCAGAGCCAATGACCAGTTTGATATCGCCATCCGTTTCATGGAATCAGTGGACCCGTGGTCTATTCCATACGGTTCACGGGCTCAGGTCTTCGAAGACATGTTTACTTCATGTTTCTACACGAACCGGATTGCCGAAGCTCAGACATGGCTGTCGCGATTTGAGTTTGCCGACCTTCATCCCCACATGGTTATCAACTCGAACTACCTGCTACCCAAGTTGGGGCGTACAGTGGCATCCTTTGACTCGAGCCGCGAACCCGGAGACGGAGAGGTGGTGATTGTCTACGGCAATTACCCAGACTGGCATCGCGCCCTTCCCATCACTCGCAAGCTATATCGTCATGTGTCCCTCTTTTCCCAAGTCACCCACGACACTGTAGAGTCACACCCCTGTTGGGCTGCAGTGGACATTATCTACATCCTGAATCTGGAAGGTAGGTCGGACCGATTCATGGAAACAATGGCATCGTTGGCCCGTGTGTCCGCGCCCTTGCAGAAGGTCCATCACTATCAAGGCAAGAAGGACCTCCCGCCCTACGTGGGTGCGACCAAGAACCACGTGGACGTCATCAAGCACTTCCAAGAATCGGGGCATTCCACGTGCCTGGTTCTGGAAGACGACATTGTGTTCACCGACGATGTATCCCGCGTCCACTCATCTATCACGACCTTCTTTGAGCGCGCCTACGAGTATTCCATTTGCTTCTTGTCTCTTAGCAGGTTGGGCGACCGGCTTCCCCACGATGACTTGCTGTCGGAAACCAAGCAATCCTGTACGACCTCCGCTGCATACTTCTTGACGAAGCGGACGTCCCATGATGTGCTTGCAGTTGTAGATGAGGGATTGAGGAAGATTACGGCTGGTGAAGGGTATCAAAACGAGGGGTGCATTGATACGTACTGGTGTGGTCGCCTGCCCAAGACATACTTCTTCAAGGACAAACTGGCGTTCCAACGTCCGTCATGGTCAAATCTGAAACAGTGTGTGGTTGCGTACTTAGATTGAAACCCAGTCCAGTGACGAGAACGGAATATCAATCTGTGCAGGATTCGCATCGGCAAAACTCACGTAGCACGTTACCGTTGTGGGGTCGGACAACCGACACGACACGCAATACTCTACAGCCGCCGAGCGGAACACGAAGGGCAGTGTGATGCGGGTAATCTTGTCAATCGACTGGTGCTCCACGAACAAGTGGTAGTACTTACGGGGCTTGGAATACTCAACCACGTGGACCAGCGTCCAGAACTTGTCGCCCACCGAAATGGGAGGCGCGGACCCACAGAACGACTGAAAGAAGGGCGGCATGGGAATGGAGCGACGGATTCCCGTGCGGTCAAGGACCTCAAACGGCGACCATCCGTACATCATCATGTCCGTGCCTTGGAAGGGCAGCCAGTTCTTCTCACACGGTCGCTCATGCGGAGAGTCCAACACCTTGCAGTCCGAGTACGTTCCGTCTGGGTTGTACCGCCCTTGCAATAAGCGCACCTTCCCCTCTGCATACTCCTGCGTCGTAGCCACGAAGGATAGTCCGCTCGTACTGCGATAGAGCCGCAGGTCCTCCAACCCCATTACATTGGCTGAGAACTTGGGCAGTCCAATGGTGGAGTCGTCCATCTTTGCAACCACCTCCATGGTTTCTAAGTTCACATACGCATTCTCGGTCAACACAGGCTCTCCGGGCGGGGTCTTATACTCTCCACCCTCCATCCAATAGTTGATGTAGCGGACATTCGCAAGAGGGTAGTCACATACAGAGATGGCCGTTGGCACGTAGCCGGGGAAGGGCTTCGGGAGTCGTGGAAGGAGGTCAGTCTGCCGGGACCACACAGGTTGTGCGTAGAACTGAAAGTTGAAGATAACGTTGGAGCGGTTAAAATCCGTCTTGAGCAGATAGTCTACACATGTGCGCATGCCCTTCTTGCGGTCGGGTTGGACGTAGTAGTCAAGAATGGTGGCCTCGTAGTCAAATAGGTACTTGTAGACATCCGTCTCCAAGAAGAGGGCGTCGCGACTGAGTGGAATCTGTTTGCCGTCCAGCATGTACTGGTAGGCCTTGTAGTGCTTTGAATGTTCACGGAAGTGCTTGGTCAGCTGGTAATACGCCTCGGCGCGCGAAGGACGCATGGCAATTGCCCGCTGCATCCACTCCTCAAACTTGGGAACGTTCTTCAGCTCCAGCCAGCATTTGGCTACCATGTAGTGGCTGTACCAAATCTCCTCGTCCCACCCGCCCGTGAAGATGCGCTTCTTGTACATCTTCCGCGCCTCGTCCCATCGGCGCAAGCAATGATACGACTGGGCCAAATAGAACATGGACCGACCGTTCGTGGGGTCCCGCTTCAAGTCCTCCTCCAGCAAACGCACATCGCGCTCAAACTTGTCCGACTTGCATCCACCGTCGTTGCGGTCATCAATGGAACACACATCCTTGGACAGGTGCTTGGTGGGTCCTCCCCAGTACTCGTGCGTCACGCCGATACATGTCCAAGGGTAATCCATGCGGACCAAGCGAGTGTTCGGGTACTCAAGCGTTCCCGCAACCTGCACAACCGTGTACCCGGTCTCCTGGAGGTTCTGTTCCTTCAGCGTTCCGGCCTTGAACACCATGTCTGCGTCCAGCAGAAGTCCGTATGTGTCCTTCAGGTCCCAGCACTGTTCCTTCAGGTACGCATGGGCCCGCTGGAAGCTGACGGTACGGTTGTATCCGAAATCCTTCCAAGGCTCAACCGTCAGACATCCGACCTGGTTCTCAAGGAACTCCTCGGCAATCTCCACTGTGGTGTCGGATGACCCGGTGTCCAGAATACAATAGGCATCCACGACGCCCTTGACCGCCTCAAGGCATCGCTTCAGGATTGCAGACTCGTTCTTGACCATCAAGATAAGTACCAACTTCATCTGCGTCGGTTTACGAAATCCAGACTCCTCGTGTGTAAACAAATGAGCACTGACTTTGTGAAGCAGACGCTTCGTGAGAACTTGGGACGCACGTTGGTCCCCCATGTCGCCGACGGGTTCTGGAGTATATACGACAATGCTAGGTCTGCGTGCGAACGGAACAAGCAGCCCGACCAGGTTCTTCGCACGTTTCAGAACCTGCTCACTCAAGTGCCCAAGTGGTCGACCGAGACGCTGAAGAAGGAGGTGGACCGTATCTCCGCCGCCTCCAAGTGCGACTACATTGAGGACCTGCTGCTGGGGGTGTTTGTCAGCTACATTCGTGCGTTTGCTTCGTTGCAGCAGACCCAGTCCGAGCACGTGGACATTCCGTTCACGCGCCCAGCTGTTGAGGTCTTTGTCCACAAGTTCTACGTAGTGGCTGCCCGTGGCTTCTGGAGCAATGCATACCTGTTCCGTACGGTCGGTATCACGTCCGAGCAGCAGGCTCGTAATCGCCGCGACATTGAGGTCATGCTGGCCGACACGCTGAACGAGGTGATTGACAGCTTCATCCCGTGGAAGGACATCAGCAAGGCGTACTTCAAGTCCCCTGAAGCGCCCGAGCCCCTTGCGGCCCTTGCAGCCCCTGCGGCTGTGGTTGAAGCGCCTGTCCCTGTAGCTCCAGCACCTGCTTTGGTGGAGGAACCGCCAAAGCCCGCAGTCAAGTTCGGCAAGAACGAGGTCCAAGAGGCTGACTCCGAAGACGAAGAGTCGGAGTCTGACGACGACGAGCCGCCTGCTATCCAGTTGGGCGAGGATGTGGGGCTGAACGACGACGACTTTGACTCTGAGACAGAGTCAGAGGGTGAAGTGGACGTCAAGCCGTCGTCCGAGGCTGTCGCGTTGAATCTGTGAGTTGAAAAAGATGCGCGCCAAACAAATGGAGGAAGTGTATTACTACGGAATGATAGTAGGAGTTGTTGTGGCGGTCGCGGCTGCAATGTACTACATTGACCGCAGGTCCAAGGACGAGCCGATGGTCTTCTTGGACGGGGCGAAGATTGCAGCTGGAGCGGGTACGCTCGCAGGTGGAGTCGTCTATGCGTTGGGTGGTTCAGAGGGCACGACTGCGGTCACTGCGCCCATGGTTGCCGCGGTTCAGGACATGTTCGTGGGCAAGCCCGAGTTCTAATCCTTGGCCGCCCGCTTCTGTGCCCGCGTGGCCTCCACAATACGCTTCCTCGTGGTTTTTAACGCAGCGTTTGCTTGGGCAAGTATCTTCTTTGCCCGAGTGACTCGCCGTGTAACCGAAACCAGCCGCTTCTGTTCTGCCTTTACGCGGTCGTGCTTCATTGTCTTGGATAGAGAGTTTAAGTTGACGGGTCCGAGCCGGGTAACGGAGCCATTTCGGGAGGCGGCGCTTGAAAGTCTGCAGGTGCCAACGGCATTGTCAACTTCTCGTCATGGGGCAACGACATCAGACCGTACAATCCAACCAAGAAGACAAACGTGTGCAATGCAAACCCTACCGCCGTTGGGCAGCCGCCCTTTGACGATACGGTCCCACCGAACAACCGATTGCTCACGCGGAAAGACGTCGGACTTCCCAGCAAAAAGAACAGCAGCGTCGTGTACAGCGAGTACTTGAACTTCAGACCTTCAGTGAGCGCCATTATCCTTCAATCAGCAAAAAGTGTTGTCCCGCGGGAATACGCGGCACTTGGAACTGCTTGAACTTGGACAATTCCCGACGAGGAACAGCCGTGTCCTTGCAGTACCGGGCAATTGCCTTGTACAGCCCGAACCCGTGGTAGCGGTCGTGGTTGTCGCGCTTAGCACGGAACATCACAGAGGTCCCATCGGGCAGCGTGGTCCACGCCAAGAAGATGTCTCGCAGCGGGCTCTCTGTCGCCGCATCGGGACCTTTCGGAAACATGTCCCAGAACACTGACGATGCGAACCGTGCCAAGTCAAACGACGGATTCATGGGAACACGGGGATACGCCTGGTCATAAAAGGGCTCGCAATTGTACTGTCCTCCCGCCTCCTCGTCGGGCTTGAACTGGCTGCTGAGGAACAGACGCGGCTCCTTCATGCCTTGAAGCTTGACCGAGACACCTGCCCGGTCAAAGTCAATAATCTTCAGCAGCTTGCCGTACGTCGGCACAGCATAGCAGGTTCCACCCACATTGTAGAAGAGTGTGGGTTCGTTCGTAGACACGAACATGACATTGTTGCCGTGAAGGTCATTGTGCACGAATCCGTAGCTGCGCTGAGCATAGGCAAGGGCAAAGACAATCTGTGCCACCCACGCCGTGTGGTGCGCGGGGTCAGTGGATGTCTTAAGCAAATCGTAGAATGTGCCCTCACACGGCTCCATCACCGTGGTGATAACAGGGACATCCTTGAAGGTGGCCCATGCAAACGGCTCATCGTCATCCTCTTCTTCCGACCCTTCTTCGTCTGACTCCGTACCGCAGTCGCAGGACTCAATCTCGTACACATCCTCCTCTGAATCTGACGACTCTTCGCTGCTATGACTGGACTCAATCTCGTACTCCTCTACGACCGACCCTGCCGTAGGTGTCTCCACATGGGCTGCATCCAAGTCCGTCGTTTCCAACTCAATGGCCGCATCCTCCAAATCCACAGCCGAACGACGTCCGCGGGTATGCGTGAACCCACCCTCGCCATCGCCTTCGCGCAGACGGAGGTCAAAGGTCTTTCCAATCTGGTCCGAGAACCACTTGCGGTCGCACAAGTCCTCATAGTCGTCCGAGATGTTCAGTTCGTGCTTGGTTGCGAGAGCCGTGTACACGCCATAGACCTTCGGAAAGTGTGCGCATCCAGTGAGAGACAGGGCAACCGACGTCATGGCACCCACGTAGCCAGCCGTGTACGGGCTCTGCGTCTGTTCTTCCATCTCCTTGGCGACCTCGGCGGGCTTCGGAAGGGATGGGACGGCGTAGGACCCCTTCATCGTCTTGTATGGACTTAACACCATGGTCGTCTTGCGGTGGACAGGCAGAACACGTCCCTTGGTGGTCTTGACGTGGGTCTCGTCCACAACCGTCTCCACCTCTTCGGGGAGCTTGACACCATACTCGGACAGGTTGGACAGGCGTTCCGTCTTGAACAGCGTCTCCAGTGGAGGAAAGAAGGGCTGCACATGCGTCAGTCCCCATGACGTACCCTGAATCTTCGGAGAGCGATGTAACTTCATGTCCACAGACTGGGTTCTCAATTCTTTCACCATTGTCTTGGGATGCGGGAATGAAACACTGGGTCTGAACGCCCAAACTCTTTCCACGGGAGAGCACAAGATGAACTTTTCACTGCGGAAGTTCGACATTGGGATGATTAAGTCCCGATGCGAGATTGATTCGCGGAAGAGTCCCATGATGGTGGTGATTGGAAAGAAGGACACGGGCAAGTCCTTCTTGGTGCGCGATATCCTGTACAATTGCCAGCAGGACTTCCCTGTGGGCACAGTGATTTCGGGCACGGAGGTGGCCAACGAGTTCTTTCAGCATATGGTGCCGTCCAAATTCATTCACGACAAGTATACGCCGCAAATCGTGATGAACGTCATCAAGCGCCAGATGACCATGAAGCAGAAGCGCAACACGGCCAAGAATGGCTCAGGCGGCCAGTCCAACATTGACCCTCGTGCCTTTCTGATTCTGGACGACTGTCTGTATGATTCGTCATGGATTAAGGAAGAGTCCACGCGGTACGTCTTCATGAACGGCCGTCACATTGACATGATGACCATCATCACCATGCAGTATCCGTTAGGTATCACGCCCAACCTACGCACGAACGTGGATTTCGTCTTCATTCTCCGCGAGAATATCCTAGGGAATCGTCGTAGGATTTACGAGAATTACGCAGGTATGTTTCCGACGTTTGAGATGTTCTGTACCTTCATGGACCAGTGCACAGAGAACTTTGAGTGCCTGGTCATCTGCAACAACGTCAACTCCAACAAGCTGGAAGACCAGGTGTTCTGGTACAAGGCCGCCGAGCATCCGCCGTTCAGGATGTGCGACTCATCGTTGTGGGCGAACAATCAGCCGTTCACTTCGGCTATTCTCGCCGCCGACGACTGGACCGCTGGCGCCGTCCAGAAGAAGAACGGCGGGTCCGTCTGGGTAAAGAAGGAGCATGGCGGCGGCGGTGACGGGAAGTGAGGCGACGACCAGCCGTGGCCCCGGCAGCGGCGTTGCTTTGGGCGTCAGCGATGGCTGGTGGACGCAACCTAGTCAACAGTCGGTCAATTTCGTTGTTCACACTATCAATCTGAGGTTTCATTTCTGCAAGTACAAGCTCTAGCTTCTGTTTGGAGTGGATACCCTTGAGATAGCGGTCCACTGCAGGGAGTATCGCAAGTCCTGCAACAGCGCCAATGCCTAGTTTGAACAACACGAGCGACACTGCAGTTGGATTCTTTGCTGCGACCACGAGAACTTGCAGAGCGAGACGATTAGCTTGTGTCATGGAATAGGCTGCCCACTTCTCGGCATTGTATGCAGATACCCACGCCCAGTTTATCTTTAAGAAATTAGTTGTGTACTCCGCAAAGACTGGTTGAGCAGCTAGTTTTCTGTTCGCGATGCTGTTAAAGAAGGTTTGCAACTCCAGTGTATCCGTTTCCGTTCCTTTTGGGTTGGCTACAAGTGCTGTAGACGTTTGACCCGTGATGTTCTCTGCCCTTTCACTCGCCTTGACCGTAGCCCATTCTATATCGAACGTCGCCTGGGCGAGTTTGGACATATTCTCTTTCTCCACTGCCGCTGCCGCCGCGTCCGCCGCCACGCCACCCCTCGTACCCTTCGCCACTGTCCCAATAGCCCCCCATACACTTGACACAGCACCCATGATTACACCAGGCGCGGCTTGTCCAGTCGTGACAACTGCGTGAACACCTTGCATTGCAAGGGCGTCTCCGTTGAAAAAAAGTGCCAGTGTACCCTGCTGAAGGGCATCGATAGATGTCTCCCCTACCCCCAGAACCGCGCCCACTGCTACGGAAGCCGTCGCCGCATTTATTTCCGCGCGCAGAACAGATGGGCCAACGATGTCGATAATATTATTCGCCGCAGCTGCCAGACCACCTACAAGACCAAGTGCAGCCGTTACAAGCAACCCACCCCACCCACCCTTAGAACTCGTCTTGATGTCGTTTATCTTAGCTTGTAGATCGTCATTCTTTATGTTTAGGGTATTGAAGCTCGTCGCGAGTGTACCTTTGTAGGCTTCTGGAACAGTGGCAAGCACTGCCTCTTGTGCACTGTTTAGAATCTTCACGTTCTGGAGTGCCAATTGCTCTCCGTTCCCGCCTTCTTGGATACCAAATGTCGGAATAAGGGCATCTCCCAGACCAAGTTGTTCGTACATTATGACCCAATATGCAACCAGCTCGAGCACCGCTCGCGCCCTGCGCTCCGCCGCCGCCGCCTCGCCCGCCGCCTCGCCCGCCGCCGTTCCGTTGATACTATTGGCAACAATCGCCGTAAGGAACAGTTCATTGATGAAGGTTTCTACTTTATCCTTCTTGACTCCGAATAATTTTTCAATGTCCAAGGACACGTGAGTCTCCCCCTCTCCGCCGACCCTCGGAGAGCGCCTCGGTTGTTTTTGACTCCTTCGTCGCATTACTTACCCCCAATACTTTACTCGCGGATAACGCCCTCCGTGGGGTGAACGGGCATGCTCAGGTCTGTGAGCTGAGCCGTGGACACAGCCGCAGCGGCATTGGACGCGGCATTCGTGCCGCCAGCCGCCTCAATGGCATTGGCCTTGCGACGACGCTCGTTCTCGTCCTTCTGCTTCTTGATGGAGTCGTCGCGCTGCTCGGCAAAGAACATCTCCTTGTTCACCTCGTTCTCCTTGTACTTGCGCATGAGCTCGTTCAGCTCGCGCTCGGCATACTCCACCTCGGGCATCAGGTGCTCCGAAGGGTCCCACGGCAGCCAGCAGCCGACCTTGCCGATGTACAGGTTGTCCTTGGGGTACTTGCGCTGGAGGACCTTGGCGAACATCTGCGTCTCCTCAATGGACGGGAACGCGCGGCGGACCTTGACGCCACGGATGTTCGTGCGGAAGTTCACCGCAGAGTCGTACTTCTCCTGCAGCTCCTTCTCGTGCTTGAGCATGAACACCTGGTACTCCTCGTGGACATCCGTGGACTTGACCTCCTCGTTGCGCACCTTCACGAAGTCCTCCGCGTCCTTCAGCAGGTCGTCAATCTTGATGGAGTACTTCTTGGAGACGAACGCCATGAGGTGCTCAAGCCCCTTGACCTTCCACTGGTAGTCCATCCAGGTGATGAACTCGCGGAAGTAGAACTCGCTCTTGTCCTGAATCACCTTCTCCGGGCTAAGGAACGAGATGATGCAGTAACGCTGGTTCGGAATCTCGGGGTCCTCGTCCAAAAAGTCAACAATGGTCCCGTCGTCCTCTGTATTCGGGAGCGTGTACGTATCCTTGGGCATTTTGTCTGTTGGGCGTCCACTGTGAAAATACCTTTGGGTGATACAATGTACGACCTCTACACCCTGTCCATCGTGTTCTTCCTGCTGTGCCCCGGTGTGATTGTCCCTGCCTTGCCTGGAAGCGTTGTGTTCAGCGCATTGCTCCACGCAATCGTATTCTACGTTGTTGTGTACTACGTGTCCAACTACGTGAAGTGGTGGCTCGTGTGGATTCTGGCGGCCCTTGTCTTGGCGGGTCGTTTGACAATGATGCCCGCCCAATGAATTTTCTTTCGCGTCCAATGAATAAAATGGAGTCTAAGCCGAAGCCCACTGCCGCCCCTGGGTTGGACATGTCGGACCTGCTGATGCGTGTGATTAAGTATGCGCTGGAGGGCCTCGCGGTGGCCATTGCCGCGTACGTCTTCCCTGGAAAGACACTGAAGGTGCAGGAGGTCGGCATGATTGCGCTCGTCGCGACCGCCACCTTCGCCATCCTGGACATCTACGCCCCGAGCGTTGGGGCCTCGGCTCGCACGGGCGCTGGCTTCGGTATCGGCGCTGGGCTGGTCGGCTTCCCCGGAGGCGGCCTGAAGGTCTAAACAGCCTTCAATGCACTCGTAACCAACGTCACAACCCCAGTTGTCACTCCAGCCCCATAGGCATTCTGCGTGTACTGCCCCACCGTCAAGAGCGTAGAACACACCGGGCTAGCCGTCATGAAGATAGATTTTGCCACCTCCTCCAACGTGTGCGGCATGCACATCCAATTATGCGTCGCCATCGACGCGTAATGGACACCGTAGTTCACAGCGACCGCAAGAAGCACCTTACCAAGTGCTTCCATTTACCTTGAGTAGTTGATATTATGTTAATGCCTGAGTATGTGATTCGCTACCAAGGACGATGGTTTACCATCAACCCGCGTCCTTACGAGCCCGAGCGCCAAACCACGGATGTTGCGTGGTTGCAAGTGAAGGAGGGCGTGTCCGCTGAAGAGGCCTATCGCAGGTGGTATGAAAAGCAGCGTAGAATTTCTCACCTCTTTCAACAATGCAGTGGCTTGAGTCGGCCATCCTCCTCTTGATTTTGGTGGCGGCGTACGTCTATTGGAAGCCGTGGCTTCGTCCGCCCGTGAAGGAGATGCTCGCAGGGGATGCAACAGTCTACTTCTTCTACACGGAGTGGTGTGGACACTCCAAGAGGGCCAAGCCCGAATGGGAAGCGTTGATGGAAACACTACCTGCAACATACGGCTCTACCAAAGTTGTAGGCAAGGCGGTGAACTGCGAGGAGGATGTGATGACGTGCACGGCGTATGGCGTGGACTCGTATCCGACCATCAAGCTGGAGACCTCAGGCGGTATCGCCGACTTTACTCAGCGGGTCACCAGGTCCTCTCTCGACGGGTTCTTGACTGGGGAACTTGGACAGAAAGCGTGAGGCCTGTTCATACCCTGTCTCCAACATGTACTTCTTCTCCGCATCGTTCACATCCGACAGGGGACCGAGCTTCGGTTCGTCAAACACCAGAACATTGGGGTAGAGTGGACGCACACCCTCGCGCACGCTTGCGTACACATTACGGAAGAAGTCACTAATCGAGAGCGTCTCCACCACAGACGGAATCAACGGACCCTGCGAGTATCCGAGGTGAAAGACCAAGGTGCCCTTTGGGACGACGCTTACAATACAATCACAGCTCACACCTCCGTCCAGGAACACCTGGTTGTAGATGACTTGGGGCTGATAGACGAATGGAATACAGGACGAGGCCTTGATAGCCGCCAACACAGGCACCTGTCCGGTAAGCAGAGTTGACTTGCGAGTCGTCAAGTTAGTTGCGAGAATCCACAACTTTCTAGGTGCATCGGCAATGACCTTTCCCCGCAGGTCAATTCCCAACCTATCAAATCCTCGCAGAATGGTCTCCTCCAGCAGGTCCATAGGAAACATGCCCTTCTTGGTTTGAAACGACATGGCTGCAGCCAATGAAATGGGTGGAACAAAGCTGGACAGCACAAACTCTGTGTACAGCATGGACTCCAGCTGGTCCACAGTGACACCAAACGCCAGTCCCGTGGCAATGATGGACCCCACCGAACAGCCGTAGATTCCGTCGGGAAACTCAAGGGGCTGCCTCTCAGACAAGGCGCGCAGCCCTCCGATATGAACAGCTCCACGAACACCGCCTCCACCAAGAGCAATTGAGCGGAACATAGTGTGTAGACAAGGCAAGGATGCTGAAAGCCCGTGACGTCTGGAATGAGCAAGAAGAACGCAGAGAACGGCGTATGGCGGCTATGCGTCCTGTCTTAGCCCAATTGTATGCAAAGATTCGTGCCCAAGCCATCCACAATGCCAATGCGCCCTACGTAGTCTTTGAGGTTCCCAACTTTGTCTTTGGCTATCCGTTGTTCCAAGTGTCGGAAGCCCGCGAGTACTTGACCAAGACTCTGACCGATTCTGGGTTTCTGGTGTGGCCCGTCAATGACGGCAAGTATCTGCTGGTGTCGTGGCTGAAGACACAGGCTCGTGCGTCTCACCGTCCACCCTTGCTGACCACGTACCGCCCACAAGTATATGACCCGTCTGTCATGGGAAGCATGTATCGGTCCTGAAAATGGACATTGAATCTGTAAACTTGTTTATCCCATGAACTGTGAACATCCAGACGTTGAGCTTGATGAGGGGCAGAAGGTCTGTGTCTGCTGCGGAACTATCCTCGGCAGCCACATTGACGAGTCGGCCGAGTGGCGTATCTATGCAGAGACAGAGGGCAACCCGTCGCGCACAGGTGGAGTGACCAATGAACTGCTGCCCGAGTCGTCGTATGGGTCCATGATGATGCGAAAGCGGACTCCAGGGCAGTCGGATGAGTCCAAGTCAATCGGCAAGCTCTCGTCATGGTCGCTATCAAGCCATGGTGAGCGCTCGTGGATGGGTATCTTTGATGCAATCCAAAACTCGTGTGCGCGCATCGGACTTCCCAAGGCCATCATTCAGGACGCATGTGCGTCCTTCAAGCGGGTCGAAGATGCCCGCAAGACACGCGGCGAGTCCCGTCGTGCTCTGATGGCGGGTGCAGTCTTTGTGGCGTGTCGCCAGCACAATGCCACGCGGACCCATGAAGAGGTGTCGGGTCTGTTCCATGTGTCCATCCGAGCGCTGTGCAAGGGGTTAGCCCGCTTCCAATCGGAAGTGTCGTCCGTTCTGAACACACAGCTAGGCATTGCCGAGCGCATCTGTGCAGAGATGAATGTGACCGAGTCCGAGCGAACCCAGATTCTCTTGGTCCTGACAGAGTTGCCAGAGATGGAGCATACGCCCAAGACCATTGTGTCGGGTGTCGTCTGCCACGTACTCAAGGGTCGCTTGGCAGATGTGTCCAAGGTCTCGGGGGTTTCGTCTGTATCCATTCGCAAGATGGTGGAGAAACTAAACACCGGTGCCATTGGGGTATAAGCCCGCAGTGGGTAACGGGAAGTACGAGATGGTGTAGGGCGTATAGGCCAGAGACGTCGTAATCGCAGGAGGTGCAGACACGTTGATGTTCACTCCCGCACTGGTGCTGATCGTGGATGCTGCACCCGAACCACTCCAGAACACGATGCGAGCGTCGTTCGAGACTGCAATCATCGTGATGCCCATGCACAGCGTCCCTATCTGCGACCCCGACAGCCCCGACGTGCCTTCGCGAGAGTGACTGCCTCCCTTGACCTGCATGAACCCCGACGTGTACGCCCGCGAGTTGCCAGCCGCATCGTGGTCCAGCGACATTGAACCGTATCCATCGTTGGCACGGAAAGTTCCGTTCACGTCCAGCGTGGACTGCAGCGGGTCCATACCAATCGCCAACCCGTTTGCGATTCGCGCATACCCTGAAACGTCCAGGACCAATCCAGGCACACGACCGGCCCCGTCAATGTACTGCATGGTCGCATCGGCTTTTCCAATGGCGACTGCGTTCTGAGACATGTCTCCGGCAATGACGACATTGGACCCTACACCCACTTGCAGCAGGTAATTCGTGGGCGCCATCACGGGAATTGAGTGTCCAATCGTGATGTTGCCTATGCCCGTGTTCGCATTGCCCGCATTCGTACCAATCCAAATATTGCTGCTGCCCACGATACCCGTTGACGCACCAAGGGCAATCGTGTTGCTGGACGTGTTCCCCGCGCCCCCGCCACCCGTGGGGTCCAGCCACAGACACGCAGACAATCCGATGCTTCCGGGACCTACGTTCTTCCCCATGAACACAGAGTTGGATGTGTTCGTGACACCCGCAGCCGTGTTGATGCCCACTGCAACCACGTTGGATGTATTGGACATCAGCCCCCCAGTCCCGTAGCCGAGCGCCACGTTGGACGCACATGCCTGCAGGTTCAGGAAGTTGACACCCGAGTTCGTGCCCACAAACACGTTGCTATTCGAGTCCGATACGTCGACGCGCAGGCACTCAACCAGGTTAGCCGTCACCGTGTTCACATTGGACAAGTCAAGTTGGGTGGTGAAGTTGGACGTCGCACTGGTGTATGTATAGACTGGCCGAAAGACCGAGGTCAAATACGCCTGTACGTTGCCCGTGCTACTCATTGTGTAGTATCCACACCTTTTCGTTTAGGCAATAATCGCTGTATACAGTAATGGCGTTCACTCTGTTCCCGATTAAGTCGTCCGAGCAGCACCTGTACCGCATGTATAAGCAGAGCGTCGCTGTCTTTTGGACCCCCGAGGAGATTGATTTTTCCAAGGACATTGCCGACTGGAAGAAGCTGTCTGAGCCCGAGAAGCACTTCATCGGCCGCGTACTGGCTTTCTTTGCAGGGTCCGACGGAATCGTCATGGAGAATTTGGTGACGCGCTTCCAGGGCGAGGTGGATTCTCAGGTGGTCAAGCTGTTCTACTCCTTCCAGAACGCCATGGAGGGTATCCATTCCGAGACCTATTCCCTGCTCATTGACACGTACGTCAAGGACGAGGAGGAGAAGTCCAAGCTCTTCAATGCGATTACCACCATCCCCTGCATTGGCAAGAAGGCAGAGTGGGCGCTAAAGTGGATGGGGTCCGACAAGTCCTTCGCGACCCGCTTGGTCGCGTTTGCCTGCGTGGAGGGCATCTTCTTCTCGGGTGCATTCTGCTCCATCTTCTGGCTGAAGAAGCGGGCGCTGCTGCCGGGGCTCACCTTCTCTAACGAGCTCATCTCGCGCGACGAGGGTCTCCACACGCAGTTTGCCGTGGCCCTGTTCCACACGCTGAAGACCAAGATTTCCGAGGACACCATCCACGAAATCATCAAGGAGGCGGTGGAGCTGGAGAAGGAGTTCATTTGCGATGCCCTGTCGTGCTCGCTCATTGGAATGAACGCCAAGATGATGTCGCAGTACATTGAGTTCGTGGCCGATCGGTTGGCGGTCCAGCTGGGCGCGCCGAAGATATTTGGTGCACAGAATCCGTTTGATTTTATGGACTTGATTAGTCTGGAGGGCAAGACCAACTTCTTTGAGAAGAAGGTGTCGGATTACTCGCGGGCCATTGGCACCACTCGCGACGAGCTGCGGTTGGACGAAGATTTCTAGTGGGTATATAAATGCCGACCAAGAATTACGCTCATATGACGCCGGCGGAACGCAGGCACGAGCGTGACCAGCGGCTGGAATGGATAGCTAACCACAAGAAGCTGCAGGAGAATCCGCATTTGTTGTGGTCTGCTCGGCTGAACTCGGAGAGACATGCCAAGAGGCACACGAAGCACGTCCGAGACCTTGAACGTCTGGGTGTTGACGGCGGCGCACGCTCGACTCGGCGTCGGGGTGGAAATCGGGATGCCGTTGTGAAGAAGGGTGCGATGGATATTGCGAGCGCCCTTCATGAGACAGCAGACTCCCACGGACATGTGAAGGGGTCTAACGCGGTAAAGACATACCTGCTCCTCAATCAGGCCAAGAAGCTGGCGAAGAGTCCAACCGTGAAGCGCGACATTGAAGAAGCAATTGACGACCTTCCCAAGGCGAAGCTCTTTAGTCTCCACGGTGGACGTACCCACCGTCATCGCCGTAGCCGCTCTACTCGTCGCCGTTAGTTGAGAGTGCTAGGCGGGTCGTGGTAGGCAGCGACCTTATTGCCCGCACCCGTATCTACCCACACTTCTTCACGCACATGAGGAGTACCTCCAGGGACATCCCAGTACTCGTCTTGCAGTGTGAAACGGTCCACACCATTGAAGTACATACGCAGCAGCAACGCGGCAACCAAGAGACCCGCGACTAAGTAGAGTGTCTTCATTTATGGTGTAGCAAGATTCTTCGTTTCTCTTGGGCGGAATCGCGTCTTGCGTTCAAGCCAAATGGAGCTCCTTCACGCCGCTGTCGCGCTTCTTGCGTCCATGGTCTTTGTTCTCGCGGGTATGGTCGGTTGGTTGTACTGGCAGCAGACGCGCCTGTTCCAGAACATGAACTCCGTGCTCATGGCCATCGGTGATATCACGCGTATGATTGAGAAGCCCGAGCCTGAACCCGAAGCCCCTCCGGTTCTTTCCGTAGCGCCCCTTGCGGCCCCCGCGGCCGACGAGGACGAGGATGACCGCGCGTCGGTTGAGGAGTCGGCGAGCGAAGTTGTGGATGGCCCGCCTGCCCCGCTGGACGTAGACTCGCTTCAGTCCAAGTCCAAGAAGGAGCTGCAGGAGATGCTCACCAAGCGCGGCCTGCCCTTCAGCAAGACCGACTCCAAGCCGACGCTTACTTCGTTGTTGAAGGCAACGGCGTAGGGGGTGGGGGTTGAGGAGCCGGCTTTCGTATCCACGACAACCTGATTGGCGTCGGGTCCTTGTACTTGGTGCAGTCACACGGCATTTATACAAACACCGCCTTAAATATCAATGAAGGTGGTTTCCTTTGACGTAGGACTTCGTAACCTCGCATATTGTGTGCTTGAGGGCACGAGTCGCGCAGATGTTCGCATCACCGATTGGAATATCATTGACGTACTTGGGGAACAGGCAGGTGTCGGTGCCCCAAGATGTCATCAGTGCCAGACCGCCGCTCGCTATGAGCACGCGTCTAACGGCCAGTTTGCATGTGCCCGCCACACGCCCAAGAAGAAGGCTAAGGTCACCAAGAAGGAATTGGCTAAGCTGACCCCTGTGCAACTGACGGAGCATATCCGCGCCGAAGGCATGACGACCGAGGCCACCAAGAAGGCCGACTTGGTCAATCTGCTGTACAATCACCGCAAGCAGAACACGTGGAAGAAGTGCGTGTCATCGGCCATCCAAGGGTCTGTTCTGGATTTGGCGGGGGCGCTCATTCGTAGTCTTGACCAGCGATCAGCGTCTTGGGCCGGGGCGGACCTAGTCTGCGTGGAGAACCAGATGGACCGACGGATGTTCGGAGTGCAGGCGATGCTCCAGATGTATTTTTGCTGCCGAGGGTTTCGGGTGCAGGGTGTTTCAGCGACTCACAAGCTGTCGAACATTGTGACAGTGGATGATTCAACTGCAAGCTATAAAGGACGCAAAGCGACAGGCATAACGCATGCTCGCGCACTTGTTCCTCAGGTGTGGCAGGAGCATTTTGCCAAGCACCCCAAGAAGGACGATTTGGCGGATTCATTCTTGCAGGGATTGTGGTGTCTGGAACATCCTACCAGTAAGTAGTAATGGACCCAAACGCGAAGGCGTTCGTTCCAGTCCCCGAACGCGTCAAGGCGGTCATTCGATATGTTATGAACCCCTCATCGGACAAGTTCAATCCATACGCACTTGCATGGACGACGACACAACCCCGACGACCCGGCGAAAAGTTCGTCGTATATAGAGGGCAGTGTGCCCAGTCCACAAAGAACATACCGAGAGTCGGGAGCAACCCACTTGAAATCTCGCTTGCTTATGGAAAGCCCATCTCGACAAGCAGGGAACTCACGGACAAGATTCGTGAATTCTCATGCAGTCCGAGAGGACGGCTCTTTGCAATTCATGTGGTTCCAGGTGTGCGGATTGCAGACCTTCGAGACTCGTTGAAGGGGTACGATGTGAATTCAGACGCAACCTTTGAATTCCTCACGGATGAACTGCCTCCTTCCTCTGCGTGGAAGACGAAATCCCCCGGTCAGCTGCGCGCTGCGTTCTTCGCAACACTTGGAAAGGAAAAGGAGGTCTTGCTTGACCCATTCGCAGGTCGGTTCCTTAAGGAATCTGGAGAGCCCGAAGATTGGTCGTCTCCTGAAGTGGACGGGGTCTATGTGACTGGGTTCTTCCCAAAGAAGGCAGGCCGTCGGCGCACACTGCGTTCTAGGCGTAAGAGACGGACCTATCGCCGCCGGGTGTAGCAGTTCTTGTACGGGCGGCAGCTGGCCTTTTGCGTGAAGCCCATGCGCTTGCACGGCGTCTTCTTGCAGTAGGCCCGCGACATCAACCGCTTCTTCTTGAAGACGCGGCGAGTCTTCATTGTTCAACTGCAAGACTTTGTGCCCCACCGCGTTCCAACCTTAAGAAACGCACCCGAAGGAGAAGTAAATGGAGACCGACCTTTTGGTGAACCCCAATATGGTGACGGGCGGAATGGCCAACATTGAAACCATTGATATCCCGACCCTCAACTTTGAGGAGTTCAGTGGCAGCTCGGCACCTCCGGCCGCCGCACCCCCCAACCTGGTGCCTTCCTTTGAGAACGTGGGCCCCGAGGTTGTGGGTGGAATGCGCAACTTCAATGCCGAGTCATACTCTGCCGCCCCGCAGATTAAGCACGTGTCGGACGATGCCATGATGCGGGAAAAGTATGAAATCCTGCGCAAGTTTGAGCGTCTGTCCAAGCTGGGTGTGCCGATGCGCAAGCGCTTCACGATGGATTCGTCCATGGAGGAGATGAAGATGGAGCTGGAGTTCATCAAGCGTGAGAAGTCCATGGATGCCACCATCAAGCAGTTCTCTGAGTGGTTCGTGACGGGCATGAGCGGTCTGGAGTACGGCTCCAAGAACATCCAGATGATGAAGGCGTTTGGTCTGCAGCTGGACGGTCTGTCGGAGGCGGCCCAGATGAACGTGGCGGACTTGGAGGACGACTTTGAGGAGCTCTACGACATGTACGGCGAAAACCTCAAGATGCACCCGATGGTCCGCATTCCTCTTCGCACCTGCATGATGGTGTACATGGTCCACCTGACCAACCAGATGGCTCGCAAGGCACCCATCCCGAACATTGATGATATCATGCGTCAGAATCCGGATATTGCCCGTAGTTTGGCCGCGGCTGCGATGCAGAACCAGACCCAGCAGATGCGTGCCCAGCCGTCTGTACCCCAGCAACAGGCCAACCCCCTGGCTGGACTCATGAGTTTCATGCAGCAGTCTCAGCCCCCGCCGCCGCCGCCGAACATGGCGCCGCGCGCGCCCCAGGAGACCAAGCCCGTACGTATCGGCGTGCGGAAGACTCCCCAAGCCGCGCCCGCACCGCAGCCCGTAGTGAACGCCGCCCCCGAGATGCGCCCGCCGCCGAGCATTGAAGAGCTCCTGAAGGATATCAAGCAGAACGCACCACCTGCCCCTAAGAAGCCGAACAACAAGGCCGGGTCCACGGGGAAGAACAGCGTGGTGATTCGCCTTTAATTCTGCGTCCAATATAAATGTCTGAAGCCATACAGAAGAAGGCAGCGGCACTGCTAAAGAAAATCAAACAGGCCGAGACCGACCTGGGTCGCACCAAACACGCACACGCCTGGACCAGCGACCCCAACCTGAAACGTATTAAGCCCCAGGACCACGCGGCTCACGTAGAGAAGCTCAAGAAGAAGGTTGCGGACCTGAATGAGAAGTATCGCAAGCTGGAAGAGAACTCTCGTACTCACGGTGGCACGCGGCGCCGTCACAGCCGTCGCCACCACACTCGTCGTCGTTAAATCTGCGTTTAGCATAAATGCCCAAGGGAGTCAAGACGCTCGAGAAGGAACTGCATGAGACCAAGGATATCTTGAAACACCACGAATACCACCGCCGAGTGGGTGATCTGCGCAAGTTGCCGTCGAAGACAGACCTGGAGGCGCATATCACGAAACTCGAGAAGGCACTGGAGAAGGCAAAGTCAAAGTCAGGAGGCACCCGTCGCCGTCGCCGTGGAACCCGCAGCACCCGTCACCGCTGAAAACGGACTCCACCCATCTAACGGATACATAAAGTAAAAATGCCGACTCTTGAAGTTCAACTTGCTAAGGCGCAGAAGGATATGGACACTCTCGTCAAGTCGGGCGTCACTCTCGAGTGGTGGAAAGATGGGTTCGATATGAATAAGCGAGACGCCTACCGCAAGACACATGACGGACTCACACAGCGGATTCGCTACCTCCAGCAGCGGATAGCGGTGCGGACGGAGAGAAACGAGAGAGCCGAGCAGCGCGCAGCTGCTCAGACGTTAATGCGACTTGCGGAACAGTGGGTAGAGACATACGAAGCTCACACATCTGTACCCACTGTTCCTGAGTGATGTTCTGGAACGTCTTCAAGCAAATAGACACGTCCTTCGGGGTCTTCTTCCCCATGTGCCGACAATAGTCGCAGTTCGTCATCACGATGTACTGTGCCCAGGGTCCCGTCCGCAACACCAGAGCGTAGAAGGTGGACAGCTGCTTCCACGTCACTACATTTTTCTTGTGGCTCACGTGCTTCTTGTACTTGCACTGCACGGCGTAATACCGGCCACCATGCTCGGCGATAATGTCAATGCCCACGTCGGGGCGCTTGAGGCTTAACTTGGTCAGCATCTCCTCAGGCACGTCCTTCAGGAGCCATACGTTCTCCAGCTTGCGCACGTGTTTCAGGTACTTCACGCAGAACTCCTCGAAGACATCGCCACGGACCTTCTTGTTGTCGCGGGTCCGCATCTCGGTGAAGGTGTGTGCAGGTTCATCGTACCACTTCTGGCACTCGCTTAGGAACAGGTCAAACAAACTGGTGCCGTCGGGGCGTTCGCGTAGGAAGAGAGCGTGAAGGTCCATCCTGCACTCTGCTTCACCATGGACTGCACGAATTCGTTTTGGACCATACCCTGTGCCAGTCCAATCAGAGTCCACAGGACGTACTTGTTCCAACGGTAGCGGAACCGCATCACGCAGAAGAGCAAGCACGCAAGGTAGAAGCCGACGGGGAGGTTGTCTAGCGCGAGTAGCGAGTGGAGGTAGTTCAGACCCAAGGCTCCGGCATACAGCACGTGCCAACTCAACGGACTGATAATCTGCTTGCGAACAAGCGTCATCAGAAAGGCGGCAATCTGAATCGGGAACAGAATGAACAGTGCCCTCTCCATGGACGGAGTGAACAGCAGGATTCCCGTAGCCAGCACCTGACTCACCGAGTAGTACAGATTGATACGGTCACGTGTCGTCTGCGTCACCCAGTCAGGGAAGGGCATGTCACGCATGGTGGTGACGGTCACCTTGTAGTACATGGTCGCAAGGTCAGCGAGCGCCATGGTCATCAGGACATTGGCGAATCGCGTCCACGGGCTAGACACCTCATTCAGGGTGAGCGCCATGGCTGCGATTGAACGGGTGGCAAACAGAATGCTGTGTGCACGGAACTCGGGCCAAATCATGGGCGCATGAACGGACCGAATGGCGGGAAGGTGGAAGATGATTGAGGACCAAGACAGGAGGAGATGGAAGACAAGGAACATCCATGTGCGGTTGTCAAAGTACATCGCGCCGAACTTGAAGAAGTTCCCGAACTGAAGCGCAAAGTGGACGAGGGAGACGAGACCGAGCGTCTTGTGAAGGTGACCGAACTTGCCGTCCTGATAGGTGATGAGAGACTCCATGATGAGGTCAGTGTGGACAATGGGCAGCACAATCCGTTTTCTAGTCCTCCTCCTCGGCGAGTGGCTTCATCTTTTCGTGGGCACTGCACATCTTCTCCTTCTTGGACTCTTCAAAGCCCTCCCGACTGCGGCTGGACGTCCCCTGGGCAATGATGATGAAGCCTGCCGTCAGCAGCAGGGAATACACAAGGTCTCTCGTGCCGACGAAACACACTGCAAAGATTGCGATGCGTCGGAGGAGGATGTTGCGTTCATAGACCTTCGGGTCGTCACTGAGCTCGTCAATGAAGTGCCGCGACCCCACATTGACCAGAATCAGCATGATGCCCAGAAAGAGCTTGTGATTGTTCAGTATGTCAAGCATTGTTCAGTAGCGGGAAATATGTTTACACGCCACCGCACTTGCACTTCTTCGTGGAATCGTCCCAAGTACCGCCGTTCGCCGTCGCCTCGCACGTCTCCTTCGTGGACATGGACGTCTTGCACATGTACTCCATACCGTCCTTAGAGCAGCACGACACAATCAGGACCGCCAAGAACAGCGCGAGCGGCTGGCTGACATTGAGGGCAACATACGCGGTGCCGGCAAGCGCGAGTGCCTTGCCAACATTGGAGCGAACCAGCGGGCCCACGAGGCTCGGGGAGAAGCACGTGACAAGGATAACAACGGCAATCGCAACAAGTTCGTTGGTTCCAGACAGACGCATTTTACTAGAACTCCCCATAATTTTCTGCCGACCCAAGAACAAGTGTGGTATGGACTATACCTTGTTGGAGGACGCATACCCCGATGGAGGGGATTTCAAGAGCCGAACGACAGTTAAGGAGACCAAGAGCGACGACCCGCGTGATGCGAAACGTCGTACGAACCCCGATGCGAGCAAGACCGTGGCTGGCTTAACGTCCGTCCTGCCCTTGGACACGGAAACCCCCACGAGTACCTTTGGCGATGGTGGGAGGCAAGTGTACACGTACGCAGGCAAGCAGCGCCCTGCAGGTATTCCTGTTCAAGAGGCCTTCACAGCTCAGTCGGCGGGTGACGACATGAAGATGAAGATGGACAAGATTCTTGCCATGGTGGAGCAGAACAAGACGGGCTACGAGCCGAACAGTACCAACGACATGTTCCTGTACATTCTGACGGGCGTCATGTTCCTGTTCACGTTTGACACCTTTGTGATGCTGGGCAAGACGATGCGTGTTTAACGCGGCACGCCCGCCGTCGCCTGAAGGAACGTCTCAAACGACGACACGTCCTCAAACACATTGTCCAGATATTCAATCTCAAACGTCAGGCTGTTCTCACCACTTCCGAAGCTAATCGGGGCGTTGAGAGGGATTGCAGACGTCAAGGGAGGAATGGCCGGGACACCGCTGATGTTCGCAAACGGCAGATGGCGACGGAACGTAATGTGGAAGCGGTCCAGTGTCCCGATAGGAGGATTGTAGGTCGTCATGTTCTCGTCGTAGGTCTGGTCCGTGTAGAAGACAGCCGAGGTGCTGGACGTGGAGGGAGTCAGCTGGTTGTAGTTCATAATCTTTGCGAACGCATAGTCCGCATAGCCCGCGCGGTCAGCGCCGGGGGCTGTCTCATCAATACGGTTCAGACCCTCAATGCCTATCATCACATACTGGTCAATGGCCGCCACCCATCCACCTGTCGGCGCATTAATCACCGCGTTCTTCAGGCGGATACGCGTCACATTGGAAAACGGACGGGGCAGGTAGACCACGTAATCACCGGGGTCCGAGACGCGGGCACCACCGTTGACCATCACGTACTTTGTGGGGTCACGGTCACGCGAGTCAATGGATACGACACGAGTGATGCGCTTCAACGCCCGAACGGGCTGACTCTGGCGAACCCGAACACCATTGCGGTCGAACTGCATTGTGCTTTAGTGCGAAGAATTCCGACGCGCCAAATCCGCGTCGGCTGTCCGCCACGTCTTTCCGTGAAGCACAAAGGAGTACACGCGGGCCATGCCCCACGCGTGCTGGCTCGCACCCGGCCGATGTCCCGTGCGCCACGCGGCCAGTCCACGATTGTACACCTTTTCCAACACACTCAGCGGCACGCCAGTCGCCTTGGACACCGCGGGCAATCCCGTAACGCCAGGGTACTTGCTGTGGAATCGCGAGGTATACGACGACGGCTTGCGTTGCGTTCCCTTGTCGGTGGCAAATGGGCGGTAGGCAGCAGGGTTCTTGTACGACATCTTGGCGCGACGGGTGATTTCACGCCTCCGCTGGGTCTTCTTGCGAGTGGACAAGCCGGTCAGGTACTTGAGGGGGATGAACATTGTTCTCTGCGTTTAAAAACAAAATGGGCGATTCTGGTTCCGCCGACATTGGAGACAGGATTAGCTGGACCATCGTCTTGGAGGAGTACTTTGCCCAGACGGGTGAGAAGGCCAACGGCTTGGCCATCATGCACAAGAAGGCCGAAAGCATCTTCACTCGCCGCAAGACGTACATTGACCTGCCCGTTATCATCGGGTCGGGTGCGGTTGCCTTCCTGAACGCGGGCTCGTCTAGTTTGTTCGCCGACCACCAACTGGCAGCCACTGCGTTAGGCGTTGGGTCGCTCGTAATTGGTATCTTGAATACGATGGGTTCATACTTTGCGTGGGCCAAGCGGGCTGAAGGGCATCGCATGTCGGCAATCCACTACGCAAAACTGTATCGCTTCATCAATGTGGAGATGCGCCTGCCTCGCTTAGAGCGCATGCAGCCCGGGGACTATCTGAAGTACGTCAAGGACCAATACGACCGTCTGGCCGAACTGAGCCCGCCGATTCCTGGCTCAGTTGCCAAGGAGTTTTCCAAGACCATGGAGCGGTATAACGACATCTCCAAGCCCGAAGAGACTAATGGACTGAACAAGATTGAGATTTTCGTGGACTCGGCACACGAGTTGGGTGGACTGACTGCACCTCTCAGTCCTCCTCCGAGGAGTGCCCCGCCGTCACCAGCGACTCATGTGAAGATTGTGCTCCCGGCGGCCGTGGTGGCAGCTGCCCCGGCGGCCCCGAAGGCGCCTGGGGCATAAGCATGCGAGTGACGCGATACTGCCGACGCCGATACAAGGTGTTCCGCGCTCCGAACTGACGCTTGAACTGGGGGTCCACGATGTCCACAATCAATGGATGGACCGCGCGTCCAGCCTTCTCCACTCGCAGAATACGCCCGACAATCTGGTCAATGTCAGGTCTCGGCGTGGCCATCACCAACGTGTTCAAGGTAGGGACATCAAACCCCTCCTTGCACATGCTGTACGTGGCAATCAGAACCTTCTTGGTGCGGCAGTACTCGGTGCGCACATCCGATTTCACCGCTTGGCTGAGAATACACGCCTCCTCCTTCAAGCCGTCAGGCAGCCCATTCAACAAGTCCTTGCAGTGCTGGACTCGGTCAGACAGCACCAGCACTTGGCGCCCATCCTCAATGACGTCCACCAGAATGCGGATAAGCCATCGTGTGCGGTCCTCACATGCCGTCAACTTGTTCACCATGATGGGCACCGACACCATCCCCTGCGAGGACACCACGATTTCATTGAACTCGGGGTCATTGTTTTCGTACTCGTACATCTCCACCTTCACCTGGGTGTCCACAGAATCGCCCGTATCGGACTTGTACAATAACGGGCCGAGAAACCAGTGGATGGCGAACATCAGCTTGTCTTTGCGCTCAGGAGTCGCCGACAGTCCAAGCATGTACCTTGACGTAACTTTGGGTAGCGCTTGCACAAACACCTCAGAAGCAATGTGGTGACACTCGTCAACGATAACCAAGCCAATGGGAGCGAAGAGGTTACCATTTAACTCCTTCATTGAAAGCGTTTGCAGCATAACAATCACAACGTCCTTGCTGTCCACATCCACGACATCCGCTTGAACCCTGCCGATTCTCGCCTTGGGCAGGAAGGACTTGATACGGTCCACCCACTGGTCGCGAAGGAAGGTATTGTGCACAATCACCAGCGTCGGCACCTTCAACTTGGAGGCAATGTACAGCGCACACACCGTTTTGCCTCCGCCCGTGTGGAGCGACAAGACGCCGTCGTGCGGCTCGGGGAGCAGGAAGGAGTTCACCACGGGCAACTGTGCGGGGCGGATAGCACCCGCAAACTCCCAGTGTGCGTCGGCGGTCTTGGGTACCTCGCGCTCAGGCACGGGTCCATAACGCTCAATGCCAAAGTGCTTCGGCAGATACAGGTGTTTGGCGTCCTCATGCCACACCTTGTACTTCGGCTGGAACTGGGGCTTAATCATGGAGAAGGGGCGAACAGTCAGTGCTTTCTTCAGCAAGAGTTCACGATGGTCCTTTGGGATTTGATATCCCTGAAGGGTCAGCATGAGTGTTTATTTGTTTGGTAGCGGTTAATTCGTTTTACCCGTGGATGCGTGCCACGTCACTGTTGACAGTCGTCATGATGACGTCCATAATCGTCTCGCGCATCTCCCACGACATCTCCTCCACCTTGTACATGAAACTGGGGAACACGCTGCTGCTCACCTGGATAATGTCAAACGGGTCGTGGTCCGCACGCAGACTGTTCAGGGTTGACTGAACGTAGGTCTCCAGGCGGTGGCGGTTCAGGTACGACCGATACGTAACGCGGTTTCCCGAGTTCGTAGTCGTGGTGAAGGCCAGCCTGAACATGGGCTCCGTGAGGTTGGGCGTCTGGATAACACGCTCAACGACGAGCTCGTCGTCGTCAAGCTGGGTATTCTTGTAAACGAAGTGCAGCTGGAACAGGCGAGTGTTGGCGGTCGGCATTCTTATCTGTTACGAGCCCTTCATATGTAAACTACTCGCCAGTGTCGTCGTCCCGCTCACGGTTGCCAATTGGAGGCACATTGTCGTCCTCCACGACTGCATCATCTCCATTGAGGTCGTAGCGCTCGGCTGCAGGGTCTGGGAGCCCTTCCTCCTGTTCGTACTCTTCTCCGTGGTCAGCCACCTGTTCCTGCAGCTGCTTTGCAAACATGTCACGGTCTGCGACGGTTACGATAAAGGGAGCCAAGCCGCGGTCCAGCAACTGTTTGGTGATTTCGCGGTCCGAATCCGTCATGTCGCGGAGCCGGTCGGTAAATGCGTGGCGCTCCTTGGCCCGCAAGCTGTTCGTCTCTGTTCGGGCCGCAGACACTGACGCCAGCAGGGCATATAGAGTTACATCCTTTGCGCGCATATCGTCGTAGATACGCCTCTTCTCGGGGTCGCCGCCGATTGCAGCCAAGAGTTCACGGAGATATCCCTTGGTGATGTCGCGGAGCAGGTCAGAGGATGCAGTTGGGTCCAAGGATGCGATTGGGGTCGCAAGCTGGGCAATTGCACTCAAGTGGGCAATCAGCAGGGAATTCACCTTCCATGAGTCCGTGGGCTCAAGACCCATGCGCGCAGGAATCAGTATCTTCAGCCGTTTGGAAATATCGGGAATAGGCACGACTGCAGGTACTGCGCGAACCGAAGGATATGCTGGAACACGCCGTGCGAGGGGCGACGAGGTCAGCCCCGGGCGAATATTCACGATGGGCTGACTGGACACGGGCAGTGTCTTGCTTATCCACGTCAAGCGGAATGACGGACACGGGCTGAAGCGGGTGAAGCTTCCCATCTCACTGGGAGGCAAGACGACAGGAATCAGCATGACAGGCTGGGGCGCAGGGGGGCGCAACCCGAACTCTGCCTTGGCTTTCGCAAACTGTGCGGGGAACTGCTTGACGAACTTTGGAATCAGACCCAAGATTTGTGTGCGAAGAGTCTTGCCTTCGTGCATCACGGACTGGAGAACAGCAAGAGATGGACCTTGAAAAGATGTAGGAAACGCCTCGAACGTCTTGCGCAAGACCAGTAGCAGGGAATCCGCAATCGTGAAGCCCTCGGCCTTGTCTGCATCGCGGGGATACCCGTCTAACATCAGGGGACGAGGACCGAAGGAGCGACGCGGAGTTAATGCAGGAAGATGGAGTTGTAACAGGCTCGCCGCCGCCGCAATGCCCACTGTGCCGCGGGCACGACGAGTTACGTCTGTATCTGTTTTTGCGAGTGCAGTGGAGATGGTGCGGGCAAACTGCAACACAGGAGTGAGCTGAGCAGGGTCGGGGAGAACTTGCAACAACGACAGCAACAGATACACTGTCGCATCGGAGGGGTCGGTCATGACAAACAAGGGCATCATACTACTGAGATTCCGTGTGTACTCCGCCACGCCCTCCTTTCCAACAACCACCTGTCCAAGTGCGTCATTGTGCTTGGACAAACGGCCCTCCTCTGTGAACTCATCTTGGTCCACGAGCACGTCATTGTTCACCTGCTCTCCACACACGCGGCACACACGAGACCCGTCCACAATTGCTGTCCACTTCCGATAGAACCCCAACCGGTCCTTGGCCATCTCACCTTGGAGCATGGACACTGCATGGTCACATAGCACAAACAGACCCTCCTTATCCGTGTACTGTTCGTTGGAGTGAATGGACGCCTGTAGTAAAAGCTGGACATCCTGTTCCTTGTCCTCGGGAAGGCGCTGAGGGTCGTTCAGAATCGCCAAGACTTGCGAGCGTTGACTGGACGTGGCTTGAGCTCCGAACTTAGACAATTCGGGGGCCTTTGTAGACGGAGCCTGGGGCTTGATTGCAGCCAATGCACGAATCGTGGGCATCAAGACGTCATTGCCCGTGGAGTCCTTCCACAGCTTGCGGCCCTTGTATCCAATTTGATGGCGTTCCTGCTTGATAATATCCAGGGGCACGCAGATGAGTTCCTTCGTCTTTCGCAGAATGCCACGAATCAGAAACTCTTGGAACGGCACGTCCGTAAGTCCACACTGGCTCAGGTCGGCAGGCGGAAGGACAAGCTCTGCCATCTCTCCGCTGGCCAGAACGGGAGCAACTCCTGCGTCAGCCGCCTTGGACAGCAACATCGTGGCGACCAATGCGCCTCCGTCCAACTGCTGCTGTAGCCACAACCTAGAGGAGATGCCTGGGAAGTACGGCACACCATACTGCTCGGTCAGTTTCTGCGAGGGCGCATCCTGCTTTGCCTCAGGAAAAGGCAGGTCCACCGGAGGCGGCAGGTCATTGGCTACAGGTTCAGGAGGAAACCGCTGGGTCCACATCTTCCATGGAATGGATGACATGGCCACGTCATAGACCTTCAGGTACTTGGCCCCCTCGCCATACGGGTCCGTCGTCCGCTTAACACCGTGTGTCATCACCGCCTCCAGTTCGGGCACTACGTCGGACAGGGGCGCTTGGGTCTCAATGAACCGAGGCTTGTCGTCCATGAAGAACGGATGGTCAGCTTGCGGGTCGGGAATGTCCACACCGCGGGACTTCAAGTAATATCCACGAAGAGTCGCCTTATCGTCTGAACCCTCCACGGGGGATGGAACCAGAGTGATGCTCTCATCTTCGTGGCGCTTGGTCCGCGTGGTCTTGAAGGCAGGCAAGAGTCGCGTTGAGTCGGTGCCTTCAGGGGACACGGTTTCCGTAACGACCTCCACAGGATAGGGTGTGCCCTGTGTAGTATCGGAGGAACGTGGAAGTGCAGCAATCATACGGGGGTAGGCATTCGGCTGACGAATTGCCGCCTGAGAGAAGAGGGATGCCCATTCTGCCCACGCGTATGTAGGCGCACCCCCCGTCGCCAAGACAGGAAAAATCCAGTCAAAGTGCCTACGTGTCTTGGGTTCTTGGAGCACATAGTCTTCGGCAGTTGGTGTGATGTACGCCTTGTACAATTCGCGGTACCGCTCCACCTCCTTCTCCAGTTCCTTCAACTTGAACTTGGTGACGCGCTTGTCGCGTGGGACCATCTTCTCGTAAGAGTCCGAGACCTGCTCGTCCAGAGTGTAAAATCGTGTAGCCATAGGGCGCTGTGTCTCTTCCTCAAAGACCACCTCACCAAGGACCTGCACGTCCTTGGCTTCAAAGGTGAAGAACTCATCCATTATACACCCTTAAGAATGCTTTCAAACAAGGCCATCGCGTCCGTGCGGAAGCGCTCCAACACGGTCTCGGCCTTCACCTTGGTGCGGAACCGAAGAGTCAACTTGGGAACCAGCGGATGTCCAGGGTCGTAGGAGACAAAGTCCACCAGCCCCGAATCCAGAATCAGAACCTGAGCAAAGGCGCCCAATGTGTGTCCCTCAACCACCGACTCAATAGAGAACATTCCATCATCCGTCTTGGAAATCGGCTCCTTCAGGAACTCCGTGACCTTGCGTTGATAGACCTCCACTGCTTGGCGCAGCAGGTCGCGAGCGGGCACCACGCCAATGCTCTCAATCGCAAAGTCAAACCTCGTCGGGCGACCGCGCTCGTCCATCTCAAACGAGCGCTGAATCAGGTGGTTGTCAAAGATACGAGTGTCCTTAGCCGCATTTGCGCCCTCGCCCAGCAGGTACGTGTCACGGTCCAGCTTGGCCCGCTCGGGGTCAATGTGGTTCCTGAAGGTGGCGACACACACTTGAGATGCCCCAGCCTCGTCCACACCCAGCGTGGCATCCACCTGCACTCCGTCCTCAGGGTGCTTGCCGCCCACATTCAACTTAAGGAACAACAGAGGCGTCCCCAAATCCCGGTCCTTCAGCAGCACATCCTTGCGAGTGGAGCCAGAAACCACAAAGTCATCGGACGTCACCACGCGGTCCACCTCGGGACTGGGGTCAAAGTGCAGGCGCAACTTCGTGTCGCGAACCACGCCCACCTCGGAGGCCTGGACATTCACGGGCAGCATCATGACACGGTGCTTCAGCATCTCGTGGTTCAGCTGCGTGGTGTTGGCACGAATCACGACATCGCGAATCACCACAGTCGGAATCTCAGCCAGCAGAATACGGCGCAGCCCATTGACAAACGGAATCGGCACCTTGCTGAGCTCAAAGTCGATACGGTAGCCGTTCAAAGACGTCTTGAGGTTCTCCATGCTTACTCTTGAATGCGTGTTTCTCTTTCCGTTTTTTTCGGCTTTGTTCGCAATGAACAGCCAACCCATCCTGTTCTACAGTGGACGCTGCTCGCACAGCAAGCAGATTCTGGATACGCTCAAGACTCTGAACAAGCAGGAGTTGTGTCGCTTGTTCTCCATTGACGGCAAGCAGCGGTCGGAGCTGCCGCCCTTTCTGCAGAAGGTGCCCACGCTATACGTCCCCGAGACAAAGGATGTCTTTGTGGGGCAGGCTATTTTTGGCTACATTGCCAAGCCTGTATCGGCTCGTCGTGATGTACCGACCACAGCCACGCCGCCGAGTGCCCCTGCTCTGACTCCTGGCGCAGGCACGGTCCCCGGGGCCTCTATGCTGGCGAGCTTGGAATCGTGGTCCTTTGGTACAGCGGGCGGCTTCTCGGACTCGTACTCCAGCTGGGACGGCAAGAGCGCTGCGACCTCTGACCAGCTCCACTACACGTTCCTCGGTGGGCCTGCGCCTCCCCCCGGAGCCCCTGAGCCGACGACCAAGCAGAGTTACGATGGAGACAAGACGGGTCGCAACGACGACCTCGGGTCTCGGCTGGAGCAGCTGCAGAAACAGCGGGACGGTGAGTTCAAGGGAGTTTCACGGAAGTAACGTAGACACGTAATGTCTCAAGCTCAGCTGTTGAAGCTGTTCTTTGAGCAGTTTCAGTTGTTCATTGAGCAGCTGATTCTGGTCTTTCCAGACGACCCCGATTTTCCAGTCTACCTCACCAACCTCAAGATGGCCAAGATGGCGAATCCACGAATGGTCGTTGGCGCTATTGAGCAGCACTGCCTGCCATTTGCCGCCACCATCAAGGCTCGCAATGCCGACTTTTTCTTAAAGTATGAATTCGCGGAATACGAGAAGGACGAGACCATCATTCCCGTAATACGTAAGATGAAGGATATGTGGGTTCAGATTTCGCCTGCCAACCAAGGGCACATCATGGACTATGTGAACAACTTGTTGGTGCTGGTTACGCATTATCTTGGAATCCGTACAGGTCCTTCGTTGCCAACTCCACCAGCTCCCTGATGCCTGCATCCGGGTCCTCAAAGTTCCGAAACAGAATCTGGTTGACCTCCGCAGGTGTCCACTTGCCGTCCAGATTCGTGTCTGTCAAGACCACTTGTTTATCATAGAAGGAATTGACCATCTCGTTCAGCACCGCCAGCGTGCACTTCTGAAAGTGCACAATCATATCAATGCGCCCAGGGCGGATGAGTGCACGGTCAATACGCTCGGGGAAGTTGGTCGTGATAATCAGAATACGGCCATTGGCTTCCAGTGTGCCATCCAGCAGATTGAGCAGGAACGATAAATCCAGCGCATCCTTCTCCTCCTCCTTGTGCATGAACGGCTCTAGGTCGTCCTTCTTGGCGGCTACGGGTTTCTTCCACTCACGCTTCAGGACCGCATCGCCCATGGCATCAATGTCCTCAATCACGTACAACCGTTCCGACACGGGAATGGTGTAGCGCTCCAGATTGGTGCCATTGTACACGTGGATTTCGTCATTGAAGAACAGGTGCTGCAGCTGCTGCTTGGTCTTGATTTCCGAGAGTTGAATGTTGATGATATGGCGTTTGCCTTCGTTGGCAATGGCCTTGATGGTGGACGTCTTGCCCGTGCCCGGGGGTCCGTGGTACAGAAACCCCAGCGTGTAGGGAATGCCCTTGCGGTCGTACCACTCGCGATGCTCCAGAAAGAACTTGGTGCGGTGCTTCACCTGCTGCTTCTGCTCAAAGAACACATTGTCAAACGTCCTGTTCGTCACGAACTTGGATTTGGTGTACACGAGATGGGATGCGGGTAGCGGGTTCTGGACATTGCCCTTGGCCTTGGATTGCACCATCTGGTCAAAGAAGTACCGGTGAATGCCCAGCTTGTTGGCCATGCGGCGCTCGTAGGCTGTATTGCAATTGTCCACAAACTCTTGGAGGTGCTGGACATCGTGGTCAAAGCAGAACAAGATGAACTTGATGGTGTCCAAGTGCCCATCCACCACCTTCAGTTCAATGAGCTGGAAGTACACGTCGGACTCCAAAACCACCGCATCGTATTCATTGGGCAGGTAGTCGTGGTGCGTGACAGACAATAAACTTTTCATGGCAGGCAGGGTTGTGACGTGATGAACGACCGAATCCATGCGAGACGAGTAGATACTCTGTGGGGCAGCACCCCGCTGTTGCGAGGTTGCTGTCTGAGCTTGGTTACTGCGCTCGCAGGTAATCGTTCCCTGCGGTATGCGGCCTTCCATTGTGTTGACTCATGAAAAGCACTTGTCCAGTGTTGCCGCAGCCGAGTGGACGGGCTTGGTCCTGCGGAGACGCAGTTCCTTGGTCGCCTTGTCCACCGTATCCTGAGACAGCGCCACAAACTTCTTGACGTCGCGCGCGGGTCCCTGCACATTCATAGTCGGGACGTGGAGACGGAGCGGGGGCAGCTGGACAGAGACCAGCTCGTCGGACGACGTTAGGTACTCACGGTACTGTTCAATGTCCAGAGGCCCTCCGAACATACGGAGCACAGCCCGAGGCGGTGCAGGGGTCAGGTCCTTGATTGCAAAGGCTGTACGGTACATGTCCACCATCAAGGAGTGACGGAGCCAGCGCGTGGTGTCGGACCCAGGCTCAGCGTACAGATACGCCAACCCACATTCGGGGGAACAGAAGTGACCCTCGCACGCATACATGTTCTCGTAGGCATCATAACTTATCGGAAGCACACACGCCTTCCACGAAAAGGGCGAGCAACACCAGAAACAGGCGGTGGTCGGCGAGTACGTCGGGCTCTTGGTGCGCACCAGAATCTCCCGCATTGTGTCCGTGTTAAACCGCTCCGCTACCTTGGACGTCTCCACCGCCGACAGGATGTCGGAATAATTGGTCCCACCCTCTGCGGGCGTGGGCACATGCTCTTCTACAGGCAATCGCAACGAAAACACCACGGGAGCTTCTTGTAACTGCTTTCTCGGAGGCATACTCTTGTCTGGAGTGCTTGGTGAAAACTCTTGGGGATAGACAAATGTCCACACCCTTAGTTACTCTGGATGCGCTGAAGGAGAGTGTGCAGGCGCGCACGGCCAAGGAAGCCGCGGACAAGACGGCATTGTTGGCCCTGTTTGACACGGCTCAGAATGGTCTCGTGGACAAGCTGCATGTATGGGCAGGTCTGGGGTTTCCTGCGGGATACGCGGTGCTGACGTGCGCGGTGGTTCCGCCCACGATATGTGTCGACGGAACCGAGCGTCCAGTGTCCGACTACATCCAGTACCTGACAGGTGCGAGCCTGAATGACTCGGTGGCTGCTCTGCAGGCCCAGGTGCCTGGCGTGACGTTCGCATGGTGTCTGCCTGCGGGTGTGGTGCAGGTGAGCGTGACGGCTCAGTAGCCCGAGGGGAATATTGTAACATTATTCGGATTGTTGTTTCCAATAGAATAGTATGAACGATTTGTTCTGCTTGGTAAAACCCCCATTCCGACCAAGACGCCCGCGGATAGAGATAGCGTTGCAATGATAGAATCGCCACCTGAGTTTGGAATTATCACATACTGTCCATCGTAAACAATCGGCTTGTTGTCTATGTTTATATAGATTCGACCCCCAAAGCTGCGCGTCCCCCACGCACTGTTAACGGTGCTTCCTCCGTTGGTGTAGAGCCCAGTCTGCGAGTTCAGCCCCGTATTACTGGTTAGGTAAAGGTTACCGGTTAACTGGTCCAATACAAAGCTATTGTAGCGATAAGGATAGTTAGTTAGATTAACAGCCACCAGTACCGTCCGTGTCGCTGTCCCACCACTCCATGCGTTGAATTTGCAGAAGTATCCCCCCGTGTTTTCAACGATGTACACATTCAGTCCAGCATCGTCTACAGCGAGGGCTTGATCGTAAACACCGTTCGCAACTGTAAACAGATTTGTGGAGGTGCTGAAACTTCCGTATGAACCACCTGTGGCGTAAACACCTCCGGCAGATGTTGTCATGAAAACAACCCCAGAAAACGTCACCGCAAGAGATGTCACAACTATTCCGCCCGCAGAATATCCAGTTGTTACCCCTGTTCGGGGATTAACCGTGAAGAATCCAGTTGTACTTCCGTTTGCAGCAATCGCATAGAGGAGTTCGTTTCCGTCGATACACATACACCCTCCTCCACCAAGCTGAATAGTTTGACTTAAAGTTGTAGTTATCCATCCAGTTGTGAAAGAATTGGTTATCGCACGTGCCTTATTTGCTGAGGATGACAGCATTTACTCTTAAAAGACAATATAAGCAGTCGTGCTACCCGTGTATGCGAGCGTAAACCCATTGCCGACTGGTAGCGTAATTGACGCGGCGGACGCGCTTCCATTGTATGTGGCTGTACCATTTGTCAGAGCGATAGTCAACCCAGCACCTGAATTGTTCTGGAACATCCAAAATGCACCCGCCGTGATGCCGGACATGGACGCAGGCAGTGTGATGCCTGTGATGCCTGTGGTTGTAATATAGTACGTTGTTCCCAGTGTCGCAGTCGTCACTGTGATGGATGTACCCGACGATACCGCCGACAAGTTGAAGTTCGGGCTGCCCGCGGACCCAGGTGTCCCGCCTCCCCATCCTTGGAATCCCGTGGGACCCGTGACACCTGTCCATCCCAGACCCCCTTGCGGTCCGTCCATTCCAGTCATTCCGGTAGGTCCTGTTGGTGCACCAATTGCAAAGACGTACGCCATTTACTAGAATGCGATAAAGGTAGTTCCACCATTCGACACGAGCGTCAAGGAGTTGCCGCTTCCAATGTAGAATGGACCTGTGTACGAGCCAGTATTGTTACCGTTATAGACCACATTAGTGATGGCACCGACACTTCCGCTTGGAATCGTAATCATGTTCGACGTGTTGTTCCTGAAGACCCAAAACATGCCAGCCGTCGCGGTTCCGCTGAACGAGATTGCATTGACGGGTGTCGTGGATGTGATGTTGTAGTGGGTCGAGGTCGACGCGCTCGAGAAAGCGATGTTTGACGTACCCGTCGTGATATTGGAAATAGTCAGTCGGGTATTTGACCCGTAGAAGTTCGGGCCCACTGGACCGTATGGCTGTCCTTGCGGCCCCTGAATTCCTTGGTACCCGGTGGGGCCTGTTCCTCCTTGCTGACCTTGAGGACCTTGAGGACCGATAGGACCTTGCGACATCTTGTTCTTTAAAAACGAAAAGACTGCGGACCTCCCACCACTGTCTCACCATGGCTCTCTCTACCTACCAACGCAAGACGCACCGCGAGCACATCCTTGACCTTCCCGACACGTACGTAGGCAGCATCGTCACAGGACCCGAAGAGGTGTTTGTTCGCGACGGAGACAACTTCAAGGCAGCCACTGTTCCCGTCAATCCCGGCTTCTACAAGCTGGTGGATGAACTCCTGGTGAATGCACACGACCAAGTTGTTCGCCTGCGCCAGAAGAACTCCGAGAACCCCGTCAAGACAATCACCATCAAGTGCGACACAGAGCGATTCAGCATCACGAACGATGGAGAGCCCATCGATGTTGCCGAGCACCCCGAGCACAAGGTCTGGATTCCCCAAATGATATTTGGCGAGCTCCTGACGTCTGCAAACTACAACAAGGACGAGAAGAAGCTGGTGGGTGGAAAGAACGGCTATGGCGTCAAGCTGGTCAACATCTTTGCAAAGGAGATGGCGGTGGAGGTTATCGACCAGCCCCGTGGACTTGCCTACTCACAGGTGTTCAGGGACAACATGACCGTGATTGAGAAGCCGATTATCAAGAAGAGCAAGCACAAGTCCTTGGTGTCTGTCGGGTGGAGGCCTGACTTTGCGCGCTTCGGCATGACAGAGATTGGTTCAGAGATGCAGTCCCTGATTGAGCGGCGTGTCTACGACTTGGCGATGACCCTCGGCAAGGACGTCAAGGTGTCCTGGAACGGCACGCCCGTCAAGTGCAAGAACCTGACCGAGTATGCCAAGGGCTTTGGATGCGAGGTGGTGGTGTACGAGTCCCCCAACGAGCGGTGGCACGTGGCTATTGCCGACAGCCCGACGGACAAGCAGTTTGCCATGTCCTTCGTGAACGGCATCTGGACCTCCAAGAACGGGACCCACGTGGATGCCGTGACCAGCCAGGTGGTCAATCACGTGGTGGAGTTTCTGGAGACCAAGAAGAAGATTAAGGTCAAGCCAGGTCTGGTGCGCGACAATCTGGCTGTGTTCGTGACATCCATGATTGAGAACCCGAGCTTCACGTCCCAGACCAAGGAGACGCTGACGACCAAGCAATCGGCCTTCGGGTCGTCGCCCAAGCTCTCGGACGATACGCTCAAGAAGGTGGTGACCAAGCTGAATCTGGTGTCCACCATTGTGGAGGCGCAGTCGGCCAAGGACGCCAAGGACAATAGCAAGACAGATGGCAAGAAGCAGAGCCGTATCACGGGCATTCCCAAGCTGGATGACGCGGTGCAGGCGGGGACCAAAGACTCGTCCAAGTGCACGCTGATTCTGACCGAGGGAGACTCAGCCAAGGCCATGGCTCTGAGCGGACTGAGCCAGGAGCAGCGCAAGACCTTCGGCGTCTACCCGCTCAAGGGGAAGGTGCTGAATGTGAAGGACACGTCTGACTCCAAGGTCGAGCAGACCAAGGAGATTGCCGAGCTGAAGAAGATTCTGGGGCTGACCTCGGGTAAGAAGTACACAACCACGGCTGACCTGCGCTACGGGTCAGTGATGATTATGACGGACCAAGACTTGGACGGCAGTCACATCCGTGGACTGCTGGTGAACCTGTTCCACGAGCTCTGGCACGAGCTCATTGCCATCCCTGGGTTTCTGACGTACATGGCCACGCCGATTGTCAAGGCGAACCGAGGGAAGGAGTCAAGGGTCTTCTACTCCCAGTACGAGTACGAGCAGTGGAGGGCGGGCGATGGAAAGTCGCCCGCATGGAAGGTCAAGTACTACAAGGGATTGGGTACGTCCACGCGCGACGAGGCCAAGGACTACTTCACAAAGGTCAATGCTGTCAAGTTTGATTACACAGCCGAGTCGGACCCAGCCATTGATCTGGCCTTCAACAAGCAGCGTGCCGATGACCGCAAGGACTGGCTCAAGGGCTACGACCGCTCGGTCCTGATTCCGACTGGGAACCGCCTGCCCTACAGCGACTTCATCCACAAGGACCTGATTCACTTCAGCTACTACAATCTGGAGCGTTCCATTCCTTCCATGATGGACGGCTTGAAGACGTCCCAGCGCAAGATTCTGTATGCTGCCTTCAAGAGGAACCTGACGCAGGAGATTCGTGTGGCCCAGTTTGCGGGGTATGTCTCGGAGCACACAGGATACCACCACGGTGAGGCGTCTCTGAACGAGACCATCGTGGGCATGGCGCAGACCTTCATGGGCGCCAACAACATCGCGTGGCTGGTTCCGCAGGGGCAGTTCGGCACGCGGTTGCAGGGAGGCAAGGATTCGGCGTCCCCTCGTTATATTCACACCTATCTCCAGCCGAATGTGCGCAAGCTGATTCGCGAGGAGGACATGGATGTCTTGACGTATCGCGACGACGACGGCCTGCCCGTGGAGCCCGAGTGGTATGCCCCCGTTCTCCCGATGCTGCTAGTGAATGGAGCGCGCGGTATCGGCACTGGCTACTCCACCAACATTCCGCCGTGCGACCCGAAGGTGCTCAAGAAGATGCTGATTGCCAAGATTCAGGCAGGACACCCGTTGTCCAGCACGAAGCTCGTGCCGTACTACGAGGGCTTCAAGGGCACCTACACGGAGGAGGGCGCAGTGGGTGTGTATCGCAAGGACAAGGAGGAGTTTGTGGTCACGGAGCTCCCGCCTGGGGAGTGGACGGCCGACTACCGCGAGTGGCTGGAGAAGGAGCTGTCCGAGGGTCGTATCAAGGACTTCGTGGATACCTCCACAGACCAAGACATCAACATCCGCATCAAAGGCATTGAGGAGGCTGCTCTAGTCAAGTCGCTCACGGTCAAGATTAAGACCACGAACATGCACGCCTTCAATGAGAAGGGTGTCATTACCAAGTATGCCACCCTGAATGACATTCTGTCCGCGTTCTGGAGTGTCCGTCTGGAGTTGTACGAGGCGCGCCGCACCCACCAAATCAAGGCGCTGGAGGAGCAGTTGCCTCTCCACACGAACGTGGTCCGCTTCATCGTGAGCCAGTGTGAGGACGTGCAAGTCCCGAACCTGCGCCGCAAGACGCGGATGGAGTGTGACGGACTGCTGGAGCAGCACGGGTACCAGACCATCAAGGGGTCGTACGACTACATTATGCGGCTGCCTGTGTCGTCCTTCACCAAGGAGGTCAGCGACAAGCACGTGGCGGAGATGGAGACGATTCGCGCAGAGATTGCCAGGCTCCAAGGAACCAACGCAGAGAAACTCTGGCTTGCTGATTTACAGGTCTTAGGATAAAGACTTCAATGAACGTCAACTACCAAACCCGCGGAGGAATTGGTCGGTGGCCCCGTGATGCAAATGCGGAAGATGACGTAGACCTTGAATGGGACCGTCAGACGCGGTCTGGTCGGAACAATGGGGGCGGCGGAGGGGGCGGCGGAGGGGGTGGCGGATGGAGAAACACGGCTGCGGCGATTGCAGTGCAGGACATCCCAGATGTTATGATGTCCAAGCGCTACATTGTGGTGGACGCCGCACAACGTAACTGGGTCCAGCAGCCCAATCCGTATTCAAACCTTATTTTTGGGTTTGGAAGTCAGGCGGCGCGGTATGTATCCAACGTCGTAACGTCCAACAACCCAACCGTGCCATTATATGCGTCGAATTCACTCGGAAAGATAAACACGGTTCCCGGTCTCAGCAACTTGACAGGCTGGTACTATTCCAACGTGTTTTACCCTGCATACAGTCCCAACGCACCTCCTGGACCTAACTGCAACTTGCCCGCCGATACCTACTATGTCCAGCCGTCGGGCAAGGGGTTTGGAACGGTTGACCAGGCATCTAACGTGACCTCCATTCGTATCGTGCGCGTCATTCTCCCTCAAAAGCAGTTCATTGGACTGCCGAACATTCCCGGAAACGCAGACGTGGCTACAATCCAGGCACAGGTGGTTGGGAAACCGTACTCTGCCTTTTCAACGTATCCCTACCTGCTCCTCGGTGTCGACACATACTATGGAGACTACTACGGTGCGAATGAAACCACACGTCGCGCCTTTTCCGCTCTTACGCAAAAGACCCGTACACAGACGGACTTTACGCTGGACCTCGGTGTCCAACACTACGACTACGAGCCTTGGGGACGTGAGGCGCATCGCTTGCAGGCACCCATTCCCAGTCTACAGAAGCTGACGCTGAACTTGACTGACCCTGTTGGAACGACCTTTACGCAGAATGACACCTTGACCGTTACGCTCATTCAGGCCGACGCATCCAGCGGCCTCTATCTGAAGTGCTTTACTGCGGGCTATCAGTACTTCAGCTCCAACGACCTTCGTGTAGGAGACCGCGTTGTCTTTGACCCACTGACGCTCAACAACATGGAGGTCTCACCGCTGACACCTTCAGCCAAGGTCAATTTCATCAAGGCCATGGTGGGCACGCCGTTTTTAGTTGTAGGCTTGCTTGACTATGTGCCCGGTGGTATCGGAGGCGAGTACGTTCCGAGGACGGGGGCAACGGCTCGTACGTTGCCGTATGTATCCAGCTACAACGGGTTTTTGGTTCCGAACTTCTTCACACAAGACGCTGGAGGCAACGCGGTCCCCACGTACCCCGAGGCAATTGACGGGTCTGCAAACGGGTCCAACGTTCTCCAGCCCACGAGTTTGGTGGGGTCCAACCTGGCATTTTTGAATACAAGCCTTCAGCCCATCTACACGCTAGAGCTGACATGCGCCACGCCAGACACCACGGGGTTTGGGCGGAATATTGTATAGCCAACTCACAATGCAGTTTAGCCTCGACTACTCAGTCAAGACTCTGGCGGACTTTTACACGGGCACAGCCATCCAAGCTGCTCCCAAACACACGGGGCGCCTCCCGCTGTCGGGTAACCAAGAAGGGAGCAGCGTACCTTCGGTACTGATTTACTCCTCCGAGCCGGGTCTGGTTCCGACCTCCACCATCATGGAGCGAATCAATTACCGTCACTCGTGCACACCGCTGAACACGACCTTCTTCAGCCAGGGGAATGTGGACAACCTCCAGGCAAAGATTAAGGCCGATGTGTTGGCCCGCAGTATGGGGCGGCACGTGATTGATAACCAGTCGGAGTCGGACCTGCTGATTATCATGCGCAGTTACTACCTGCAGTATGGCGACAACTCCCCTGACCGCGTGGCCGAGTCCTTGGAAGACCTGAACCAGCGCGTGGTCTCGTACTGCGGCAACAGCATCATGTCGGAGGTGGAGGCGTACAAGCAGTATCGCAAGGATATCATGGACTTCCCTGACCCCATCGCGAACCCCGTGGCCACTCAAGTCTACGGCTCGCGGACAGGCGAGCTCAAGAGTTTCTTCTGAGCAGGTAATGATACACCGCTTCCACGACCGAGCGTATCTACATGTTGGGTCCCGTTGGTTTGTCTGGGAACCTGCGTGGTCCCTGTTCCGCCCCGTAAACGGACTGGCGTGGAACGGAACCAAGTTCGTGCTGGACGATGCTGCCTACTGCGAAGACATCACAGACCGCCAGTATGGGTTCGGGTCGGAGGAGATGTACCAGATGTGCTCCAAACTGTCGGAGGTGTGGGCCGACAGGGTCCCCGACGCCCCGGTTGTTACAGTCTTGCCCATCGGCAAGCCCGAGTGGTTCTTTGACCGCCCCATGGTTATCACGCCATGTGCTCCTCGCACCAAGGAGTCGTGGAGGGCTATGGGACTCCAGCGCAGAAGCCTTCGGGTGTTCAAGGTCGCGCGGAAGACATTTACGAAACGCAAACAAGTCTAACACAATGCGAGTCAACTTGATTGGTACAGCAACGCCCCTGACGGGTCTGGCACAAGACACTTCAATTCTGCATGCCCTGTTTGCACATGTGTTGGGACCTGACGCCCAGATACGACACATTCCGCACTTCCAGCCCCACGCCCCCGAAGCCGAGGTGAACGTATTCATTGAGGTTATCAACCCCGCTCTGTTCCCGTTTGCCGCCGTCAATGTATGGGTCCCCAACCCTGAGTGGACCTATCAAACGTGGTTTCCATATGCCGCGATGGTGGACCAGATTTGGGTCAAGACGCACAGTGCAGTGAAGATGTTTGAGGAAATCCCCGGGTGTGCACCCGTCCACTATATCGGATGGACCTCCATTGATAAGAAGTACAACCCCGAGAAGAATTTTGGAAAGGGCATTGTGCCCGTTGGTCGTAACATCTGGCGCCACCCCAAGCCGGTGGTCCAAGCGTACATGCGTATTCAGCACCAAGACCCGGCATTGTACGAGTTGCTGCCTGAGCTCACCATTGTCCACTCCCCTGCTCACGTGAAGATTGGTATACTCCCCGACCATGTGACTAGCAAGATAAAGCTAGTGTCGGAGGTCTTGAGCGACAAGGACTACGATGCTCTTCTCTCCGAAGCAGGATTGGTTGTCTGTCTGTCGGTTGCCGAGGGGTTCGGACATGCAGTGAACGAAGCCATGTCCAGCGGCTGCGTGCCCCTCATCAGCCCGATTGCTCCCTTTATGGAGCTGACCAAGTCGGCGCTGTGGACGTCTACGACCAAGGAAGTTCCCCACCCTCAGTGCATGGGTGTTCTTGAGGATACGGACGTGGGGTCTGTGGTGGAGGCCTTGCATCTCTATGTTGGAACGTCTACTGCGGACCTCAAGTCCATGTCGGACTTTTCCCGCAAGCAGTACGAGGACCGCCATGCCGAGTTTGTGGAGCGAATGGCGAAGCGCATTGATACGCTCAAGGGCACCCCGCATTACGCGATTCAGGAGCACCTGCCGAAGGAGGAGGACTTGCCGTGTATTTCCATCATCACACTGACCCGTGACCGCCGTGCCTTTATCCCTTTGCTCAAGTACTGCAGGGTGGCTCAGTCGTACCCCGAGTCCAAGGTAGAGTGGGTGATTGTGGACGATGGCACCGACCCTATCAAGGAGCTGATTACGGACATGCCCAACGTCAAGTACATTCTGGTAGACACACCGCTGACCATTGGAGCCAAGCGCAACCTTGCGATTGAGTATGCGAGTCACGACGTCTTGGTGATGATGGACGACGATGATGTGTACCCGACGAACTCGGTGCTTAAGCGGGTGGCGCATATGTTGGCCGAACCGCGCAAGGAATGCCTGTTTTCCACCGTGCTGCCGTGCTACGAGATTCACAAGCACGTGTCGTTCATGAACGTGCCGCCTGCGACATTGCCCATGAGCCAGCGTGTATCGGAGGCGACGCTCTGCTTCACGCGCGACTTCTGGAAGGCTCAGCCGTTTCCCGATATTCAGGTCGCCGAGGGTGACGCATTCATTCGCGGTCGCGAGAAAATGTGTCGGGAGCTGTCTCCCCAGGATGTGATTGTGAGTTTGGTGCACCGCAAGAACACGAGCTCCCGCAAGCCACCTGCGTCCGAGACGAATGGATGCCACTACGGGTTTTCCGACGAGTTGTTTACGTTGGTGTCCGAGATTGCGGGGGCGATTTAGTAGCCGAGCATCTCCTTGCGCGCGGTGTGCTTGCGGCGACGTCCACCCTCCTCGCGGCGGCGGGAACGGCGACGACGACGGCCAGCGCTGGCGGCACCCTCGCCAGCCGCGGCACCCGAAGAACCGGACGCGGCGGCAGCAGCGGGGGTGGTAGCAGCCGAAGAGCCAGAGGAGGAGTCCTCTGCGAATTCGGGTTCACTATCGAGAGCGGCGTCCGCGTCCGACGTCCCCGATTTGACGTCCTCGCTACCAACGCCACCGCGCATGTGCAACCGCTTCATGAGCGTCGCCTTCTTGCCGGTGGTCTTCATGCCCTTCTTCTTGAGCATGCGGCGCAGGGTCTTAGCCTTGAGTCCGTGAGAGCGAGCCATCTTTTCTATGTTAACTCTCCAGAAAAAACGCGAGTTCGCGGTCTTTCTGTTGTGTTGTGTGGAGATTGTGTGTACGTACTTTATTCCTCGCGGCGGCGGGAACGGCGGCGACGACGTCCACCCTCGGCGGGCGGGGGCGGCGGGCGCGGCGCGGCGGCGGCGGCGGCAGCGGCGGCGGACGGCGGCGCATCACCCAGCGCACCACCCCGCATGTGCAGGCGCTTCATCAGGGTCGCCTTCTTGCCTGTGGTCTTCATGCCCTTCTGCTTGCACATGCGACGAAGGGTCTTGGTCTTGAGTCCGCTAGAGCGACGGGTGCGACGACGTCCTCCGAGGGTCGCGCCATCCAGTCCACCACTAAGCGTACCACCTGTAGAAGCTGAGACGCTAGACATTTATATCAAACGCAGATTTATTCCTTGAGGCGCTTGAGGAGGGTGGACTTCTTGCCCGTGGTCTTCTTGCCCTTAGCCTTCAGCATGCGCTTCAGGGTCTTGGCCTTCAGTCCAGCGTGGACCTTTCCGTGACGGCGAGTGCGACGACGACCACCAGCGAGAGCAGGAGAGAGAGTCATTTTTGTTTACTACCCAAGAAAATTACGCGCGTCAAGCTGAGCATGTCACACAGTTGGATGGCTCCACGGTGAACTGTTGAGCCTTGGCGGCGGCTTTGGTGCGCAGATAGTAGCACCCTGTCTTGAGTCCCTGCTTCCATGCGTAAAAGTGCATGGACGACACCTTGGACGGCGTCGGCTCTGACAAGAACAGGTTCAGAGACTGCGACTGGCAGATGAACGGCGCGCGGTCGCGAGCCATGGTAATCAGGGTCTTCATCGGAATCTCCCACACTGTCTTGTACAGCTCCCGAAGCTCGGCGGGAAGTTGGAGCATCGTCTGAACGGACCCGTTGTTCGCGATAATCTCCGTGCGCACCTCGGCAGTCCACAGCCCTAGCTTGACCAGGTCCTCCACGAGGTACTTGTTCACGACCATGAACTCGCCCGACAGGACGCGGCGGGAGTACAGGTTGGACGTGAAGGGCTCAAAGCACTCATTGTTGCCCAGAATCTGGGACGTGGACGCGGTCGGCATGGGCGCAATCAGCAAGGAGTTGCGCATACCACCCGCACACATCTTGCGAAGCGCATCCCAGTTCAGATAAACAGACTTGGGTGCGTCTCCCCACAGGTCGCACTGCAGCTTGCCCTTGCTGACGGGAGACCCGGCAAAGCTCGGATACGCATTGTCGCCGTCCACCGCCAGTCCACGCCAGCCTCCAGACGATGCACTCAACATACTCGTTGTGGCGGCGGCGTAGTAGATGTTCTCAAAGATTTCGCGGTTCAGGTCAGCCGCCTTCTGGGACCCCCACGGAATCCGAAGGAGTGCAAAGACATCGGCAAGGCCCTGAATGCCGATACCAATCGGGCGGTGGCGGAGGTTGGAGCGCTTGCACTTCTCCGTAGGGTAGTACGTCTTGTCAATGACAATGTCCAGATTGCGAGCCAAGATGCAGGTATAAGACCTCAGCAGCTCAAAATCAAACTTGCCATCCTTCACGAACTTGGGGAGCGCCAGGGACCCGAGGTTGCACACGGCTGTCTCGTCGGGCGAGGTGTACTCAATGATTTCGGTGCACAGGTTGCTTGACTTGATGGGGCCGAGGTTCTGCTGGTTGGACTTGGAGTTACACGCGTCCTTGTACAGCAGATACGGTCCACCCGTCTGAATCTGGGCGTCCACAATCATCTGCCACAGCTTCTTGGCAGGAATCTCCTTCATGGCAAGGTTCTTGCGCTCGTAGCTACAGTAGAGCTCGTTGAACTCATCGCCCCAGCAGTCGGAGAGCCCGGGGCAGGTATCTGGGCTGAACATGGACCAAGAGCCGTCCTGTTCGACGCGCTGCATGAACAAGTCGGGAATCCAGAGACCATAAAAAAGGTCGCGAGCACGCTCATCGTCATTACCCGTGTTGAGTTTGAGGCGAAGGAACTCCTCAATATCTGCATGCCAAGGCTCCAAGTAGACAGCGAAAGACCCATTACGCTTTCCTCCTTGGTTTACATACTTGGCTGTGTCGTTAAACACCTTCAGCATCGGCACGATACCTGTGGACTGTCCATTGGTGCCCTTGATGTCAGTTCCCCGAGCACGGATATTGTGGATAGACAGCCCAATTCCGCCCGCCCACTTGGAAATCTGCGCACACTCACCGAGCGTATCGTAGATGCCCTTGATAGAGTCCTCCTGCATGTGGACCAGAAAGCACGACGACAACTGCGCATGCTTCGTGCCCGAGTTGAACAGGGTGGGCGTTGCGTGGATAAAGTAGCCCTGCGACAGCGCATCGTACGTCTCCTTCACTCGGACAACGTCACCGCCGTGAAGCTGGATAGCCACACGCATCCACATGTGCTGCGGGCGCTCCCATGTGCGGCCGTCGCGGCGCTTCAGCAGATATCCCCGCTCCAGCGTCTTGTAGCCAAAGTAGTCGAACATGAAGTCGCGAGAGTAGTCAATCATGCTCTCAAGCCCCAAATCCTGCGCCACGCAGTAGTAGGACTCCGACGCAATGCCCTCATCAAACAGTACCTGCACCGAATCAATCAGGCGAGCAGGGGTGTTCTTGTGGTGGTTGTCAATCAGGATACGGGCCGCCAGCTTGCCGTAGTTCGGGTGATACCGCGCCTGCATCATGGCACATGTCTCGGCCGCGAACTCGTCCAGCTCCGACGTCTTGATGCCGTCCTGAATCTGGTTGCAGACCTTCTGTGCGACCAAATCAGGGTTCACGTGCTCAAGTCCGTCGGCGAGGCGCTGCAGGCGAGTCAGCACCTCGTTGAAGGAGACAGGAACGCGGTCACCGTTACGCTTTGTGACGTAAAGATGGTCAGCCATTAAGTTTAGCACGCCCATTGTATGTAAGCGATATTACTTGCCAGTCGAGAACCAGTCAGCGAAAAGGCAACATCGGGACAGAGCAGGTCGCACCCCGAATCGGTGGGACGACGTGTCTGTAGGTGGTTTGCGGTTGCGTTTCGCAGGTTCTCATCCGCAATGTACAGATACAGGCTCATTTTGTAGTGTTGTGATTCACTCTTTAAGCGGCGTCCACCGTGTCAAACTTGGACTTCTTGGTCACGACCAGCGGGTTGTGATTGAGTTCCAGCGTTGGCATGTGCTTCCACGACTTGATACGACGGGGTCCATTGATTTGGATGGACACTGTGCGGTATCGGGCCGCAAGTGCAATGAGCGCCACCACAGCCAGTCCACCGCCAACGGCTGCTCCAACCAATGCCCCTGTATTCGACGGCGCATCGACATGGACAACCGTAGGCGCAGCAATTCCCGCAACGGGCCTAGGGGACGGAGAATCTGTGGGTCCAGGTGTCTCAGTCGGCGTCACAGAAGCAGTCGCACGAAACGACAGACTTGGTGTAGGAGTAGGCGTGGAGGAAGAAGACGGGCTAGGTGTCGAAACCGGCGTGGGAGTAGGGGAATAACTGACTGAAGGAGTGCGTGACGGAGTGCGCGTATTCGTCGCACTGTTCGACGAGGTAGCCCCTGACGACAGAGTCGGAGTAGGTGTGTCCGTAATCGTAGGAGTTCCCGTTGGTGTCGGAGTTCCCGTATGAGTCCCGGTAGGAGACGGCGTGGCCGTGCTTGAGGTCGTAGGACTTGGAGTCGGAGTGGAGGTCGCACTCGGAATCGGCACACCCTTCAGCTTCATCAGGAGAGCCATCTTGTCTGCGGCCGACATCAGAGTCAGGGGCGTGGAGCCACACGGAAGTCCAGTCGGTCCCCGGTATCCAACAAGCCCGTACTGCGGACCCGCAAGTCCATAGGGAACATCAAATGTGCAGTGAGTCGCAGAGCCAACTGACCCACCACCCGCCGTGTTTCCAGATGCCCACGTGAAGGGCTGAATTGTGATGGTGTAGTTCCCCCCTGCCTCCAAGTTCCAGAGAGCCGTGGACGGCACGGGAAAGGGAATCATCTCAATCGTTCCAACTACAGGCTGGACCACGTCGGAGAACAGAGCCGACACGGCAAGACCCACCTGAGTTGCATTCGGGAGGGACCGCAGAACGAACCCGATTCCGCATGTCTCGTTTGCAGTTTGCGAGAAGGCACCGAAGGAGAACTGCGACACCTGTCCTGTCACAGCGGCTTGAAACCGAGCGACTCCAATGCGGCAGTCGTTCTCTGCGGTATTGTTCAGGTATCCAAGCGTGTAGTTGCCCGTGGGTACGATTTTGGTTGTGTCCATGAACGACAGCTGCGTTGGCGCGCGGCTTGGTGCGGCAGATGGTGATTGTCCTCCAACGAGGACCGCAGAGATGGCCATAAGAAGAGTCCGAAGCATTTTGTATGAGGTTAAGAAGCATTTTGCCCAATCACTCCGTTTTCATCTTGACTGTAATATGCATAGACTCCAACTCCCGAGTGTACAATCCCATGCAGTACGGCATGTTCACCATGTCGCGACTGGTGTCCAGTTGACCCGTCTCGCGGTCAATCTGGAACGTATGGGCATCTGAGCGGTCCATCATGGATTCCTGTGTGAACTTGGCCATGCCGTGTCCGATTAACGCATCGCGCTCCATCTCGCCGATACGCAGTCCACCCTCGTCTGCCCTGCCTTCCAACGGCTGATGTGTGAGCAGCTTGCGGGGACCTGTGGAGCGCGCATTCACCTTGTCCTCCACCATGTGCTTCATGCGCTGGTAGTACGTGGGACCCATGAAGATGTCGGCCTCCATCATTTCGCCTGTCTGTCCATTGTACAGGGTCTCGGTACCATACGGCTCAAACCCTTGCTCCATCATGATACGCTTCAATGTCGGCAGGCTGTCGGATGTGGTAAACGGCGTGGCATCTACGAATGCACCCAACTTCAGGGCCAAGCGACTCCACGAGCTTTCCATCCAGTGTCCGATGGTCATGCGTGTGGGCAGAGCGTGAGGGTTGAACAGGACGTCGGGGCGCACACCGCGAGCCGTGAAGGGCATGTCCTCCTCAGGCAGAATCAAACCCAACGTACCCTTCTGCGAATGACGGCTTCCCAACTTGTCACCGAGGACGGGATAGCGCTCTTCAGCCACACGAATCTTGACACCCTTCAGTCCGTCACGCGTGGCGTAGCGGTAGACGGATTCCACACGCCCATGCTGCCCCCGCTTCGGCTTCTCGGAGACGTCGCGATACCCCGTAATCTTGCCATTGATATCCTGAATAGGAGCCACGATTCCGACCAAGACCGTATCCTCCGTCATTTCCGTGCCCACCAGAATCACGCCCTCGGCATCCAGCTTGTCGTAGCTCATACCCTCCTTGCGCTTCACCGATTCCTTGAACAGCGGATTGACGGCAGGGTTGGCGAACTCTGTGTGGATTTGCGTCGCCGGGTCTGTCATCTCCTCCATGAAGTCGTAGGAGTGATAGTAGATGGTCTGGAACATTCCACGCTTCATGGATGCGCCGTTAATCATCATTGAGTCCTCTTGGTTGAACCCTGCATAGGTCGTGATGGCTATCAGAGCGTTTTCTCCATGCGGCATGCAGCCACCTGCGCCCATGATTTCGCGATATACCCACGTCTGCGTCAGAGGGATTTGGGGCAACGCAGCCAAGACAGCAATCGTATCAAAGCGCTTCAGGTAGTTGGTGTGGAACCATGAACACGTCTGCTTGGTCTGGGCAATCGCAAATGCGTTGCGCGTACCTGGGTTGTGGTCTGAGAATGGAATCAACCCCGTCAGCGCCGACAAGGCAAACAGTGCGTGAATCTCCGACTGCACCTTGGGGTGGAACGGCTCAATGGAGAGCCGAGTGATGTCCTGTTCTTCTGCATCCAAGTAGTCAATCAGCTCGGCAATCTCCGTCCAGTCCTTGGCGGCACGAACCTTTTCGGCTGTCACGCCCTCGCGATAGACGGGGCGGATTGGGCGTCCACCATCACAGGTCAGTGTATAGACATTGGCCACGCGGTCCCAGCCGAGTGAGACTGCAAGTTTACGGGTTCTGCGCTCCTTCACCAGGTGAGCGTGCAACTCCTCCGTCTTGCCGATGCATACACCTACTAAATCCGCGTTCAGGAACACGGGGGTCCACGTCGGCAGCCACGTCGACGGGTGAACGGACGCAATGGGGCGAACGTACGCCTTCAACATGGCCCGAACGGTGTCCATTGCCAAGGGTGTGGAGATACGAGCCATGATGGCCAGTGCCTTGATATACCCGATGTTGCGACCGTCGGGTGAATCCACCGGACACATCAGACCCATCTGCGAGGCATGGAAACGGCGGGGCTCCTTCTTGTTGGACGTGCGGTCCATCTGCAGGTTGGTGCGGCGGAGATGGCTAATGACACCCGCGTAGGACACACGACTCAACTCCTGCGCAATGCCTTCCGCACCGCCCCACGACCCCTTGAACGACTTCAGGAACTCGCCCAACAGCTTATACTTTTTCCAGTAGAAACCGAGGTTGATGGGCTGGAGCACGTTCACCAGCTTGTCTCCTGCGTAATTCACGCGCTCGAACTGATTGACCTTCTTGTCCAGCTCCAGCAGCATGTTGCGGGCCGTCTCGCGAAAGATGCGACGGAACTCGCCGAAACACAAGTCCCCTGATGTCTGGAGACGCTTGAACTTGAAATGGTCGCGGTCCGTGGGCTTTGCCAAGTCCAACGCCATCTCCATCGCCATACGCAGCATACGTCCAAGCTGATAACCCTTGCGACGGAACAACCCGCCAACGTCGTCGTCTGTCTCTACGTGTGGAAACAGCATATCGTGAAGACTGCGCACCACCTCAGGCCGTGAGCGCGTACGGGTCTGGGCTACCAGTGCCTCCATGTCGTTCTTCACGTTTGCGTCGTGGCTCAGCATCAGCTGGTAAAACAGAGTGTCGTACGCCATGCGGTCGTGGTCATTCGTGCCCGCAAGCAGAGTGTCGTACACGTCCTTGTCGGTGGTTAGCCCCAACGCACGGAACACGCTGAAGACAGGCACGGGGTTTTCAAAGCCAGGAAGGGTAATCAGCGCCACACGAGCCGTCATCAGTGTGGTCGGCGGAGGAATCACCAAGAAATGAGAAAAGGGACCGCGGCTGGCGTCTTCGGAGACCGACCGGATGGCAGCGTAGTACTCTTCCTTTGTCTCGTAATAGTTTGGAACCGCCAGTTGGAGTTCATCCGACTTCTCCACAGGTCCCGCCGGCTTGTCGGGGTTCACCACCTGCGTCCTCTTGCCGCAGTAGAACAGGTTGTTGCCCAACTTTTCTTGAGTCAGCAGCACCTTCTCAGACCCGTCAATGATGAAGTAGCCTCCCAACTCAAACCTGCATTCACCCACTGAGTATCCGTCCATACCCGTGAGGTAGCACAGCCGGCTTCGCAGCATCAAGGGAACCTTGCCAATCTCAAAGTCAGCGAAGACCTTGGTCACCGTGTTTCCAGCCGGGAATACATAGTCCACTTCCAAATCCGCAATCAGTGTCACGGCATAGGTCGTGTTGTCCAGACGGCAGGCGTGAGGCAAGATGGCATTGCCCATCTCGTCCGTCGGTGCCACCCACTTCAGCTTGTCGGCACCCTTTCCGCCAATCCAGATTCGGATGTACCGCTTGTCGGGCAACTCCAGCTCAAAGGGGTTGGAGGCGCGGAGAAACGATGGAATACGGGCGTCCAGCATGTCATTGTAGGAATCCACATGGTGCTGAATCAATGGGAAGGCGGTGTCGCGAAACAGCGACCGCAAGACGTGCTGCGGAACATCCATTAGTAGTTCGCAAGCATTTTCTCAACCCATGCTAACCACGACTATGTGGAGCGAAGTTCGTCGGCCTCAGTTTCTAGATGAGGTGGTTGGGCATCGCGAAGTCAAGTCCCGACTGCAGTCCTACCTGACGACGAAACCGCATTCCAACGTCATTCTGCTTCACGGCTCGCCCGGTATCGGGAAAACAACCATGGCGCTGGCGTCCATCCGGTCCTGCGGAATGGAGCCACTGGAAATCAATGCGACCCAGTCCATGCGGTCGCACGATGACGTTTCCCGCCTGATTGCGTCCTATCGCCACACTCGCAGTATCTCGTCCATGATTCGGGGAGACAACAAGGCATCCTGCTTGGTGCTGGACGAAGTGGATGGCTCCGACTCCCATGCCCAGCGCAAGTTGGTTGAGTGGTTTGCGTCCACAGACAGGACACTTCCTATTCTTCTGACCTGCAATGAGGTTCCACGGATTTTCAAGGCGTGTTCTCGCATTGAAATTCTGCGTTGTTTTCCTCCTTCTGTGTCCGACCTGAAGCCGCTGTTCCCCAAACACGACCTCCAAGCACTGGCCAAGACGTGCCAATACGATGTGCGGCGCATGCTCCACTGTTTGCAGTACGGACAGTCGGAGTCGCTCCCTCCACCATGCCCAGTCTTCAAGCAGAGTCCCGAGGTCAATGAGATTCTCCGACAGAAAACGTGGTTTTCCACAGACCCCATAGTTCAGGCGTTAGCGCCCACCTTGAACGGAACGCCTGCTTCCCATTGATATTGTTCACCACCTTGGCTAAATACCGTTCGGGATTCCAGAACACATCTGTCTTGCTGACCGTATTGCCCCTGTGCCCCATCACCACAATGGTGTTCTCTGAATTCACCTGAATCAAGTTCGCATTCCACCCGTGGGTGAAGGACGCCTCTTCGCCAAAGGTGCGGGCTACGTCAAACCTATTGCTTAATGCGTAGTGTCTTCTAAGGGTCCACGTCGCAGCGGTTGCGTGCTTGTCTTGGTACGGGCCAACGGACATGAGGGCGTTGAGTTCGGTCAGCATCATGTACATGAACGAGCACCCTGCAATGTCGGCCAGTGGCCTTGCCTTCAGGGCACCCACACCGATTTGAATACGAGGAGGCGGATAGTAATCGTCATCATCCCAGAAGACGATAAATTCACACCCAGTCTCCAGCGCTAGCTCCAAACACTTGTTCCGCATCTCGGCAATGGTCAGTGGTTCGGACTGTCGGTGGAGGGTGTTCATCTCACTTGGAGCCCACCCACCTTCACCCTGCGTATTGTCCAGCACAATCCAGTGGTCTGGCTGCATAGTTTGTGCTCCCATGCAAGCTTCTGAGAAGGCTTGTGTCCAGCCCCGATTTCGGGTTGGTGTGCACGCGCAAATGCTCATTCCTCCTCTTCCTCGTCCTCACCGCGTATATCGTTTCGGCAGACAGGGCAGCGAACGCTCGTGCCAAACCACTCCATGATACACGGCTGGTGAAAATGGTGTCCACAGCGGCTGAGACGAGTGCAGGGGCCTACAAAGCTGTCTTGGCAGATGGCACATAGCTCATTGACCGGAGGACCTGCGTTCAGTTCAACTGCGGATGCAATCTGAGCATTCGTGGGAATCACGGGCACGGGCTCGTGGAATGTCCGCATCAGGTCGCCCGTGAGGTCAATCGTGAAGTTCGCACGAGGAACCAGCTGGCGCGGGCGCGGAGTATAGACGGCAGTGCGAAGGATATCCAGCATCACCATTGTCTGTCGGTGGCGGTTCGCCATGACGCGGTTCCGAGTAGCCTCGGGCAGTCTGACGGCAAGGCGGGCGAACTGTGTCTCGTTCTCAACAATGTCTCTCAGGAGCGGAACAAGGTGGGGCAGCATTGTTGTCTAAACCGAACAACCCTTAAGCCGCATGCAGTAGAAGATATACTCAGGTTCATACGGGTCGGGGTCCTTGAGCTCAAGCCGCAAGTCGGCCCGTCTAAACTTACGGCACGCAACCAGACGTTTGAACTGTAGGGTCCGAAACAGGCGCAACACTGCGCGGTCTCGTTGGGACCATTTGAAAAAGTGTTGATGTGTATCTGCTCGTACTAGGGTATCGTATCCGTCCTCGTATTCAACGCATACGAGGACTGGCCTTGGCGTGGCCTCCATTACTTTTTAGAGGGATTTGCATCTAATCCGCACGCCGGCGGCTGTGGCGGCAGTTGCGAGTGTGGCGGTGCCGCCGCGTACCACCCCTCTTCTTCGCGGCCATGTATGCAGCGTGAGCCTCCCGCACAGCCTTGGCCTTTTCTTCGTTCTTGGGGTCGGCCCTCCACGCGAGGTTGGTTGATTTATAGGCATCGCGCAGTTCCTTGATATTCGCGAGTTCCGCCTTCCTCTCCTCTGTCTTCGGAGTTTGCTTGGATCCACGATGAGCCCCGCCGCTGGCTGGGGGAGTGGCGGTCATCCCCATAGTGGGCTGAGTGGGAGGAAGAGGGGCCATCTTCACTTCCTGCTTCGGGGCAGCGGGTGCCTTCGGGGCCTTCGGGGCCTTCGGGGGCTTGGACACCTTCGATGCCTTGCGAGTCTGTGCCCGCTGATACTTCATATCCTTCTTGTGTTCCGCCATCTCGTCCTTGGACTTCTTCAGGGCATCTTCCAACTTGGCTATCCGCATGCTCGAAGCATTTGTGGTTCCCGCGACCGTGCAGAAACTATTGACTTTTTGACGCAGCGTGGGCATTTACTTCTTTGCGAAGAAAGCATCCAGCGGACCGTGCTGGTTGGCGCGCACCACCTTCTTCAGGTCGGGGCTGTCCAGAAACAGCAATCCTTCCAGCTGCCGCTCCTTCTTGGCCAAGACCGACAATGTGGCTTCCTCCTCGTCCTTCAACTTCTCCATGAACTGAGCGTGCATCTCCCGGTAGCTTACTGCACTGGGAGCCTTGTATCCCTCCAGCTGCTCAATACACAGGGCGAAGAGCTGGGCTACGGGGTTCTGGATTTGGTTGGTCACGTAGAAGGTCGTGTCCACCGACAGCTTCTTGGCGCGCACATAGTCAATGTGTTCAATCTTGTCGCCCTGCTTGGCACCCTTCTTGGCTCCCTCCACGTACACATACTGCACGCGGTCCCCCACCTTGGGAGCCGTGCCCGGGTCGCGGTCTGCCATGCGGTCGGCCAGCACGCGGTGGGCAATCTGCTCGGGGTTCTTGTAGTCGTCCCGCAACGACTTGGAGAGCACGAACTTCTCCAGCGGCACCTTGTTGTCCAAGATGTCCTTCAGCTTCTGCTTGACGAACGCAGCGGCTTTGCGTACATCCTTCTCCTGCAGCAGTGTGTCCAGCGCTCCACCGAAGACGTCCTTCACGATGGGGGCATTGTCCCTCCGCTTTAGCACGATGCCCATGGACATGCGCTTGGCCTTGGCGGGGTTCGGGTCCTCTTCATACTTCATGCCGACGTAGCGCTTGCGACAGAACAGAATGAATGGATAGAAGGTTTTCTCGTACGCGATTTTGTACGGCCGGCGACACTGGTCGGTGATGCTCCTGCCCGCCGCGATTCCAAGGCGGATGGACTCCGCGAGGTCTTTGGTGGGGAACTTGATGAAGATAGAGTCTGTGTCCCCATAGATGACCTCTCCGTTGAATTCGGACTCCACGATGTGTTTGGCCTTGTACAGAGCAGTTCGTCCTGCGGCGGTGGTGCAGGCGGCAACACACAGTTTGCGGATGGGAGACGTACGACTACCAGTCTGCCCATACACGCTGTTGGCGACGACCTTGTAAGCAAGCTGAAGACCATTATAGACAGAGCGAGCAGCATCATCGTATTTGGGATCCTCCATCATTTGTTTGTACTCCTTCCGTTTTGCTAGCAGAATCTCCAGCGTCTTGGGCAGAACACCCGTCAACATCTCGTTGCTCCCCGGCTGCACGAACGTGCACACCACCTTGCCCGTCACCACTCCCTCGTCATCCTTGAGCTCGTAGCTCACCTCGTCCAGTTTGTACCTCTCTTCTAGGTCCCGCACCGTCTCCATGGAGAGCCCAAAGTGTCCGAGCTTGCGTCCCTCGGTGTCAAAGTGGCGCTCACAGACCAGTGTGTCGGGCGATAAGTTGTAGGCAATCATGTTCGTGGGATAGAGCGAGTTGAAGTCGAGCACCGACACGGGCTGGTCCAAGTACATGCCAATCTTGGGGCTGATGACGACTGCGCCTTCGTAGGTCTGGTCACCCATCACATTTTCCAGCGTCCGCAGAATCTGGTCGCGCTGGGCCGCGTAGTACGCCACGGCTGAGAAGATTTTGATACCCTGACCCCGCGTCAGCACATACTGCATCGGAACCTTGCACACATCCGCCATTCCACGAGTATTGACCAGCGTGTCCAGTTTCGCCATGAGCGTCAGCACCAGGTCGCAGTCCTGAATGCAGTACTTGGCGATGCGCCCCCGTCCCTCGGGTCCGCCCTCGCGGTGGAGACGGAACAACTCATGTGGCTCCACGTCGTCCTTGGTGAAGGTCCAGTGTAGCTTCTTAAGTGTCTCGGCATCAAACTCATCCAATAGGTCGTCGTCGGTCTTGATACGGAACGAGTCCTTCTGGACATCGTAGATTTGGAACTTGGCTCCATCGCGGTAGGGGTCTGATGTATTGCCCACGATATCGAACTTTACATAGTTGCCATTATTCAGGCCTCGCGTGCTGTATGTGAAGACCTGCTTTATTCCGCGCCGTACTACCTTTCCACGAAGGAATGTCTCCGCAACCGAGTCCAGCTTGAAGGAATCCAACGAGTGCTCGCGGCGCATGTTCAGCAGGAGGTCAACCGACATGCGACCACGGAGGCACATGATGCGGAGGTCATACTTTCCCGACGCCAGCTCAAACTTCTTGGTCTCTGCGAACTTGGTCACCCACCCCTCACCACGCTTGCTCTTGGCTGCAGGTCCGCGGCTCAGGTTGATTTCCTCTGTCAAGCCCAGCTGTCTGCAGCGCTCCTCCACGTACCCGTCATCAAAGCCAAATGTGTTGTAGCCGCAGATGACGTCAGGGTTCTCGTCCAGCACACAGTTGAGGAAGGCACGTAGGACATCGGACTCGGTGCGGCAGCCCATGAAGGTTGTGTTCGGGTCATCGGACTCGGAGACGGTCCCCAGCACGAACACGTACTTGCTCGTCGGCGTCATCAAGTCATCGGACATACGGAAGGACACGCCAATCTGGATGATAGGGTCCTTGGTGGCAACTGGAAACTGCTGGCCGACCAGCGGACACACTTCCAAATCGTAGGATGCCACCTTCAGCGGAATGTGGGCGGTGGCCGGGGACACCTTGCTGTAGTGACACGTGTACATGACGTCCACCGCCATATCCTCCGGAGACTCAACTCGCATCCCCTCAAACTCGAGGGGAGAGCCAGGACCCAGGTGGCGCTCGTGAATGAGCCGAAGAAAGGGCGGCAAGTCAGACTCGTAGAGAACACGGTCTGTCATGGACCTCTTCTTCTCGTGGAACGCATTGAGTGTGGAGCACGTCACCTTCCATACGGCCGTCTTTGCAAGGTCGTTGAACCCGGCAAAGACGTCATACTTCTTGACCTGTGTGGCCCCGCCCGGGTCGGACCCACCACAGTAGAAGTACGGAGTAAAGCCAGTCATTCGCAAGCACACCACTTGGTCATCGTCTGTGCGGCCGTAGACGTCCACCACATACTCTTGCACCCGCTGCTTGCCGACCTTGTAGGACGCATCGTGCTCGTGCCAGTCACAGGGCTGGAGAAGGACCATTGAAGCTGTGTTGCCTTTAGTCTTACTGTCCGTTTTGCGTGAAACTTTCTGGGTTTGATGATAAGCATGTCGTCAAACCCAATCGACTTTTTCTACGCCCTGACGCGAGGCAAGAACGACACAGCCCGTGCAGACGCAGATGCCGTGGCGAACCAGTCAGCGGCGTCTCGCTCTCAGACAATGAATGACGGGGGCTGTTCGGACTCTCTGAACCCCGCACTCGCCATGGCCGACCAGCCTGGTATGATTGCGACCAGCGGGTTCTTTATGCCTGGAAACGGTTGCAAGGTGGACACCAACTCCGAACTCCGCTGGGGTGACCCCGAGGCGTGGCGCGTCAAGGGCCCGAAGCAGTTGTGGGCGCGTCCCTTTGCCACGACGCCCAACATGGGTGGAGGCGCTCCCGCGGAGGTGGATACTGAATCTGGATTGATTCGCTCCCAGCTGCAGCGGGGTACGAAGGACAATTCTACAATCATGGACAAGGCCATTCCCAACTACTACCAGCCGCTCATTCCAGTCAAGCAGGCAGAGTACAGCAATCCCGATAACTGGCTGCTGGACAAGTGGGCGCGCGGAGGGGACCCGACACGCTTAATCCAGGCAAAACGCGTAGAGTCTTCTACATAATGCGAGTGTTGTTCTTTGCGACTAGAATGCCCGACTTGTGCGGTGCATTCCTGCACGATATTGACTTAGCCATCGAACTTCAGAAACGTGGCCACCAGGTCACGTTTATGACGACCGAGAAACCGAAGGAGGGATACGGCGGCGGCATGTACCGCGGCTTCCGCTTCATGCATTACACTGCAGGAACCGAGTTGCTTGAGTCCAGTCAAGTGTGGATTTGCCCCCACGCGCCCGCCCTGCCGATTGTTCGCAAAATCAACAGCCGTGGTCTCGACCGCCCTATGGTCGCAACCTGCCACTTTGATGGGCGGTACAGGGCCATTACGGACAATATTACGGGTCAGTGGAATGAGATGCTGTTCTTCATCAATCGCAAGATGGAGTCCAACTTCCGCGGCGCCGCCGTTCCGTGGCCGCGGTCAATTGTCCGCACAGACGTCATCCGCCCCATCATGCACGAGGACAAGATTCGGATGGACCCGTATCCTTCGGGGGACATGATTACCTTGGTCAATGCCAACGTGAACAAGGGTGTCCATCAGTTCATTGAATTGGCGAAGCGCATGCCCGACCGCAGGTTCCTCGGTGTCGTTCCGTATTACGGAGAGCTGTGGGTCCCGCCCGCGCCCGCTAACATTGAGTGGACCAAGTTTGATGACGATGTGCGGAACATTCTTTCGCGGACGCGCATCTTGCTGATGCCGAGCAAGTATGAAAGTTTTGGTCGCATCGCGGTGGAAGCCATGTACAACAAGATTCCCGTTATTTACTCCAAGCCCAACCCCAACGCAGAGGCGCCTGGCACCACAGAGGGCGTGGAGGAGTGGATTCTCCCTGCAGGCATTGCGTGTGACCGCGACCGGCCCGAACATTGGATGGCCGCAATTACGTCACTTGATGACCCCGAAGTATACGCGGCTCGGCAGGAGGTGTGCAAGGAGTGTGTGACGAACATGGATTTGTTCACAGAGGCGCCTCGGATTGCAGAGAAGGTGGAGGCGTTTGTCCGGGAGAACCCGGTTGTGGTGAAGACACTGGAGGAGCGGGCAGCGGCTGGACAGCCTCAGATACCGCGGGTGCCTCAGATGCCTGTGGGGGCTGCTCTAGGCTTTTCCGGTGGGCGCCTGAAAATACGAAGGTAAGCTTGTCCATCAAGTCACGCCCTGCGGCACATCGCGCCTTCTGCTCCTCGTCCTGCCCTGTCTCTACCTTGGGTGCAGGCGGAATGTGTTTTTCCCCGGACACCACGGGCTTCTTGAACAGGGCGTCAAGTGCAAGCAAGACGTCACCTCCGTGAGCAGCAAGCGCGGACTCGGCCTCTTGGTGCGTGCATCCAGTGAAGGAGATGATGGTCTCCATTACTTTTCTTGAAGGAAGTGTAATAGCTGAAGATGCGTTTCGTTGAAGAGCTCTGCCCACCTGCGTTGCTCTACCTTATTTTCTTGGTCGTTCAGCTGGGATTAGACCTTGGACTCGGCTTGTGGGTGACATTCGCGGTCAAGCTGGTCGTTGGTCTGTTCTTCGTCTACCTGCTGAACACATTCTGCGGCATCGGTCTCTCGCCCGTGTCGTGGTTTATCGTGGCCGCGCCGTTCGTGATTACAGCCCTTGCCACCGCCATGTCCATGCAGCTGAACTTGGACGAGGTCATTCTCATCCAGAACGTTCCGAGCCGAGAGACGTTCACCAGTGGAGCGGGCACGGCGGTGTCCATTGACACCCTGCCGCAGAACACCAGCGACCCCAGCCTCCAGGCAAAAACGGATTCTCCGTACAAGAGGTTTACGAACTCATCGTAAAAGATGACCTCCTGCTTCTGCCTTCGCCTTCGCCGTGCTCTTTCTGCCTTCTTCGCCCCGTTCGAGATTGCGAACCGCAAGTACCTTCTCTCCGATTACGATGAATATGACGACATCATGACCCATGTGCCCGAGGACTCCATCTACGTGGAGGAGTGGCAGCGCGATGGCGAGGTCCGTCGCCGCCTGCTCTACGAGTGCGAGGAGATTACGCCGTACACGGGAAATCCGTTCAAGTCCTACAAGAGTCCATGGATTTGGATTGGTGACGTGACGACTGACGTTGACCTCACGGATGCAGTGGCTCGCTACCTCATGCCTGGGAACACGATTGCGCTGGACCTCCTGTTCCGCTTCATTCGCTGCACGAGCGAGACACGGCTGATGTTCGTGGACCCGCGCACGATGGAGCTTGTGAAGTTTCCCGCAGAGGGAGTAAGGATTGAGGCGAATGGCTCCTAAGCCCAAGACCGCATTTCAAACCGCCGAGAGGTACATTCAATTGTCCAACGTGTGGGAATCCAATGAGTGGGTCCCACGTATCAAGCATATCAACGAGATGATTCTCATGCCGTTGATAGCCTTCTTTTCATATTGTGTTGGATATTCGGATATCATGTTTTGTCTGTCAACGTTCGTGGGCGCAATGTCTGCGTGGACAGAGTACGCCGAGTTTGTTGAACTGAAGTTTGTGATGCAGCGAATGGAGCTTCAAGGGCGCCGCGTGGGAGGTCCTTTCATCTCCACCAACGACCCGACCTACATGCCGTACGTGTGGGCAGATGCGGTGACTAGGCCTCAACGCCGCCGCCTGACTCCGCCGTATTGAGTCCATATCCACCTGTAGTGATGACGTTATTGGCAACAGGGTGAGCCCCAACGAACTGGCTAGCCATGCCAGCACTGCCCGTACCCACGTATCCTCCATACGGTGTCCCAGTGACCATGCCGCCACCCTTCATGGAAATCCGCGCCTTGCGAGCACGGGCTGTGAGCGCACGACGAGACCCAGAGACCTTCAAGCCCTTTGCCTTCAGAAGGCGCTTAATCGTCGCGACGGACTTTTTTTTTACGACCCGGCGGGTCTTGCGCGAGCCACGGCGACGACGTCCGCCGCCTGAGGCATTGCCACCGCGACTACCGTCGGCGAATTCCCCAACCCCGTGGGGACCGCCAGGCGCAGGTGCAGTAGCGCCGTCAGCACCGCGCAGCGCATTCCCAGCACCAAGCTCAGAGCCCGCCTGGTCTGGGGAAAACGAGTATCCACCACCGCGCATCGTGCGCTTACGACGACGTCCACCTTCGTGCAGGAGGCCGCAGTTGCCGCCCTTCATTTTCTTGGAATGTCTAGCCATTTACTCTTCGTCGGGAAGATGTTCTGGAACAAGGGGTGGTTGTTCAGTGAATACGCCCATGGACCCAGGCATGTCGTCATAGGACTCGTAGCCGCGAAGTAACGCATTGGCAGGTGCGTCTCCAATGGTCGTCAGAGCCGTCAAGTCAGGCTGATGGAACTCCGCAAGCAAAGACGCCAGTATCTCCTGCCTCTTTGCGAAGGACACCTTGTTGTGCACACACTCTCCATTCACCGTCCACACGTCATAGGCAACAATCTGCTTGGGACCAAGACGCACGCAACGAAGCACAGTGTCAAAGCAGAGGCGCTCGTCCATCACGATGGGTAGGTGCTCCTCAGCCCTACCATCGGTCCAAATTGCCTTCGCAGTCCCATCCATGTCGTGTCCGAGCACGACCCAGCCAGGCAATCCGTTGTACTGCGGGACCACCTTACAAGTCCGCGATGTTGGTTGCCCCTTCTTGACTAGAGGGTGCCATGGGTACAGTGACCGAATTCGCTTCAGCATTCTCCTTCTTGGCCGGCTGCGTGTAATACTCAGGCAACGGCGGTTCCGCGGGCGGCGGGGGCGCGGCCATCGTGGGTGGTGGAAGAGGTGCAGGAACAGGCGCCGGAGTCGGCAGTACCATGGGTGCGGGCATCACAGTTGGAGGATACATCCAGCGGACCAGCAAAAAGATGGCCATGTGAAGCACTACAAATACGCAGACAGACCCGAAGGCAAGACCAAGCGTTTCCCAGATGTCCATTGTGTTGGACTTACTTTTTCTCGGGCACGATTCTACGCACTTCCTCAAAGTAAAAGGCTGTGACAGGGTCCGTGCGTTCACACCACCTGCGGGGTGCGTCGGAGTACTCCGTGTAGGTGATGTTCTCCACGTGGTATACCCGCGACAGCACTCCGACGGAATACGGGCGCTCCGTAAGCAAAAGTGTGTCCCCTGTTCGCTGGAGCAGCTGAAAGGTCTGAGCATGGAGGTTGATGCGGCCTAATCCGGTGTAGAGGTACTGGGTCTCTACTGTTTTCCCTTGAACCTCAACCCACGCAGGTGGGGTATCACTGCATCGCACCTCCATTCCTTACTGTATTAGCACGCACGACTCGCTCTAGGTCAGTCGGCGACTCAAGAATCTGGTTCATCTTGACCACCGCCGCCGTAATGGAGTTTTCAATAACCGCCCACTGCACAGGGTCGTTCAGGAACTTGGTGGTGCGCGTGGGGCTGTGAGGAAAGCGCTCAATCAACTCAGCCTCGGTGGCACCCGACATCCGCATGTAGACCCGCAGCTGAATCTCGTCGTAGATGGGCACCTCAGGAAAGAAGCGCGTACGGTCCTTGCTGTCCACGATGCGGTTATGGGCCGCCACCCAGCCGTCCGTGCGTCCCGCCAGCTTGAAGGTCGGAAAGTCCATCTTCAGGTTCTTGGTGTTGCGCTCCACTACCTGCACGTTGTTGTCGGCCTCGTACGTGTTCAGAATCTTGTCCTCGTTGTTGAGGCCGCGCTTCTTGGACACCTCGCCGCGCGCCTCGGAGACCAACTGGTTCAGCACCGTCTCTCCAAGGTTAGCGTAGCGCATATTCAGCACCATCCGAGACTGGACCTCCACATCCTCCAGAGCCGCCGCCACATTGCCCGACTTGGCGGCATCGAGTGCCGAGTACACAACCTGCCGAATATTGGCATCCTTGAAGACCTCGTCCTTGAGGGACGCAAATGAGCGAAGACCGAGGCGCATCTCAACCTCCCGAATCTTGGGTGCAACAACCTTATCCTTACAGAAGAGTTCGTAGAAGACCTCGTCGACCTTCTGGTACTTGTGGAGACCGCAGACACCAGCGACGCGAGTGGCAGAGATAGAGGGGATAAAGGTCGCCATTGTATTGGTACACTTCAACTTCAACGCCTGCATTCCGTTTTTGGGTGGCAGCGAGTTCACGACGAGAAGGATTGCTGCATGCGCTGAATGGCGTCAATCCACCGAGGCATGCCCTCCAGCAACTGCGAGATGGCCAGCGTGTTGCCTGCTACAGGGGTGGTGTCCAAATTTGACTCGCACACAATCACCACGGCGGCAAGCAGCAGGGGGCGCTTCGCCTTGTCGGAGGGCGACCATCGGAGACAATGCATCTTGTACAGGATATCCACATACGGCCGGGCATGGGGGCTCGCCTGTCGCCGCACGGCGTCCCAGAAAATCCAGATTGGATGGGTTCCGTGGTCCATTGAGACGAACTCGTCTGCGCGGTTGGCAAAGGGCAGCACCATCTTGGATGCCTTCTTATGTTCACGGCAAAAGGTGAAGACCCACGACATCCAGTACAAGGCTCGCGTCAGGTCACGTACATCCTGCCGAATGCAGTAGCAGAATTCATTCATCGGGACCACAACCGGCATGGGGTCATTGGCGCGGAGCACAATCTTGCCGTACATGGACGAGGGAGCCTTGATGCTCTCTTGGATGGTGACGGGGTCAAAGTCGTGAGTGGGCTTGATGGTGGGCAAGGATGGCAACTTGTTCTTGCGGCACGTGGACATGGCCGCAGCCACTTCACAGACGGCACGACGAACGTCCATGTTGTTGCGGATACTCGTCATGGAGGACAGCGTGTATCCAGATTCAAGAGGCATGTAGTTCTCATAGGCATTTGCCAAGTACGTGAAGACTGCGGGATTGGCGCGGTTGATATGGAGGGCTGCTGCCTCAAAGAAAGCATCCCACAAGGAATGCACCAAGCCAGAGCACAATAACTCCAATGTCCAGTAGCACGCGTAATCCGCGTGACCCAACTGCACATTCTGTAAGAGGACCTTTCGGACGTGGGCCCGAGGGTGTCCGCAGAACGTCTTTTTCTGAAACTCAAGTACACTGCGGGGGTCAGTAATCTCCATTAGTATGGATACTGGAATTGAGGAACGACAGGACGAACGTATATCTTGGAGACAACTACATAGATTGCGTACAGCAACACCAAGACCAGCATCACATTCAGGAACATGTCCAACCAAGGATACCACGACGGGCTCGCTATTTTGCGGTTCGTAATGTTGATTTGGTTCTGGAGGTCGGCAATGTTCTTTGTGAATTCATCCACCGAGTAGTGGAGGTCATCGGAGACACCCGAGTACAATCCCTTGGCTGACGTCATCAAATCCAGAGTCTTTTGTAACTGCTCCTTCTGCCCCTGCAGGGCTGTGAAGGATAGCGTGTAGCGGTCCACTGCAGCCTGTGCACTCGCAGTCGCATCCGCCACGGCTTGTTGCTGGGTGGCTGCCGTGGTGGCAGGGTCAACTTCGCACCTATATAGATTGCCCGGCGTGTAGACAAACCCAGCAGGACATGTCGGCGGTCCAACACCCTGCCCATTTAGCATACAGAAGCTTAGAGTCCCGACATTAATGAGTTGTGCCCCGTCTGGGCATGTGGGTGCGGGTGCGCTCATTGTATCTGGGAAAGATAGATTGCGGCCGCGACACCCGTTGCGAGTATCAACACCACCGACATCTGAGCAGCCCACGCAGGCATGACCAGAAACGCAAGGATGGATAGCAGAAGCGTGAGCAGCGCGGCCTGAATCACGTAGAGATGCTTAGCTTGGATGGACAGAATCTTCTTCCGCTGTTTGACTTCCTCTGCATCGGGGGTGCCCGCTGTGGCGGGGCGGGGACTCGGAGACTTTGCCAAGAAATCATCAATCATATCCGCAGTCTGCTGCCGAAGACGAGAGGATTGGTACATTTTCGCGTTAGTATCGCGCGACGCGTCAATATTTTCACCTTCGTATCCTGCTTGAACTGCCTTCTGATGGGCGGCTTGATACTCTTGCTGACGCAAGACGGCTGCAGATTGTTCAGTTTGCGCTGCTTGAAGCGCGGCAGCTGCCCTTTGTTGAGCCGACAACTCGTCGTCACCTGGTAGGTGCTCGCGGACACTGAACGACTCCTTCGTCGGCGGAAGATTCGGCGGTAGAAAGTATTCAAAGTCTGTTCCCTTGCTGCATTTCGGCTTGTCCCCACCCGCATTTGAGTAGGCGAACCCTGGGGGGCACGATACGTGGCATGTCTTCGTCGTCTCGTCCATTTCAAATCCGATAGGGCACTTAGGCTCCCGAGGTGGGGCAGCGGGGGCCGCTGGCGCAGAGGGCGCAAGCTGGTCTACAAAATACACTTTCAGTAGCGCCACCAGTGCATCACGTACTTCAGGCGTGTCGTACTTCTTCACAAGGGCTCGGGTTTTCTCTGCATATTCAGTTACCTTGGGCTTGAGTTCGGCTGCTTCTGCACTGGACATATTGGGCGGCGCCACAAAGGGCGGAACCGCGTCATTGATGTGTTGATTCAACGTAGCATAGAGCGGGTCAATGGCTGCGTGGAGGGACGTCTCTGTGATGGCTCCATTCCTTCGTTTCACCTCGCTTCCTACCGTGAGAAGCCCAAAGACCACTCCGACTTTGGACAGCTCTACGATATGGTCGGAGTTTTTGGCGAAATTAATCCCAAGGGTAAGGTTCTCGTCCTCGGGGTACTTGGCTGCAAGTGCCTTCGCCTCTACGAACGTGGATTGGGCAAATGCAAGCGTCTCTGCATATGCCTGCTGTAGGACGGGTGACGCCATCGACATGATTTGGTCGAAAATCTCATCTACCTGAGCAGGTTCGGGCATCTTATTGCTAGCATCAAACACCCCCGTTGCCATTCCTTCACGGGATTGAAACCACAAGATGACCAATACCAGAACTCCGAGCAAGAGTTCAGCTTCCATTATCCTCTGTTAGGAAGAAAAGACCGAACTGCGCCGTAGATGGGGGCAATGAGACGGGCGTCACGGCTTGCGTCCATGCTCCGCCATCCAAGGGCATTGGGAACGGGGGACACGCCCTTGTTGATGTACGGCGCAATCGTGGCGGCCATGCGGATATAGCGGGTGTGTTCAGATGCGTCCGATGTCAGGCCCACGTGGCGAACGCCGTTGTTACCGAGTTCAATGAAGGAACGGACAGGCATTTTGTTTACTAGCCAAGAGATAATGCTCGAGTGGCTCGTCCTTCTCGCGGGAACGCTTCTGTTTATTATCAACCTGTCGGCACGAGAGCACGCAACGAATCCACCTGGCGGAGGTAGCGGAACCGTTACGCTCCCTGCCGACCTTCAGGCAGCGCTGGATAGCTACAAGACACTGTTGATTGCGTCCACGTCTAACCCGTCAAACACTGGGGCCGCACAAGCCACGTCCAATGCAAAGATACAGTTGGATATGGAGCTCGCCCAGAAGCAAGAGGATGTGGCGACTGCACAAACCCAGATTGAAACGGCATCAAATGCCGACGCGGGATTGGGCTCCGATGTGGCAGCGCTTCACCAGCAGGTGGCATCGTATGAAAAGACGCTGCCCGAGCTTAAGGACACTCTGACCAAGTCCAAGGTGAATACTGGAGAACGGGTGGAGGACACGACCATGATGGTGGCCAAGGCAGTTGCCGTCTTCACGATTGGGTTGTTTGCGGTGTTTGTGAGCGGTGTGTTCTAGATAGCCTTCATGACCATGGCGCCTGCAAGACCCAGACACCCGAGGATGAAAAGCCCGGAGTATACCAGAAACGGACCTTCAAATTTTTCCTCTTCGCGGTCCCGAATGCGTTGGAGTGTCTTGAGTTGGTCATCGCTGGCAGACAAAAGATTGTACTGCCGCTCCAAGTCGTGGAGACGGTCCAACAGTTCCCGCCGCTTGCTGTCCAAGTTCGTATTTGGAACCTGTGTGGTGATGGCCACCATCTGGTTCAGAATGTCCATCATCTTCTGCTTGGCTGCAAGAACGCCTGTCAGTGCAGTATTCACATCCGTACCAGTCGTCATGGCCAGCGCACCAGCCACCTTGGTGTCGTAGTCACTCTTTGCCGTTTGGTACTTGACTTCCAAATCCGCTAATTGCCCGTCTGCGACCTGTCCGGGGGTGCTCATTGTGTTCAGACAATATTTGCGTCGGTGACACAGTAGCGCCACACCTTGGACTGCCCCGCCGTATCACTGTGCCGAATGACCTCCACCACGTCGCCTGGGATGGCACCAATGATGCGGGCCTGAATGTCCTGCGAATCAATGGAGAGCAACTGGACCTCGGGCTTGGAGATGTTCTTCTCCTTGAGCAGGACCGTCACCTCATCGGGCTTCAGAATGCGATGGGGCATGGACCACCTTGACTGTGTAATGTCGTACTGCAGTTCGGGCAGGTAGAAGAACTGCACCCTGTCCTTGGCCACGGCCTTCATGGCAAGCAGCGCATTGTCGGACGGCTTGGAACGAGAGACCACGACCATTCCTTGAGCATATGCATTCTCCGTTGCGAACTTGCGGTAGTTCCCAATATCTGGGATGGAGGTGGTTTGCTTCTGGTTGAAGATGACCAACACCTTACCGATTGTGTACAAATTTGCCTTTTCCACATCATCTGTCGTGATGCGAGTCGTGTCCGTTGGGAGACCACGACGACTGAAGAAGAGGCGGAGAGTATCAAGTGCGGTTTCTTCAGTTGGCGCCATGCTTGTTGTTGAGCAAGAGACGAAACAATCCCTTTTTTTCGGGGTCTCTAAACAATGACTGAACTCCTTGTGCTCCTCGTAGGTATGGTGGCCGTTGGGCTGGCATGGTCTACATTCTTCTCTTCGGAGGCAAAGCGTCCTGACCCGCCGTTTGAGGATATGCGTGGAATCCAGCGGACGGATGCCACGATAGACTCCAGTTATGCGCAGCGCACGAACCACATGCCCGCTCCGACTGTCGTAAGTCCGCCGATTGAGGGTATCCAGACACCCTTCCAAGTCAACGCATATAGAGCCTACGTGAAGTAAATCACAATGGCTCATAAGCAGAAAATACCCGGTGCCCTGCGAGAACAAGTGTGGATATACCGTTGTGGACATGTCTTCTCGTGTCCCTGCACGATTGTGTGGTGCCAGAACCGCATGAACGTGTTTGACTTTGAGTGCGGGCATGATGTGCCTGAGAGCAAGGGTGGCAAGACGACTCTTGACAACCTGTATCCCATTTGTCGGCGTTGTAATGGAAGTATGGGTAATCGCTTCACCATCAAGGAGTGGAATGCAAAGTTCGCTGACCGCAGACCGTGGTACTCAAAGGTCTATCGTTACTGTTGTGGACGGCGGTGATGCGGGCTTGGTTCCCGCCGCGCGGTGCTGAACCACCTCGTCCCAGAAGGACTTCATGTCGGCAAAGTGCTTGGGCAGCCACTCGGGGTCCTTGGGCACAAAGTCCTTCTTCACGGACTGCAGAATCCAGTGCACCTTCTGGTGCTCATTCCCCCAAGACGCATCTTTTATGTAACTCACCGTATCGTCCTCAAAGATTGCAAAGATACCTTTGCGACCTTGGAAGGCTACCCACTCTGCATAGAACACCTGCTTGAACCGAAACTCCACGTACTCGCACTCATCAATGCCCGCGCACTCCATCTGCATTTGCATCTGATGGATGTACGCGGACGGCACGCCGTCCTTGGCCACACGCGAGAAGGGGCATTTGAACTCCACCAACCGTCCGTAGCGGGTACTCCTTGACTCTTCATTCGTGGGGAACACGATGCCGTCGGGCGAGGCACCGAGGAAGGAGTGAATGGGATGTTGGACACAGGAGACGTCCGTGATAGAACAGCTGGTTTCCTCCTCGTATATCTTCTTGGCCACAGGCTCAAAGCGCGTCCCCCAAATCAGTGGTGCGCATGGCGGACCCGTGGATGGTGCAGGAGGTTCCAGTTTGCGAACCATGACGGAACGCCGCGTCTCACCACCTGTGAAGATTGCGCCCAACTCCGAAGCAGTAATCATCTGTCCGCGCTTGGAGTGCCACGCAGCCGTTCGCTGGTCGTCTTGTCCGTAGACTCGGATAACCCTGCGCACGTTGCGGTCACGAGTCCACCTGCGCCCAAGCTCACCCTTCATCAGCTCGTGAACTCGCAGCAGAACGTGTTTGCGCATCGTGCGGTGGGACAGGGGGACAAGAGTCACGCAGAAGTTGACAAAGTGCCGAATCCGTGTTTGAAGATGCGTGAACGGTCCATCCCACAGCCACTCCTTGAGGGCGTCATCCATTGCGTTTGCTATGCGTTGAACTCCTAAACTCATTTTCACTGGTGAAACACAGATTAGGTATGACGGACACTGTGATTCAAAGCAAGGAGCAGTGGGTACTGCACCGCCTGGAGGGATTCTATGCCAACCCCGTAACGTTTGCTCGCGTCCAATCCATCCTGCAGGGTGAGTCCAAGCTGAGCCTGCGCCTGATTGACTGGTTTGTGACCAACTATTCCAAGAAGCAGAATGTATCTTTCTTGACGCGCGACAACAAGCACGTCATTGTGTACCTGGTCTACAAGGCGCACCTCAAGGCGTACAACAAGAAGATGTTCGACCCGTTCTGCAGGTGGAAGCGAATCCAGTTTCGGGGGCTGGATACGACGGTTGGACAGCTCAACTTCTTTGAGTGGGCCGTGCAGGACGAGGTCCTTGATTATCTGGAGGCGCACTACGATGAGATTCACGCAGACATGGAGGCGTGTTCGCAGGTGGTGACGAATACGGAGGAGGGCCGTCGTAAGCGCCACGAGCTGTCCCGTTCGGCCACCAAGTCTGTGCGCCGCCACGATGTGCGCGTTGTGGTCTCGTTTGATTAAGTGCGACGGGCTAACAATGCAGTCAGCTATTGACCCCCGTGTGGTGTACCCCGTGTCGTCTGATATTACAGAACACGACATTGACGTGGTCTCCGACTTGTGGACCATGGATGGCCGGGAGGTCTACCGCGGACGCCGCGACCCTGTGTATTCCCATGCCAATGTCTACTGGCTGTATGACGAGGACCTAGACCGCGTGGGGTTGGCGGAACACGACTTGGTAGACCACGCAGACCTGCATCTTCGTTGGTACTACGAGAGCCCCTTTGCCACGCTTCTACAGGAAAAAGGGTGGGAGGTTGGAGACAGTCTCTGGTCAGTCCTTCCCGAGTCTGTGTATGAGCAGTTCATGTCGGAAGGGTGGACCACACCAAAGAAGATACTGGAGCGGTGTCTCAAGAGCTCAGTTCGTGTGTACAGTCCCGACATGGTGTTGAACCCACCCAAGATGTACTCATGTGAAAAGTGTGCATGGGCTTCTCTTGAGCCACTCCATGCTGGGTGTGTATCGTCTCACTTGGATATGCCTAATTTATCCAAGGTGTTCTTTGTGGATGAGTTTTTGACGCTTCACAAGCCTCCGTCTGGCTCTAAGGTCTTTACTGCGCTGCAGCCACCGCCGCACGCTTCCGACCAGGCTTTGCCGCAGTAACAGGAGGCGCGCCCGCACCACCCGTGTTCGCACGATTCATCTGCGGGGGCGGCGCACGCTCCTCCTCCTCAGGCTCCGCAACAGGGACCTGGACCGAGTCCTCGCCATCAAGCTCCTCCTCCGCGGCATTGTCCTCAGGCTCCTTGATGTCCGCGAAGGCCGCCTTGGCCGACACACGCGAGGGCGGGAAGATCTTGGCCAGCACAACACGCCACGTCACACCGAAGCCAGTGCCCGTGACGTAGATGCTCGGCGCAATCACCATGCGGCCCTCCATACGCTTGGCGAACACCTGCTCAATGTTGTCCAGCGTCACCGCAATAGAGTCGCCGTTCGGGTCCATCGCATCCAGGCTGACTGCGCCATCCCAGACCGAAATCTTCATGCGGAGGCTAGGCGGGTACTTGCCGCTCGGCACCCACTCGCCATTCACCTTCTCCACGCTAGGATTCAGGATTGGCTTCATCGTCTCGCGGAGAACAGCCTCCGACTTTGACTTGCCGAACCACTTACCGCCGTTCAGAACTGCATGCTGGATAATCTTCTCCTGAAGGTCAAGCATGAAGTTGTAGAGGCCACCAATCTCACCCGCATCAGAACCCGCACGGTCCTTGACGTAGGTGTCGCAGCCCTTGAGGGACGCAAGCAGGCTGTAGCTGCTCTTGCCCTGGTCGTCCGTGCGGGTGACCACGCCCGCGGGGTAGAAGATGCGCGGAATGCGAATCTGGAAGTTCTGTCCATTGTAGCGGATAGGAACAGTCTTGCCACCGGCCTTGTTGGCACGGATGTCGCCGATGGTGACGCGGGAGATGTCGAGAGTCTCGGAAGGAACGATGGCGGAGGCAGACATTTTAGCAGGTTGTAAGATTGGTTGGCTCAACGACAGCCGTTTCCGTTTTTAGCGCATGAATCCAACTTTCAAGAAACTCTTCCAGTCAATCAAGGGATGCCGCAGTGTGTGTCTACAAGGAACGTAAAGTCTACAGACCAGTGCTTAGCACCCGCGTTGATGGGACATACCATGTGTGGAACGCACCGCAAAGCTAAGGTACCTCGTTTGTGGGTGGATGTCAACCAGAATCGCAGGCAGCCTGCCGTCAAGATACAGTCGGTCTTTCGTGGGTGGAGGATACGCAAGTACCTTGCATTGTGTGGACCCGGTGTGTTGAACCGTAGAGAGTGTGTGAACGACGAAGACGTGATTACGTGCGTGGAGAAGGGAAAGCAACATCCGTTCGAGTACTTTGGTATGGAAGAGGCGGGCAAGCTGTGGTGGTTTGATTTTGGGTCCATATGGAACTGGTCCATTCGGTCTATTGAGCCCTTGAACCCGTATACCAACGTGCCGCTAGACCATGAGGTCAAGCAGCGCATTAAACGGATATGGATTGCCCGTCGCAGGCTTGGCATGTCCTTGCCTTCGGAAGCAGGTGTTCCGACCCCCGACCGTATCTTCCGACGCTGGACGTCCTTGTGTCAAATCTTCCGTTTCTACGGGTTTGAAGACGTGCATCCCAACATGTTCGTGGACCTGACAAAGCAGAATCTCGTCGTCATGTTCCGGTTGCTGACTGTTGACCTTGGAGACATGCCAAAGAGGCCTCACCGCGCAATCGGCTTCTGTACGCGGGGAATACAGAATGCGAACAGCATACCGCCAAACGCGTACATCATGACAAGTTTGAATGCATTGATGTTCATGCTGTCGGGGGCGAACAGCTACGACTTTGTATTTCTGGTCCTGTCGGCCTTGTACCGCTGCTAAAAACGGGTTTCGTCGTAGCAGGGTACCGAAGTCGTCACCATGAACATCTTCTTCCTGTCTCTCGACCCCGCCGAAGCGGCTCGCCTTCACTGCGACAAACACGTCGTGAAGATGATTCTTGAATCCTGCCAGTTGTTGTATTGCGCCCACTGGATGTGTGGTACCACCATGCCTTCCAACGCCTACAAGAAGACCCACCCCAACCATCCGACTGCAAAGTGGGTCCGTGAGTCCCAAGCCAATTACCGCTGGCTCTGTCGTCTCGGGTTAGAGCTGTGCGAAGAGTACACCTACCGGTACGGCAAGCATCATAAGTGCGAGGAGCACCTGGTGTGGCTGTGCATGAACACCCCACAAGGTCTGCCTGAAGCGTGGACGTCTCCCAAGCCAGCCATGCCCGATGAATACAAACACCCAGACCCCGTGATGGCCTACAGGACGTACTATGTCTGCACCAAACAGCGCATGCTGAAGTACACGAAGCGCCCCTCCCCCGATTTCCTGACGCAAGCGATTTACATGACCGCCGTAGGGTAAGAGTATACCAACGCGTTCAAAATGTCTGCCTCTTCCTCTGTCGTTAAGGCAAACAAGATGCCTGCCAAGAAGTCCGATGCCAAGCCTGCCGTCGCCGTCGCTGCACCCCCCGCCCCCGTCGCCGCGGCGGCCCCGAAGGCCCCCAAGGCCGCCCCCAAGCCTAAGGCCGTGAAGGTCGAGAAGGCCGCGGGCACCGCCACGCTCACGGTCCCGACCGTTGAGACCCCCTCTGCCCCGGTGGTGGTTGAGTCCACGGAGACGTCGGAGGTTCAGCTCGCCGCCCTCGGCGAGAAGCTCAAGGCCCTCGGTGCCGAGCTCCAGACCCGCCTGCGCGACGCCGTCAAGGGCGTGCAGGATGCCATCAAGGCGGCCAAGCGCGAGGCCCGCGATGGCAAGAAGAAGAAGCGCAAGGACCCGAAGGACATGAGCCCCGAGGAGCTCAAGACGTACGAGGCTCGGCGCGCGAACAATGCTTTTCTCGTGCAGCGCCCGCTGACGGATGAGCTCGCCGCGTTCATGGGCCTCAAGTCGGGCGAGAAGCGCTCGCAGACGGAGGTCACGAAGTTCATCTCGGGCTACGTCAAGCAGCACAACTGCTTCGACCCGAACTTCAAGCGCCGCATCCTCCCGAACGCCGCGCTCGGCAAGCTCCTGCGCGTCTCGGACAAGGATGAGGTGACGTACCTGAACCTCCAGTCGTTCCTGAAGGTGCACTTCATCAAGACCGCCCCGAAGGCGTAGGTTCCTTCGGAACCGCCGACGACGTAAATCTTTCACAGTGAAAGATAAATGTCTCACATCAACGACCTTCGCCGCACGAAGGGCCACGAGGGACACTCGTCCAAACCCACGACCTTCCGCGGCATCGAGGGCGAGCGTCAGCGTTATGAGAGTGGACAGAAACTCACGCGTCGCCAGGCGGAGCTGTACGGCCAGAAAGCGAGGATCCGCGAGGGGTTGACACACCATCGTAATGATAAGCGTCGTGGAGAATACCATGGACACATCCACGGGGGCCGTCGTCGCACCCGCCGCCACCGCAAGTCCCGCTCCACTCGTCGCCGGTAGGCTCCTCCAAGCCGCCGCCGCTAAATGTCTACCCATATGGTAAATGCACACCTGGGCAATCCTTCTGGCGCTGGCTATCATTGTCGGGTCGCACATCCACATGCTGATGTCGGACAAGGACCCGAGCAAGAACACGCATGCATACGTCATGCTTGCGACCGCGGGTCTGATTGCGTATGGTGCCTTCACACGCTAGTGGTAATCAGTTCATGCGGCATTTCCATGTAGAGCACCGTGCTGAAGAAGGGCGACATCCGCTCATCCAACACCAGTGCACGCTGCTTGTCGTTTTCCATCAAGGTCTTGACCATCCTGCGAAGGACGGCTGGTTTCTTGTCTGGCGACTCATTCACTTTAATACGACAGGACCCCGAGGTATACCCACACAAGGACGACGCATTACACGCGTCCTTTTGTTTGAACTGCCCGCAGGGAGTGCGCACCTTGTTCACAAAGTCACGAGGATTCTCGGCGACTTCCCAATATGATTTCTTAGCCATCCATGTCTCCAGCCGCTTGTACAGACTGGCATCCCGCTTGAGAATGCTGTTGCGCAGGGGACTGTAGTCCGCAACCTGCACGTCTTTGGACAAGGAGAACAGCAGAAAGTCAAAGACCTCAGCCGCATACGACACTTCGCGAAAGGTCTTGGCATCCTCTGCGTTGGGCTGCCCATTGACCAACTGGTCCTCGTTGGTGGTCCGCACCGTACCCACCACTTCCTTGGCCGCCTTGCCTTGGATGGGCGCACCGGGCTTGAACGGCGCACGGAATCCAGAGGCCAGCAGGGATTCTGTCGGGCGCCCATCGGCATCCACCAAGTCTTCTACCCACTTGAACCCGGGGTGTTGCGCCGCATCCAAGAAGGCGCGCAAGTCGGCTTGGGTGGGCAACTCCTCTGTCTTGATATCGGCATATCCACTGCGAACAGGAATACCAGGCAATGGAGGCTGTGTCACGGGTTGAATGGGCAAGACAACCACACCAGGCACGAAGACCGCTTGCGTACGTCCGAAAGGGTCGTGAATCAGCTGGGGATTCGGCTTGGACTTCAGACGCAATTCTGTTAACGCAGATTGGAGGTCAGGCGTGTTGGACGCACAGGCCTGTGAGTGGAGCGCGGACAAGGTAGCCAGCGTCTCCTTTGCAAAGGGCGCCTTCTGGATGTCTGCCTTGTAGTCAAACTTATCGCCGACCTTGACTGCGCGACGTGTGGCGTGGGCGAGGATGTCGCCGTCAATCATCACAATGGTGCGCGACTGAGCACTGAGTGTATCGGACCAGTATCCGCACGAAACCGTGTTTGTTTTGGTCGACACCCGAATGACCCTGCACTTGATAACAGCCGTCACGTACTCCAATTCATCAAGCCCAGACAGTGAACCCTTTGCGTAGGCGGCGGCAATTCCAGACACGATGCGGTCAGCCTGTGTCTCTCCTTCTCCCAAGTCAGTCCACGTACGAAAGAAGGAACAGAGCATCACAGCCTCACGTGCCTTGTCGGGCGTGGGGATTGCCGTGTCGTCCTTCAGGAATTTCTTGAGCGTGACGGATGCCCTGCCCAGACCCACGCGGAAGAAGTCCCCGTTTCCGGCTTCAACACGCTTCTTGGGCACGCTGGTTGGGTACGACGTCTTGATGCGAAGAGACCTCGCGAGTTCGTCGGGCAGGTATCCCAAACGACGGTCGGGCAGGTTGCCTGTGGCCAGAATGTACGTATCGTCCTTGGTTTCATCCTTTGTCATCACATCCGTTGCTCGGCGCTCCTTGTAGCAGCAGGGTTGTCCCTCCTTGTAGGCGGGAAACACATTGTCCTGATTCCGCTTGATGACGCTGAACTCCGGAGTGCGGTCCGATTTCTTGGTAATGACCTTGCCACGGCACACGGGGCACGCATCCTCCACCAGCTGGTCGGCGCGGAGAGGAATCTCATCAATCACACACCAGTACTGTGGACAAATGGCCACTCCATCGGGCTCCTTCAGTTCCAGCGTTGTCCATGCGCGAGCCGAGTAGTCCGCGGGGAGTTTGGCCTCGTCTTCAGCCGTCAGGACCACCACTTGCTTGGTCTTCTCGCAATTGGACGGATACTTCTCATCAAACATCACGGGATTGAACTTGCGAAGACGGCGGTTGAAGTAATTGTACGTGGTGCCCTCTGCCGATTCCAGTTTCTTGAGTTGCTTGCTTGGCGCGGGTAGTGGAGCGACCGCGGGCGCGGCCGCCGCGTTGGAACCACTGGGCTCAGGCGCCTCCTCCTCCAACCCAAGCAGGGCGGCCAAGTCGTCGTCCACTTGGAAATCTCCTTCTTGGATTGTCACGACAGCGACTGGAGCAGAGGCAGCCTCCACCACCTGAAGGCGACGAGGACACACTGCATTCACAGCCGCATCGTCAGAGGTGAGGATGTGGCGCAGCAGGCTAGCGTACTGCAGGATGCGGTCCACGTTGGTCACGGACGACACAATCACCTCCTTGCTACGATACTTGAACGTAGGGTACCCACGCAGAATCCGCTCCAAGTCAAATTCTTCTCCGAGAGTCATGAACTTCTGGACCAATGCATCGGCTTCGGGCTGGGTCATGCCCAGTTCCGCAACCAACGTGCTCGCATTGGCATCCTCTGTCTCATACAAGACTTGGTACGCCCGCAACTCCTGCGGCGTCATGTCCGCAGACAGGTGCTCGGCGCGCATCAGACGAAAGGCGTCGTCTTGCGTGGAAAAGACGGAGCGCAAACAAGGGAATCGCAGCATATCAAACTGGGCAATCTCCTTGGTGAAGGACGCAAGGATGGAGAGGTCCTGCAGTTCCCAGCGGCTCAGGTCCAAATCCTTGGTCTCCACGAATGGCGTGACTGCGTCCAGAGACTTGAACCACTTGACGAACCCCTCTTTGATTTCTTCGGTCTTCTCCTTGGACTCCTTGGTGCGCCACGCAGTAAAGGTGATGTCCTTGTTGGTGATGGCGATGCGGTCAAACGAGGTGCGACCCGTTCCGCGGTACAGCAGCAAAGTCGGCAACTTGCGCTGGGGCTGCGTGTTGGATGCCCACGACTTCCACAATCCCGTGTCCAAGTAGGGTGTCTTGGTCTTCTCATCCGTCACAAAGAACTTGTGGCGCGTCAGTTCCTGCCTGGACGTAAAGTACCCGACATACGGAGTCTTCTTGGACACCGTCAGTCCATAGAACATTTCTTCAAAGCGAGCCCGAGGTGCGGAAAACTCAGTCTCCACAAGGGGTACGAACCACTTGGCGCGGAGAACAGATACGTGGTTCGGTTGCGGCGTCTCTAGTTCAAGTAGCGCCTTCAACTGGTCTGTCGTCGTGCGCAGGGACTGGAGCTCGGACTCCGACAAGCGTTGCGGCGTATCGGCTTGGAGCAGAGGAAAGTAGACACGCTGAACCAACTGCGAGACGTCAGCAGGAACAGGCGTGACACGGAACTCGGTGATTTCTCGGTTCTCGGGGTACAAGGTCTCATACAAGCTCTGTCCGTTCAGTACAGGAATGCGAGTTGCAGGGATATTCATATCCTTGGGAGGTAGGGGCAGCACCACGCATCGTTCGTCGGGGACACCAAAGATACGCCACTCCAAGAACACGGCACCCGGAGCAAAGAGTGGCTCCAGCACCGCAGGACGGGCCATCCAATCCTCGCGGGTTGCAACGGGCTCAATGACTGCAGCCAGTCCACGCACCTGCTCAACATAGGTCTTGAACATATCCTTGTCTACACGGGACCCGTTCATGGACACGCGCAAAAACAGGGCTTCCCAGTGGCGAGGGTCTGCATAGTACTCGGCGGGCAAGGAGACATGTGCCTCCACGTACAACCGAGGTGGATACGAATTCACAGCAAGAGCGATGTGCTGTCGCACAATGTCCAGAGTGTCGTCCTCAAAGAACGACACGGACCCCGCTCCTGCGATGGGAAGTGTCTTCATTATGATTGAAGTAGGTTTTTAGTGTGTTAAATTGGACTGTCGGTAATCTTCATACCGCAGTATGGTGTAGGAGAATGGGCGTAATTGACGGGCTTGTAGATTCCCAGCTTGACTCCGTCGTGGAGCACACGCTTGAAGTTGGCCCAGAACTCGGGTGTGTGACCAATCGTCTCGGTCATCAGATGGCTCATCTCGTGGAGTATCACGAACATAACCGTGTTCTCGTCGACCAAGGGATACTCGGGGGGTCTTGTCTTGTCGCGCAGGCAGACGACAATCTTCTGTCCCTTGTTCTCGGAGTATGAGGTGTCGGGGGAGTGCATGTCATTCTCCACAAAGACGTCGGGGTTGTAGTTCGCCAAGAAGCGCCCGACGGGTGGGTCAGCGGCGACAAGAGGGTCCGAGTAATATGTCCGCAGCTTCTCTACGTTCGTGTGGATGGTGACCATCAGTTTCAGAGCCTCCTCCTTGTGGGGGAGATTCTGCATCTCGTATGTTTTGCCGTCCGTGCCTTCCATGGCAACGGTGTTCTTAGGGTTTGTAAAGTAGGACATGGCAACCGCCGCCGCCGTCACTCCAATGGCAACGGGTAGCATTGTGTAGTGGTGGGAGATTACGCGCACAGGCCGTCCAGCGCGCGCGACGCACGGAAGGGGTCCGGGTCGATGGTCGAGTTGAGGAACGGGCCCACCTTGGACTGCGAGTTGGGCACCTCCGAGCGGATGTCGTAGGTCGGGTTCCGGTTGGTCTGGGCCACGCCGATGATGGAGACGTTGGTGTGGTAGCTCGACTGCAAAAAGTTCTGACCCTGCAGGTCATTGACGCCAGTCGGGTTCACGGCCGCCCACGAGGCGCCAATCTCACCCTTGGGGAGGAGCTCGTCGGACGCGAGCGTGCGCTGTGTGTACGTCTGCTGTCCCGAGGGGGTCGCGCCCTGCATGCCGCTCACCTGAACCGCATTGCCACCGAGGCTGCCCGTCTCGGCGGCGGGGACATACGGGCCGCCATCCGCCATCGGCGCAGACGCACCCTCGCCACCCAGCTCCTGGGGCGACATTGTCTGCATGCCGTCCAGAACGGCACCCTTGCCGCCGGCATACGATGTGAACAGTCCATAGACGACTACGATTCCTACAAGGATGGCACCCAGACGAAGGAGTTTCTGCTGCGAGAACTTCATCGTAGTTTATTATCACGCACAGACAAATTTCATGCGGAAGCTGCTTGACCCTCTGTTAAAAGATGTGCTGGAGCAGTTCCAGTCGGCGGCCGTACAAGAGCCCCTTGAGGAGTTTGTTCTGAAGCCTCTGCTGCAGCGCATCCTAAACCTTCTGTACCCCTACATTTTTGGGGTCATGCTCCTGTGGATCATGATGTTCCTGAGTCTCGCGCTCATCCTCCTCATTCTGCTTCGGGGTAGTGTCTTGGACCTCAGGAAACAGTAGGCCGACCAGACGCTCGCGCCGGAGACCCCAGAAACCACGCAGGTTGCGCTTCTTGGCCTCATCGCGGAGCTCGTGGATGGTCATCTTCTCAATACGATACGAGGCGGGGAGTTCAGCAAGAGTCAGGAGCTGGATGAGCTCGGCACGCTTGAGGATGTAGTACTGCTTGATGTGACGAGCGCGAGCAATCTGCTTAAGTTCGGGGAGAGAGAGACGGTCCATGGTGGTAGAGTCCGTTAGCCTCACGCCGCGGAATCCGTTTTTTCGCCGCCTCCTAGTAATGAAGCGAACACCCGTGGTCCTTGCCTTCTTTGTTGCTTCGCTGCTCGTCGGAATTTACGTCGCCTTTCAGGTGCAGACGACAGAGACCTTCACAATTGCGCAGGAGATTGGAGAGCCTGTGCGCTCCGAGGTCATGCCTGTGGTGACGGGCGACTCGGGTCCGAAGGAGTTGAAGGAGTCCCCGTACGAGGTCACGGAGGACGCCAAGCTGTTTGCATTTGACGACAATCGCAAGTCGGCTGACTGCTGCCCGAGTCCCTTTGTGTCCGACATGGGTTGCATCTGCCTCACCGACACCCAGAAGGCGCAGTTCGCGTCTAGGGGCGGCAATGGAAAAGTCTGAGTAAGTTACAATGGAGCACCTCCGCGCGCTAATCAACCACCTGAAGGACAAGTCCCCGACTCTGACCTTCCCAAGGCCGTCCGAAGAGCTGTATCAGCAAGTCCAGACTGCTCTCCTGCCCCATGCCATGAAAGTGGTGCAGAAGGACAATACCCTCTTTCGCGGTGAAGCCGCCGTTCAGTTCCTTGAGGGCGTAGACATTCGTCGGGGGTGGTCTGGAGACGACGATGCGTGGAAGAAGCTGCACATGGTCATGATTTATTCCTTCCTTCAAGGCGACCCGAAGGAGAAGCTCAGCAAGATGATGGCGACCTTCAAGACGATGCTGCCCGGAGGCAACGCCCAGACGGACGAGATTCTGAAGTTGCTGGAGCAGGAGGACACCGAGGCATCTCTCCACGAAATCTTTGAGCTGCTCATCAACACTCGTCTGGCCACCGTCGTAGGCGACCTCGTGTCGTCCATGGACCTGGACGACCTCGGCATTGACTTTGAGAACCCCACGGAACTGCTGGAAGCCCTGCAGCACCCGGAACGGAGTTCGGTCATCCAGACCATCATGAAGCGCGCCCAGACCATTCTGGAGGAGCGCATCCGCACGGGCCGCATCAACCAGAAGGAGCTGATTCGGGAGCTGGAGACCCTGCGCGCCAAGTTCCAGTCCACGTTCGGCAAGTACTTCAATGACATGGTGGTTGGACAGCAGGGTAACACCACGGGCAATACGTCGGAGACTATCATGGGCAACTCCCCCGAGGCTCGTCGTGCTCGCATGGCGGCACGTCTTCAGAAGAAACTGCGCGAAAAAGGTCGCAAGTGAAGATAAGAGATGAGCGAACCATTCTGGATCGCAGACCCGTCTGTTCTGTTTCGGCAGGATACATGGCTTGCCTTTGTTCCCACGCCAAATATGACGGTGGACCAATCGCTGAATGCCGTGGTGCGATTCGTCACCTACCTGTCGGCCCTGCTGTTTCTATGCTCCATGGACTTCAGGTACATTCTGTATATCCCCGTGACGATGTTGATTACGGTGGCCCTGCACAAGTGGTTTCCAGTCGCCAAGGAAATGTTCCGCGGTTCGCCGTATGTGTCGTCCTACGTAGGGAAGGACACGACACAGCCGACCGTTGACAATCCATTCATGAATCCAACATTGGTGGACATTAACGAGAATCCGAACAAGCCGCCACCTGCAGACATCACGAGCCGTGAGGTACGTGACAAGGTGAATGCGTCCTTTGCCCAGACGTCTAACCTGTACATGGACACCAGCGACGTGTACGCCAACATGCGGTCAGAAATCAACTTCCATTCGGTGCCTATTGATGACCATGCGGGGTTACTGAAGTTCATGAAGGGTGGAAAGGAATCGGACAAGATTTTGAATGAAGGCTACGTTCCCGCCAAGGGTACACTGGTGACACCGAGCGACGCAGACCTCTATTCACAGCTCCACCCCGGAGAGACGAAGATGACACAAGCGGCGTGGAATGCCATGTGAGCTACACTTGCCGCCGCGTCTTGCGCGTGTCCGCCTTGCGCCTCCGCGTACCCCGCTCTCCCTTCAAACCCAGTTTCATCAAAATGTCGCGCCCCGTCTTCTGCGACCCAGGAAGCACGCGGTCGGGTCCGTGCGCAGGGCGGTACTTCATTGTCGGGAAACTGCTGACGCCCTCCTCGGGCGGCACGTCCTTTGACTCCACACGCACAATCTTCACCTTGCCCTTCACCTTCTTGGTCGCCGACTTCCACGCGGGCTCATTGTGGACACAGTGCGGGCAACCGTTCATGAAGAACAACACGAGAACAGGACGCTTACGGAGAGACCTCCGTGCATCCTCCATCTTGCCACCTCCTTCTTCTGCTTTCGGCGGTCCTCCAAAAGCGGGAGAGAACACACTCATTTATATCACCTACTAGAAAATGACGACCATCGGCTCTTCTGCACCTCCCCTCCGTCCGAACGGAGGCACGCCTGGTCTGTTGCCGCAGTACACCCAGTATGCTCAATCAACGGCAGCGTCCTTCAAGACCTTCACGCCTCGTGACCCCGCAACGCAAGCCAAATACGACGCCATGTCGTCGTCGTGGGAGGGCATAGACTCAACCAACACGGCTATTGCGCGTGGAGACTTCAAGCTAGATACCGTCCCGACCTCCACGTACACACCTCCAGGCAAGGAACCCCCGCCTCCATCCAGCGATTGGTTTTGTGTCGTTCAATAACAATGTGGTGGCTCCCCCTGTTGTTGCTGGTGGCCTTGTTGATGATGACGACAGCTGAGAAGTTTACCGAGCCGCAGGGAACCGCTGTGACGACCGTCGGGCAAGCACAGGGTCCTATGACTGGACCAGGTGCATTCGCCGTCGTGACCCGACCCGCCGCCAATTCGCTTTGGAACAGCAAGATTGCCGCCAACACTCCGTTCGGTACAGACCCTGCTGGGTACATCACCGCACTGGCTGCCTTCTACGACACAGTGTACGTCCCCGCCACAGAGCGCCCGAAGGAGGCTGCGGTGGATACCTTTGTCAAGACCCCGTTTCCGGGAACAGACCCAGCTGTATTGAAGACCATTATCATGGAGGCGTTTCACATTGATTCAGCAACGAGCAAGGGCGACGAAACACAGGCGTTCAAACCGTCCGCTGCACTACAGCCCAAGGACGGCGTAGACGAAGTCCGCACGCGCAAAGAAGACGAGTACGTACCCGCAGATACGACGGGGCCCTTCAATGAAACTCCAATGGGACCCTTGGCGCCAACTCCGCAGACGACTCCTTCAAGAGGTGAGCGTCGTAAGCGAGAATTGACACCCATTGAAAATATTTGAGTATTACAATGAAGAAGTTGGACGTGTTCTGCTGGGTAGTTATCGGGCTCCTGCTCGTCTTCTTGTGGCACTCGTCGTCCGTTGAGTTCTTCCAAGACACGAGTGGTATCAAGGGCCCTCCATACACTGCATCCGATGCGACCAAGATTGTCACTGCCATGCCCTCTACCATGAAGGCTGCGCTGAAGACAAGCACGGGTTCCGATGACCCTGTACGGCTAATTCAACCGATTACAGACATCATGTCTGATTTCCACGCAGTCTATGCAGCGGCGACCGTGCCCCTCACATCTGCAAATGTAGACACATTCTTGCAGACAAGGGCGATTCCATCTGGGTTGACCAAGGCAGATGTCAATACGCTGTTGGTTGCGTACTTTGTGACGCCGACACCTGGGTCCGCGAACGCACCACTAACTGCAGCACAGGTTACCGCGAATGCGCAGGCTGTTATTCGTGCTGCTGCAACGGCGGCCAACCAGTCTACATATGCCGGGATGTATATGGATGCCTCAGGCAGTGACGTCTCGGGCAACACAGCAGCAGGCAGTGACGTCTCGGGCAACACAGCAGCAGGCAGTGATGTCTCGGGCACCAGGCTCCTGCTATCGGGGTTGTCTGGGGGTGGCTTTGGAACTCCGTCTTCCAATGCTACAACTCCCTACAGCGGCATGCAGGTGGGCGGTCCAAGGTATGGAGGGCAGGGGTCGTATACGTCAGCCACAACGTCGGGAAATTGGAGTTCGGTGGGTAGCAACTATCCGACCATGTATGGTCCCAAATCAAACAATACCACTCTCCCCGATTCCAATGGCATGATTCTGCCGACGGCACAGCAGGTAGGTGCCGACGGGAATACGGTGTACATGCCCGGTTGTCGGGCACCCGGCCAGCTCGGCGCATTCACGCCCATGAAACCGGAGAAAACGGATGGCGACCCGTTAGGATTCCTACCAGATTATCGGGTCTTTATGAAGTAAGATGGCAACCACCTTTGGACTTCGCAATCAACGTGGCTCCTGCTGGGTCAACGCAACTCTGCAAGCAGTCTTCCGCCTTCCTGAAGTTCAAGACCGCTACGAGAACGACAAGGCCGACGAGAATAACCCCGTCGACCTTTCCCTTCAAGAAATCTGGTGCTCGCGCGGCGACGAGGGGCTCAAGGCCCTGTACGAGTGCGTCAAGACGGGACTCATGCCCGCGGGCGAGGGCATTGGCGACTCCCATGAGCTCTTGGAGTTCCTCTGTGACAAGCTGCCGTTCCTTGACAAGCTGTGCCGGTTCAAGATGTCCCACCAGGTCAAGTGCTCAAACTGCGAGTACTCGGACCTGCGGACAGAGTCGCTGATTGAGTTCTCAGTGACGCCAACGGCAAAGAAGCAGGGGCTGATTTCGTGCATCGGTCAGTCTGTGCAGCCCATCACCATTCCCGACTGGACATGTGAAAAGTGCAAGGGCAAGGGATGTACCAAGCAGCTGCTGATGGCTACGTTTCCTGACGTCTTTGTCTTCCACTGCACCACGCTGAACACGTCGGTGTCCTACTCTCCCCTTCTGAACATCAATGCGAACCGCTACGCCTTGTCCTCGGTTGTCTGCTTCAATGGCGGACACTGGTGGGCATATGGCCGGTCCCAGCCGCCTGGTTCAAACTGGGTAGAGTTTGACGACCAACGGGTTCAGGACCACGGACCGAACAACTTCCCGCTGTCGGACACCATGCGGCTGTTATTCTATTATCGCCTCAAGGAATAAGCAAGGGATGTCTACAAGCGGCGCCGCTGTGACAACGCCAACCACAACACTGAATGCAGATATTTCCGCTGGCGTCGGAATCGCGCTTTCGGTCACTATGATTTTAAGTTTCTTCATCTTCTTCGTCAGTGGTTCAGGATTGGCCGTGATTGTCTTTTGGCTGGTGTTGATACTGTGTGTGGTTATCTTGGTGACCTACGGATACTTGCCCTCCACCATGTTCGCCGTAAAGAAGGCGTCAACACCCCCTCCAGGGGCGGGTGCGGACAACTCGAGTGGATACGGGTTAGTGGGCATGGAGGTCTTCCACATTGACAACAGTACCTTCACCTACGACGAGGCGCCGGCTGGATGTGCAGCGTTTGGAGGCAGCCTTGCTACACTTGAACAGGTGAACGAGGCATACAATGACGGTGCGGAGTGGTGTGGATACGGCTGGTCTGCGGGTGGATTGGCCCTGTTTCCCACGCAGCGCGCAACATGGGAATCCCTGCAGCAGGAGGTTGACCCGGGGAAGCGCACGGCCTGCGGTCGCGTGGGTGTGAATGGCGGATACTTTGACCCTGGGTCCAAGTTCGGTCTCAACTGCTACGGATACAAACCTGCAGCCACGAAGAAAATGACGTTTCCCACACCCCCTCCAGGGTCCGATAGCACAGCCTTCCAAGCCGCTGTGGACAGGTTCCAAGGCATGCTGTCGTCATTCACAGTGTCCCCGTACTCCCGCCAGCAGTGGTCAGGATATGGAGCCATGGGTTCAAATGCGTCGGCGGCCGCGTCGTACGGCTCCCAGTTCAGTCAGAATCTCGGTGGTCTCGGTGGTAGTAGCCCGGTGACAGTGACCGAGTCGTTCACTGAGCCCATGCGTGTCGCCGAGTCAGATGCAAACATTCTAGACGCGAATCGGCCTGCTGGATACACGTACATCCACAACCCTGGCAACGTAGCCGCAGCGGGAGCCTCTGGGGGCACGGGGGGCACGGGGGGCGCTGGGGGCACGGGGGCCGCTGGACCAACTGGACCGGCTGGACATGACGGAGCTGCGGGCACGCCAGGCGGGGCAGGGGCATCAGGGGCAACTGGACCGACCGGTGCCTCTGGACCGACCGGTGCCTCTGGACCGACCGGTGCCTCTGGACCCAAGGGCGACGCAGGTCCCGGTGGACCTACTGGAGTCTTTGACAGCAGTAAATCCGTCAATTCATTGAAAATTGGTACTCATTGGGTTATTGAAGATGAAGGTGGTCCTCTTGTCTTTCGCGATACGAGCAAGCCAAACGATGATAATCGCTATGCAATGTTTCCTGCAAGGGGCAACGGCAAGAACCTCTAGGCAGGATTGAACCGTCCGAACAACTGAATCAACGATGGAACCTTTGAATCCGCATCATAGTAATCAAGACGCATAGGTTTCCCGTTGGATTCCGTCTTGACGCATAGATACGGCATCAAGGGTACATGGGTCATGCCGGATGGGCACTGCTTGTAGCAGAGACCATCTACCCGTTCTACGTGAACTGCACCTTCTACAAGTTTCTGCTCCTCGCACGAGCGCTCAGTGTCGTGGGCATTCGCGGGTTCCGAGCACTTTTTCTTCGTTCTCGGTTTCTTATCCGACGCGCTCTTCCAGCGCTTGTACCAGTCGTCAAACTGAGGCAACCCACCTGCGTCTTGAGGACCCGGACACACCCCGCCGTGGTCCAAGCGTCCAACAAGGCGTCCACCCGATGGAATCCATAACCAACCGTTTTCAAGACGCCAAGAGATGGGTTCGTGACATAGTAGTCCCCAATTCTCCCACCCATCGGGGCACGGTTCCAGTCCAACAGGTGTACCCACACCATTCTCTTGGGTGTCGGCCCAACAGACGTCACTCACGCGGTGCCTATTTGATGGGCAAGGCTTGTAGCACAATAGCCCGTGGAGCTCTGGATGTGTCGCGTCACACGTGTTGGGATATGTGTGCAAGATTGGAAATCCAAAGACATCAATTGGCGAAACCATGCCTCCGAAGAAGATGAGTATTATCAACACGATGACCCCTGCAATTGCAATGCTGATAGGTGGCACAATGACCGCAACGCCTGTTTGATAGCCAGCTAGCTTTGCCTCCTTGTACATGCCGTACCACGTCAGCAAGAACATGAAGACCAGCACAAAGGTCAAGACCACCCACGCAGTTTTTGACAAGGATTTCATCATGTCGTAGAGCGGGGCCACCACCTCGGGCATCCACAGGAACTCAGCTGCAGTCTCTTGAGCCTTCTCAATCACGCCTTTGGGCATGCCGTTATTTCTACGATAGAAAACAATGGACCCTTGCCTACCAATGCTGAAGCCGTTCACAAAGTCGGGGACACAGACTACAGGACTGGTGTCTCGCCCTACAGACCAGCAATCTACATTTCCGTTTGTTCCGCTGGTGTTCAAGCCGCAGGATGGAGCCGTGGCTCCGTTTGCCACTAATGTGCTCACACGTCAGCCCGAGACGCGAAGCACTTCGTAACACATTTTGTCTGGTCATACACAAATGGACGTGGTTCTGCTTATGGGCCTCGCTGCCCTCGGATATGCCATGGCGAACGAGGCAAACCCCCGAAAGAAGAAGCAGGTTGTCCAGGCCGCGGCGGGCAAGAACCCGATGGAGACCTTTCTGAATCCTGAACAGACAGGTGGTGTCATGCAGGTGATTGATGCCATGACAGGGCACAACAACATGGTGCCGTTCTTCGGGGCTAACATGACCCAATCCATGTACTCGGGCGCAACCGATGGAATTCTGGATACGTACACGGGTTCGGGCAAGCAGACCTTTCACCACAAGGAAGAGGCACCTGCGTTCTTCGTCCCCGAGAAGGGGACAGGAAACCCCTTCGGACAGCAGAGTGAGGTGGACTTTGAGCAGTCCCGCCAAGTCACATCTCTGCGTACGGCCAATGTGTTTCCCATTGACCGTGTTCAGGTGGGTCCCGGTGTGAATGACGGATACACGAACTTGCCGTCGGGTGGGTACCAGCAGGATGCGGCGCGCGAATACGCCCTGCCTCTGACAACGGATGAACTCCGCGTTGCCTCCAAGCCCAAGCTCACGTACAAGAGCGAGGCTGTGCCCGGTGCCTTCTTCGTCACGGAGATGGGTATCCAAGCACCCGTCAAGAAGAACAAGCCCGACCGCTTCGTGGTCTTGGAAGGCAAGGATGGTGCGATGGACCACTTGAACACCGCCGTGGGTCAGCAGGTGGGTGGAGCCATGTACCCCGAGCAGATGATGAAGGCACAGAGGCGCGAGACAACGTCCGAGGAGTTCATTGGTGGACCGCAGTCAGCCAACACCTACCAAACCTACATTCGGTCGTTCACAGAGCCGTTTCAGCAGTTCATGAAGTTGACCGTGGAAGGACGCCCGACACCTGGTGGACCCGTGGGCGGTATGGCATCTCTGCAGACGGGTCCTCAGGCGACGAACGTGGCGACTCACCGCGACGAGTCCATCTTTGCGGCTGCAACCCGCTTCGACACGCCACTGATGAACATTGGTGGACAGGCACCGACCTCGGCACTCCAGGGGTCCGTCAAGTACTACAACCCGCTGCAGGAGGACATTCTGGTGTCGCGCAACAGCCCCGAGATACAGACTGGCTTTACCAAGAATCCGTATACACAGAGCCTGTCGTCTACAGGTACGTAAATGGACTGCCTTCGGTATTCGGGCACCTCGTATGCAGTGTGCACCAAGGGACAGACACGCAGACAGGTTCACGATTTGGTCAGGCTTGCAGCAGTGTACCACAACCGCATCCACGTGTGTTCTTGTCTACCCGACCCGTGGGCACGCGCATCCCTGTCGTTTCTTGGGGCCGTTTGGACTCCTGCTACTCCACAATGCAACACCTTGCCTACCTCGGCGCCGTAGAGTCCAGCTTAATTGGGCGGCGCAACGAACTAGTCCAAACAACGGCGACACTCTTTAACGTCGCCTTGCTTGGTTTAGTGTTATCCACATTCGCATACTTTCTGTACGTCCAATACGAATCCAATAAGGACGTGGCTGAAGAAAAACGGATTCCGTTCAAGCCTACCACTTGGTATTCTGCAACCCGAAATGTTCGCGATGAAGAGTATGGACAAGGCGTCAGCCCTTCTGAAACTGAAGCTCGACTTGGTCTACCGGGACCTGGCTATTGAGGCGGCACAGACTAAGTTTGACGAACTGAATGTCGTGGCACCTGAGGCACCGGCTGCACCCGAAATCGCTGTAGTGGACGTGGTCAAGGCACCGCCAAAGAAGAAGGTCATCAAGGCACTGGTTCCTGCTGGAGTCGCTGGACCAGCCAAGCGCACCATGTCCGACGAAGCCAGGGCTGCGGCATCTGAACGCATGAAGAAGCGGTGGGCCGACAAGAACGCAGAGATAGCTGCGCATCGTGCTGCGATGGGACCTAAAGCAGTTCTTCCTGCTGATAAGTAATGGCACTCCAACCTGACCCAGGGTATTACCCTGCGCTCAGTAACGGGAATTTCCAGCTGTACCAGTATGAACCCTTTTTCTATCGGTTCTCCTACACACCGTCGTCTGCACCGCTATCAAACACGTCGGTGAACCTCTACAACTACTTGGTATCGGACTCATCGGGCGTTACGTTTAAAGGTCCGAGTGGCTACAACACCATCTCCTCTGCGACTGGAGAAACGCTGGTGTTAGTGGGTGCGGCTGGACTGGTGTACTCAAACACGGTGTTTGCAGGCAAGGGGCGATTCACCGACCTCTCGGGGAATCCATTGGTGTCCAACGTGGTGGTCTACGCCAATGAGCCGTTTGCGGGCATCTCGTTCAAGACGGTTGCGGCAATGAACCCGGCTACAGCCTTTGTCCAGCCTCCGCTTCCAGCGCAGCTGAAGTTTGTGGGCGTGACCTCCAACCTGTTCCAACTTCAAGGGCTTCCCGCTGCGTCGGGGGCAAACGTGTCCTACCTGTTCGTAGCCTCCAATGCAAACTCGCAGGTGGTGTCGTCTACCATCAACATTCAAATCAAGCCCGAACGTGTTCAGCTGTTTGGCGGGCCCGTTGTCCAGACACTCACGGTTGGAACTCCGATAACGCCAATTACATTCACTGCAACGGCGCCCGTGACCGCGTCCAATCTGATGTATTCCTTGCCGTCTCTTCCCAGCGGTCTTGGGTTCACAGTGTCGTACTCCTTTCCCCCCACAGACCCGTCGGGAACGGCTATTCTGACAGGGACGCCTACAATTGACTCGCCCATCGGCATGACGTCCAACCAGCTGCAGTATACTCTCGGTGTGCAGGCGACGAGCGTGTTCTCTGGTCGACTCTCCAACTCAACGACCTTGACATTCTCGTACACGCCAACGGTCATCTTTACACAGCCGACCAACAATGCGTATTTGCCCACGCTGACGGTGGGACTTCCCGTTCCCACAACCTCCGCATATCGCTTTAACGCCAAGACGGTGTTTGGTACGGGAACGAGCATTAGCTCTATTCGTGCGACGGGTCTGCCCGCCGGATTGTCCATATTCTCCTCGTCGGGGTCTGCGTACTTAACAGGAACTCCATCCGCTGCGAGTTCTGGGACGTACACGGTCACTGCAACGGACGTATCGGCAGGAATCACGGGCTCTATCCAAGTCGGAATCGTAGCCATTCAAGATGTGGTGACATTGTCGTCCTTTGCGGACGACCAGCTGACGTTCGTGATTGGACGCCCCCTGAGCAATGCGCTGCCCGGATACTATTCAAGCAACTTGAGCTTGACTGCCACATCAAGCACAGGACAAACACTGACGTTTGCGTATCCTCAGTTCAGTCAAGCGGGCATTACCGCGACCAGCAATGTCACCGGTGCGGGCACTGTACTCACATTCGGCGGGACACCCACGGTTCTTGTTCCACCAACGTTCGGGGCGGTAACGGCCCAAACCCCAACCGCGTCTACAGGCATACCCATCTTATTTTCCGTAGTTGACGATGTGTTTACGTGGAGTTATGTTACGGCAAAGTTTCAACAGAATCGGGTGAGTACGCCACTCCAGTTGAATGCCACGACATTGAGCGGTCGCGTAATCATTTCATACAGCACCTCGGGACTGCCCCAAGGTCTCACATGCAGTCGCAACGGGTTGATATCGGGAACCTGTCTGGGTGGAGGGAGTGGAGCCTTTACTGCAACAGCCTCCACGGGTGTTTCAACGCTCTCCCGTTTGTATCCGTATTCCGTAGACCCCGACACCTTGCTTATCACGACAGCCGCACCGTCCTATTCAGTGGCACCAAGTGGACCAGTTCCGCCAATACAGACCATTGCTACGTCTCACTCGGGTGTTCCTGTGACGTCGTATTCTCTGACACAGCCGTCGTACGGTCTGACGATTGGTGCCTCTACAGGAATCATTGGAGGCACGTTAAGCGCTCCCGCACAACTGATCAACATTGCACCTATTGTGGTGAATGCCCTTGTGGGCACCTTTCCCATGTCGTCAACCTTTACGCTGACGTCATCGACAGTCCCGGTGAATCAGCAGCTTGCGATAGGGAGCAACAGAATCACACCGCTGTATACCTATCTGTCCGTATCTCTCGTCTCGGGGGCGGGCGTGGGTACGCCCTTGACAGGAGGCACACATGCGAACCCGTATGGAGACACACCCACGACAGCGGCTAGCGACATTCAGTCAAGCGGCAACAACGTGGTTGCGTCCTTTTCGCAACTGGGAAGCAACGGGCAGACCATCTTTGGAAGCCTTGCGTATGGCGACGCAACTGCCCTACCCCTGAGTCTCTCAGCGGGGTTTCCAACACCAACGCCACCAAACGACAATTGGACGACCCATCGCAGTGCCTTTTCTGTCGCGTACTCTGGGTCTGGGTCCACATGGTATGCGCTGGGACAGGGGCAAAATGTTGACTTATCGCCCTCTGCCAGCAACGACTTTGGACAAGTGTATCTCCATGTGTCGTCCAACAATGGGGCAACTTGGACGCCTGGATATTACACGGCGCAAACGCCCGCGAACTGGGCCTTTGCAGTGACCGACACGCACCAGTTTCCTAACAATCCCTTCTTTCCAGCCACGCTTGATTCAAATTGGTACGACACTGGTGCTGTTGTTCTGCGCAGGTCGGGCAGCATCTATATGGCAGGAGGTGGGTCGCTTATCCGCACTTCGCCCTCTACCGGAACAACCACGCCCACCATGGTTCGTATCACAAGTATGACGGGGGGCACGTTGCCTCCGGGGGAGGAGCTTGCGACCGTTGTTCCTCTGTGGACGTACCCCACTGGATATTTCTTGGCAGAGACACGGGACTTTGCGTTAGATGGGTCTCCTTGGGTTGCGGCGGGGTCTGACTCAAACCACGTCTATGCACCCGCGTCGGGGAACCCATCTTCTGGCGGCGCGGGCGACACTATTTGTCCGACGCTGAAGTGGTCCTCGAATAGTGGGGCGACATGGAGTAACGCCACGTCGGGTGGATTCAACTATACAGCAGGTGTGGTCGTCTACGGCGGAGGGCGCTGGGTTGCTCTTGGACAAGACACAACGGGTGACATCTTAGACGGTGTCTACAGACTCAAGACGTCTACAAACGGAAAAGACTGGGGGTCAACTGTAAATCTTGGGTTGTCCAGAAAAGCCACAGTCTCCTACGCCAACTCGCAGTGGATTGTAGCGGATAGCAACGTGGTCTACATGAACAACTCAAATTTCTCCACGGGGTGGGCTTCGGTGACATCACCGGTGCAGGGTATCTCCCGGTTCTCGGGAACATTCAATGTGATAAATCCATTCGGGTCCAACTCCGTGTTAACATCGCCTCTGCAAGACACAACGATTCAACTGGCAACGCCTCAGTCACTGAATTACGCAGTAATGCAGTATCGGTACATTACACCCATCGTGCTGACACTGCTGGGTCAGTCAAACGCGTACTTCTTCGTGAACCTTGACACTGTTCCGTTGGGACTAACGTTTGATACGGTGGCTGCGACCTTCTCGGGTATGCCCGTGAATACGGGGAAAACAACTGTGCGGGTCTACGCAACGATTGGGGGGTCTAGCTACAACTACTTTGACTTTTTCTTTGAAGTCTACTCTCCTTACCCGCAGAAACGCCAAGATACAGCATCTGCCTTCACCGCGTACGTTCGTCAGGAAGCAATCATTGCAGGTGCCCAGTTCTCTCGCGATTCCACCGCACATCCGAGCCAAAATACGACAGTGGGTGCAGCCATGGGACCCATGTCCCCCGAAGTCGCAACGCCTCCGCTCCCCTGCTGTCTTCCGCCTCCATCAGTGAAAAATTGATTTGTTTGGTTTTGGAGTGTGACGGTCTTTAGACCTCGTCCACCGGCATCTCCATGGCGTCAAACTCCGCCAGTCCCAGCATGCCACGGAGGTCGTGCACGCCCTCAGATGTCTCCAAGTACACGCGCTTGGAATCCTCGCCAACCCAGTACTCCGTGCCCTTGTACATCACGAGCACGACGTTCTCGTTCACCTCAACCTCGGCGGGCTTGGGGGGCGCAGCCACCTTGATGGGTGCCGGGGGCGCCGGGGGCGCGGCTGCCGCGTTAGACGGCGAGGGACGCAGGTACTCCCGCATGTGCTCCTGCGGGGGGCGGGCGGCGTACTCCTTGGCGGGCATCCGGTTGACGGCCGCCAAGAAAGCCTCTGCGACATCCACGAGGGTGTCATCCGGCGTCTTGCCGTTGAACTCCTCATAAATCTGCTTGAACTTCTTCTGCTGTGTTGGGTTGAGTCCCACCAGGTTCAGGACGGGAACCTTGGTGGCAGGCTTGGGTGCGGGTGGCGCGGGCGCCGGTGGGGGTACGACAGGGGGCGCGACTGCGGCAACCGTGGGCATGACCACGCTCGGAATCGGGAACAGGGCGGCGAGGAGGCGGCGGCTTACCTCCTCTCCATTGACCTTGAATGCAGGTGCAGAGCGGCGGATGGCGATGTCGAGGGAGTGGGAGAGTGCGGAGTTCATCTTGGCAGGTGTGTAGAGGGCCCGAGACCCAGTGGGACCTGGTCCCAAAGAATCCGTTTTTAGCGCCACTGGACAATGAGCGTTGTTGACCCAGTCCTTCTATTAACAAGCCTTTCCTTCATATTCCCTGCGTTGGCAGCCTATCATCGTAAGAAATGGCCAGGACTTATCGTTGCGGCGGGTGTCGGCATCTGTTCGTTCATCTACCACATTGCGCATAATCCTCTGGCGTATTCGCTTGATGTTGCCTTCGTGCTTTCCTATCACTTTGTCGGGTTGACCTACGCCTATTTTCTGGGTCCCAATGCATTTATGCTAATTGGAATCCAGCTGGTGCTGGGGTACTACATCTATTCCTTGCCTGGGACCACAGAAGAGACACGGGACTCTCGCGACATTACCATTCACGCATTCTATCATCTTCTGAGTGCGTTAGAAGGATACCTTATCATGGTGGAGGCGATTCGCGGATAACCAAAAATGGAAACGTGTGCCCAATGGACAAGGAGACTATCCGTTAAGATGCCCCGCAATACGACTGGAGGCTCTGGCCACCGCTCGCAACGCAACTCCGAGTCCAACAAGACCAAGACCAACAATAAGTTCAACGATGCGCTGCTCGACGATATTCTGCAAGAGGCGGGGACGGATGGAGTGTTTGTCGCCCGGGTGATGCGGCGACTGGGCTCAGGCATGATGGAGTGCTTCTTCGTACAAGAGGAGGAGGTTGAGCACAAGAAGCGCATGGTGGACAAGCTGGTCCACGCACCCCTGCGCGGCGGCTTACGCGGCCGCGGCAAGAAGGACGTGTGGATTGATGTGGGTAGCGTCGTTCTACTCGCCAACACGGGACTGGGTGGCACGCCGTGGAAGATTATGTCAGTCTTCAACGACAAGCAGATTGCCCGCTACCAAGAAATCATGCCCGCCGCCGATAAGCGCATCTTTGCTCGGGCGGCTACGGATGCCCCTACAGAGGATGGTGGCATTGAGTTCATTGCAGAGGAGGAAGTCAATGTAGATGATATCTAAGCGTGGAACAATGCAGGTCGGCAGCCTAGTCGGCACACTCCTTTTAACATTTGTATTATGGATTGGCTATCAATCCACACTTCCCGAACACTCAAAACCAGGACCCTCATTGCCCGTGCCCATTTCCGTAGGCAAGGAACGGTTCACAGGCCGAACTCGCGATGCATCGTCCTACACACAGACTCTCCGTCGCAAGGCGGTTGTGAGCGGGTCGTATGGAAACCCGTGTCATGTGTTGCGCGAGACGAACCACACGTCCGGGTTCACGAATGGAGTTTTGGAGTTGTACTCTATCTCTGGTCTGTGCGAAGCGGCATGCCAAGTTGCGGCTGGACAAGTGTGCGATGTGTACGATGGTATGTTCTCAGGAAACGAAGAAGCCCTTGTTTTGGATGGTGGGACATCTGCAGACCAGTACGACGGTGGCACTGCGTTCGTGGACCACCCGAATGTACTGGATGGCGGTGGTGACTTCGTCATGGACGGCGGGGGTGCGTATTTTACGCTGCTCAATTACATTCTTCTGAACGGTGGAAACGCTGAGACAATTGTATGCCAACCTAGTAATAATGCCCGTCAACCCTGTAAAGTTTGAGCTACGTCGAGATACGTATGCCAATTGGACAGGGGTCGGCAACGTGCTCGTTCTTTTAGCAGGTGAGCCATCCGTTGTCTTGGACGGCATCTATGCGAGTCAGATGAAGATTGGCGACGGCTCTACGGTGTGGAATAACCTACCTTTCGTCGGAGTTGGTGGCGGCGGCGGTGGTGCTGGGTCCACGGGAGCCACGGGACCAATGATGGTAAGCCCAACGATGACGCTTGCAAAGGTGACGATTCCGCCGACTACTTTGACCTCGACAGTCACGGTGCTTATTCCCTACTTGGCTGCAGACAGTACAAACACGTCTGCTGTAGGAATACCGAACTTTGAGTTGTCGACTGCTGTCCCGCCGCAGCCTAATTCAGATGTATTCTACAACAGCGGGTCTACGACACTGCCCTTGCTGGCGAACTGGTATGCAAATGTATCCGTCCCTGCCGCATCAACCTTGACGACCTACGCGACCATGTCTGGAACCTACACCCAAGGTGAAACTGCTATCCAGTATGCAACGGGTACAGCGTACATTGCATCGTCGGCCATCTTCTTGCTGCCTCCTGGTGGCTACATCGGGATTTCAATTCAATATGTCGGCAGTGGTGGCGCCGCAACACTCCTCGGCGCAGGAGTCACCTTTTCAAAGCTGAGCGGATACGATGGACCAACGGGCGCGGTGGGTCCATCTGGACCCAAAGGTGTAAGCGGTGACCGTGGACCTCAGGGATACCAAGGCATTCAAGGGTTCACAGGGTTTTCGGGCGCCACAGGATTCACGGGTGCAACTGGTCCCCAAGGGTACACAGGGGCAGGGACTACAGGATACACTGGATTCACGGGTGCAACTGGTCCCCAAGGGTACACAGGGGCAGGGACTACAGGATACACTGGATTCACGGGTGCAACGGGCGTTACGGGTCCTACAGGTTTGACAGGACCTACGGGTGCAATTGCAACGGGTCCAACGGGTCCAACGGGTCCAACGGGTCTCACGGGTTGGACAGGTCCAACAGGTCCAACAGGTGCCATTGCAACTGGACCGACAGGTCTCACGGGGTCCACTGGCTTCACGGGGTCCACCGGCTTCACGGGGTCCACCGGCTTCACGGGGTCTACGGGATTCACGGGGTCCACAGGATTCACAGGAGCCACTGGCTTCACGGGGTCCACCGGCTTCACGGGAGCCACGGGATTCACGGGGGCCACAGGATTCACGGGAGCCAATGGCTTCACGGGAGCCACGGGATTCACGGGGTCCACCGGATTCACGGGAGCCACGGGATTCACGGGGTCCACGGGATTCACAGGCGCCACGGGCTTCACGGGAGCCACCGGCTTCACGGGGTCCACCGGATTCACAGGCGCCACGGGGTTCACGGGAGCCACCGGCTTCACG